TTCACAATCCCTTTCTTCGGGATTAGATTCACATCATTAAAATCAAAATATTTATTCTTCACGTCTTGGGTTTGTTATTATTTATATCAAATATATATTGAAATGGATTATCCCAATAATGACACACATCTTCCATTGATATTTCGTATACTTCATATCTTTCAAATTGAAAGGTTAGAAAAAACTGTTTCTCGAAGAATTCTAAATTTTTTTTAAAATTAAATGTCCATAAAGTAGTAAAAATGATAGCTGCCATGTAGCTTAGTGCTCCAAAAAAAATCCAGAGTACTGTAAATAACACACCTATCAAGCGGACTAAGGGAATAAAGATTGCTCTCATATTATTTATTACTGGTTTATACCTAAAATAATATGGAAATTAAAAAAAGCAAGTTTAATGCTTGCTTTTTTTAATTAAATGTCATTAATTCTGATAAAAGATTATTTAATTGGTTAACAAACTGATCATCTGCTTTACCATCTACCATATATAGATCTCTATTTATCTCTATCATAATTGATTCTACTCTTTTATCATTTTGATACATTTGTGGAGTTATAGTTCCAGTATATGGACTATTATGTGTAACACTAAAATGATGATTTTTAAAAAAATTATAAATATAATCAAATAAATATTTTGGTGTATTAAAAGGATCTGTACCAATACAAATGTCGGCTCTATGGGGAATTTGATCTAAATCACGTTTGAAGGGTGTGGAGGTAAACGAATGGCAATCTATAATTCGAGCTACACCATATTCATTTATCTTTGAACCAACAAGTTCACTGAACTCATTGTGATATTTTTGATAATATTGGTTTTTAATTTTGGTAAATAATTTATTATCTATATCACGCATTTTTTGACCATCATCAGTATGAGTATAAATCATACCCATACCGAAATTTGCCATAGGTTCTTTATTAGAATCTGCAAATCGTTCGACATCACAAAAAACACGACTAAAACCACAAACTAATTTATCTATACCTTTTATATCAAATATTTTATCTGTAGCATGATCAGTTAATAATTGAATTTCATTTTTATATAAATCATTTATATAACCATCGGTAAACGGTATATGTGTTGAAGAATGAGGTATATGTAATATAAATGTATTCTTTATATCACCAGAAAAAAGACTAATATTATTATTCATAGTGTAAATATAAGAATTTATTTCTTAATTTACAAATTTTCTATAAATTACATCCTGTTTACCATAAGTATTTGCAAAAGTACCTTGAGGATCGTATTGAGGATCGTATTTATCTCTTTTATATTCTTGGAAACCTAAATTACCATATAAATTACTTAAAAACCCATCGAAATGATCCAAGTATTTTCCACCATTAGCAATAGCACTTTTCATTAAAATATCTCCAATACCTTTAACATCAGGTTCATTATTATGTACTGCAACAATTTCACAATAACCTTCATTTTCAAATTGTTTTAAAGCATATCCAATATTATATCCCTTTAATTTAAACAATTTCATTTTACTTAGATCTTGTACAGAATAATCTGTTAACATTTCTTTATGTTTACTTTTAGATAAAGATTGCTTAAACGATTCTGGATTTTGAGGATCTTCCCATGCATTATTAAATGTTATCATATTTCTAACGATTGTAGGTGTTTGATTGTTACCTACATATTCGTTTAAATCTGATTGAAATAATTCTATTAATCGTAAATGTTCATTAATATTTATTTCATACCTGTATTTCTTCTTTATTTTCCACTCAGTTTTAGTATCCTCAGCACTACAGTATATAAATGTATTACCTTCCATATAAATGGGATTGGTAAATTCTTTTATATACCTTTTACCACGTCCTTTTTTAACATATGCAATAGTCATATGAGGTTTATAGTCAGGAAATGTTAAAGTATGTGGTAATTCTTTACATTTTTCATGTAATTGTTTTAAATCATCACTTTCTATAGTAAATTTAACAACATCGTAGGCTTGGTCTGGTTTACCTTCAAAAATTTCTATACCAGTAAGTTTTACTTTAACATACTGGTTAATATTTTCGAATAAAGTTTTAACGTGATGACCTTCAACTTCAGCATTGAAACCATATAATATTGTAATGTGTGGATCACTTTCAAATCCAAATTCTTCACTTTCATTATCATATAGATCATCTGGTTCTATTATCTTTAATACATCTTTCCAATTCTTAATTTTTTTATCAAAATTAAGCATCAAAATACCAGCCGATTTTTTTCTATTTTCTCCACCTTCTTTAAGAAGATTATATTTTAAAATATTATTTAATTCCATTCTCTTTTCGCAACCATAAAAGTTAATTCCAAATTATATAATGTAGTAATAAAAATAGCTATCAATTCAAAAACATAAAGCCCAAAATAATATAAAATAATTAAATTTAAAAACATTATAATAATATAGATGTAATTTCTACTTCTAATAATGTTAAAAATTAATAAAATGAAAAATATCCCTGCTACAAGATTATGAAATTGAGGATACTGGATCACATCAAAGTAGACTACAATCCACAAAGTTATAGATGGGAGTACATAAGCTCTTCTTATTAACAAGGATAATCCAATAATTATAAGGGAGTAATTGAATATGTATGCAGTATTTGGATCTGAAACATATAAGGATAAACTATTTTTTAATCCTGCAATATAATATAATAATGCAGGAAAACATAATGCCGTGATACTACCAATTAAAGTTGCAATTATTTTAACTAAAAGAGGTATTTTATTCACTAACATACCTATAAATAGTGCACTGAAATATTATTTAATCTTGTTGAGGTGGGGTAAAAATAATGTTTGTTTCAAGTTTTTTATAGGCTGTAGATAACAAGAAAGAAGTACCTATTATAATATCTTGGGTTATCTGATATTGTTCGATTCTGCTAATGATTAACTCCGCTAAATCACGCATTAAAAATTGATATGCATGATCCACAGAAAATTGATCTTTAGGTTCATCATATGTATTGATACTTTCATATTTTAAATCAAACCATGTAACTAATTTATCATTACTATCATCAAAATGTAACTCTATTATGAATTGGTTATAGAAATTATCAGGAGAAACAATCTCATATATAAGCCATTTTCCACTAAATTTTAAATCAATATCCAAGAGATGGGTTAACTCATGTAGAATTAACCCTTTAGTCTCTTCGATTGAACGTGTTTTAGTTAGTGGCAATTTTCTTTTCTATAACTTCATCAATCATACCATACTCTTTAGCTTCACCTGAAGTCATCCAGTAATCACGATCTGAAGCTCTCTCAACCCAATCATATGTTTGACCTGAGTGTTCAGAAATGATCTCATAAAGTTCCTTCTTAAGTTTAAGCATCTCACGTAAATTAATCTCCATATCTGAAGCAACTCCCTGAGAACCACCTGATGGTTGATGAATCATAACTCTTGAATGTTTCAATGCACAACGTTTTCCTGCTGCTCCAGCACATAATAATACTGCACCCATAGAAGCTGCCATACCTGTACAAATAGTAGCTACATCAGGATTAATGTATTGCATAGTATCATAAATACCTAAACCAGCATATACTGAACCTCCGGGTGAATTAATATAAATTTGAATATCTCTATTATTATCAGCAGATTGTAAAAACAGTAACTGCGCTTGGATTATATTTGCAACCTCATCATTTACACCTGTACCTAAAAAGATAATGCGATCCATCATTAAACGAGAGAACACATCCATCTGAGCTACGTTTAACTGACGTTCTTCAACAATATAAGGTGTTAAGTTTTGTGGATTAAAAGCTTTTGTATACGCTTCCAATGTTGTTGTTGGGATTTTTTGATCAAGCTTGGCGAATTTCTGAAATTCTGTTTGGTAATTCATAATTTATATTAATTTATTTAACTTTTCTACAATATTAGATTTAGTAGTAGCACCTACTATTTTATCAACAACTTCTCCATCCTTAATGAATAACATTACTGGAATATTCCTGATACTATATTTTGCTGCTGTTTCAGGATTTTCTTCTACATCTAATTTAACAACCACTGCTTTTTCTATGAAATCAGTATTTATCTGATCAATGATGGGTGATAACATTTTACATGGACCACACCAATTGGCTTTAAATGTTACTAATGAGGGCAAACTTGATTGTATTACCACTTCTTCAAAATTACTATCGTTTATTTCTATCATATTTATTTACTTATTATTTTTAATATATTTTCTAAAACAAGTTCATCTTTACTTGTTTTTGTTTCTTTGATCATTGTTAATATTTGATCATACTCTTCAACTGTTAGAGTAGCTTTAAGTGTTGTACCAAAACTTAAATTAATTCTAACCAATTCTTCCTTCGAACTGTAAATAATAACAGGAGTGAAAGTAGGTTTAATTTTACCAAAGAGTGGTTGAAATCTACTTACTGCTTTGTTCAATAATTCTTCATCTACAACCTGATAAAGGTTTGTAATACCAAATGGATGGAATTCATTATTTTCATCGAATACATGGTAATTATTTACTTTTGATAATCCAATTTGATTTTTGATTTTATACTCAATAAATTCTTGAAATTGACTACTTAGTTTAACAGCTTTATCTATTAATTGATTTTTAATGTAATCCCGTTCTTTTTCAAGAATTAACTCCACTGATTCCGTACCGATCTCATACTTATATGATGTAGATCTAATCAAAGGATAATAAGTATCATAATCAAGATATTTCTTAATAATTTTCAATGGTTTTTTATCTGCATAAAAATTATTTTTATTTATCAACTTGATTTCAGTAGCTTTTAATAAACTAACTAGTTTATCTTTGTAATCTTGCATTATTTTTTGGGTTTAGTTATTTTAAAATCTATTTTATTATCTTTTACTATAGCTTTAATGATACTACCTTCTTTCACACCATTTAATATTAGTTCAGTCAATGAATCCTCAATTAAATTGGATATGGATCTTTCTATTACCCTTGCACCATACTTAGAATCTTGGTCTTTTATAAGAAAATCTTTAACATCATCATCAATAGAAAACTTATATCCTAATTCAGCAATTCTAATGGTCAAATCTACGATATATAAATCAATTATTTCATAAAAATGTTCTTTTTTAAGTTCATTAAAAACAACAATGTTATCAATTCTATTAAGAACTTCAGGTTTTAACATTTTTTCCAGTTCTTTTTTAAGAATATTTTCAACTTCAAGATCATCAATTACTGATTTAGCATATCCAATACCCGCACCAAAATCTTTTAATTTTTTAGTACCTATATTCGAAGTCATGACTATAATTGTATTTCTGAAATTAATTACCTTACCTTGAGCATCAGTTAATTGACCTTCATCTAATACCTGAAGAAATATATCCATAACATCAGGATGTGCCTTTTCAATCTCATCTAGTAATATAATTGAGTATGGTCTTTTACTGATCTTTTTGGTTAATTCACCACCTTCTTCATAACCTACATATCCCGGTGTTGCACCGATCAAACGTGATGATGAAAACTTATCAGTATATTCGTTCATATTAACCCGTATAAGCGATTGTTCTTCATCGAATAGGTATTTGGATAGCTCCTTAGCTAAAAGTGTCTTACCAACCCCTGAAGAGCCTAGAAACAGGAGACTACAAGGTTTATTATTCTTCCTGATACCTAATCTTGATTTCTTGATTGCTTTACTTACTAAATCAATTGCCTTGCTTTGACCAATTACGGCTTTATTTAAAATTTCAGGTAATTGAAGTAATCTTTTGTTTTCTTCTAAACCAATTTTAGATACAGGAATACCAGTCATTGATGAAACTACTGAAGCAACGTGCTCTTTTGTAACATCTACTACTTTTAGTTTCAAACTTTCCTTCCATTTTACACTTTCCTCTTCGATCATTTTCAAAAGACCTCGTTCCTCATCCCTTAATTTACCAGCATGTTCATATTTCTGACTTTTAACAGATAAATGTTTTTCTGTAACAACAGCTTTAAGTCTTTCTTCAAGATCTTTAATTAATTCCGATGGTTTTATGTTTTCTATATGGACTAATGAACCAGCTTCATCCATGATATCAATGGCTTTATCTGGAAATTGTTTATTACTTACATATCTATCAGCTAATTTAACTATATATCTCAACACTTCCTCACTATAAACAACAGAGTGATGTTCTTCACAGTATATTTTAGTATTTAATAAGATTTGGGTTGTTTCTTCCAAAGATGTTTCATTAATTAAGATCTTTTGAAATCTACGTTCCAATGCTCCATCTTTACCTATTGTTTTATCATATTCGTCAGAAGTTGTAGCACCTATTAATTGTAATTTACCACTTGCTAGAGCAGGCTTGATAATGTTAGCTACATCCAATGAACCTGATGCAGAACCACTACCAATTATAGTATGTATCTCATCTAAAAATAAAATGATGTTTGGATTTTTCTCTACCTCGACCATTACAGCCTTGATACGTTCTTCGAATTGACCTCTGTACTTTGTACCTGCAATTAATGCTGTTAAATCAATTTCAATTAAGATTTTGTTTTGTAATAATGGAGAAACTTCTTGGTTAGCTATTTTTTGAGCTAATCCAACTAACAATGCCGTTTTACCAACTCCGGGATCACCAGTAAGGATAACATTATTTTTCTTTCTTCTGGATAAGATTTGACCTAATCTTTTAATCTCTTCTTCACGTCCAATTACAATATCTGTTTTACCTTCTTTAGCTAATTGCGTGTAATCAGTTCCAAATTTCTCTAAAAGTGTTTGATTTCTTGTTTCTTTTTCTGACATATAAGTTAAATTCTATACCAACAAATATAGATTAACTTATTTTTTTGTCAAGTCCAGTTTGACTTTTTGTTTAGTTCGTCTGAAACTATTTTCTCAATAAACATTTCCTCATCTTCTGATAGAAGATCCTTATATAGGATTATGTAGTGATAAAAATTGTAAACTTCATTTTCTATGTCCTTTTCTAAAACAGAAAGTCCATTAAGGTGTAATTTTTCAACATAATCTAGGATCAGATTACCATATTCATTCTCTAATTTAGCAGTTTCAATAAACAACATGATTTTATCGCTAAAGTTTAATATGTCGTCTTTACCTAAATAAGTCATAGTAGTAATGTTTATTATAAATATGTACTAAAAGATTGAAATAAGCTTCTCTAGTAATGTTTTTTTAATATTTTTTTCTTCTACGGGTGGTGATAAAGGAGTTAACATTTCTTCTACAGGTGGTAATTTATCAACTATATTAACTTTATAAGCATCTACAGCTTGATTGGTTATTTCTTTGTCTCTTTGTAATACTTTTAATTCGTATTGTAAATTTCTCATTAGTATAACTCCTTATGTAATCTTCCAAATTTTCTCATGATAACGCCAGCTATAGCGTTAGCTTCATTTTCAATCGGTTGACCATCATTATCTAATGCAACCTGATCGGTTGAGATCTCATCCTTTAAATATTGTTTATAATGGACTAGCTCATGTGCTAGAGATCTCAGGCAATCTAATATTGCTCTATCTTTACAATATACTGCTGCTATTTGATTTTGTAAATCAAAATAAGCATAAGTTGTAAAGTGTTCCTTCTCAGAAGAGAAAGCTATTTTTAATTGATGAGTTTCTTTATCTATCTGAAGGTGATTCAAGCAGAAATCAATAAATTCCTTTAATAGACCTTTATCGAACTTAATATCTGTATCAATAAACATTTTATATTTAAAATCATGTTTATCAAGATACTTACCAACAAATTGTTCTATTATATTTATAGATTGTTTCATTATCTATAAATATCCTCATACCTCACTTCTTGTCTGTAATTCGTCAGTTAATTCATATAAATAATCAATCATCACACCAAAAGAATCATAATATCCTTGAATATATTCATCAGTAAACCTACCACCCTCTTGTGATTTCTCACAAATAAATTTTTGAAATAATCCTAATACTTCAATCATTTCATAATGACTGTCCAATAGAGTTTTTAACTTATCATCCATGTTTCTCTACTATGACCCTTAAATTCTCTTCAGTTAATACCTGTTGCATCACCATAATCTCATTTCGATCTATAGAAACTTGAATTATTTCACTCCCAAAAATATGAGTGAAATTAGTTAAATTTAATGCTAACTCATAATCCAAGGTAATTAACATTAACGATGAAACAACATGTTCAAATGTATTTAAAGTATCATCCTTTAATATTAAAGTATAATAACATACACCATCTGAAGTAGGAAACATAAATTTAGAATTCATCGTTAATGTTTATTTACAAGTTGTTTTTCATATTATCTAAAAGATCTGGTAGTGGTTTATACGCAATACCATTTCCGATATCCTCAAGAGGTTCATCAGGTTCTCTTTGATTAATGAACATTTCTTTAGGTGCGAAAGGAATACCATTATATGTTTGAGCTTGTGTGTCAGGATGTAAAGATGCTAATTTACTATCATCAAACTCATTATATTCAATACCATCAGGTGTGACAGGTCTAACTGGTCGTGAAGGTCTAATTGGAGCTTCTAAATTATTTGGTTGAGTTGATTGATATAATGGTGTAAACTCTATTGGTTTTTCTTCTTGTTTATTAATAACAGGAGTAATAAATGGTGGTAATTGGAATGGAACAATATTATTTAACTCTTCTTGTTCTTCTAAATCCAGTGCGGGTAAATCAATCTTCTCAATATCTTCTAGGGACATCTTAGATAATTCACGAATCTTCTGTTGAAGAAGTTTTTGTTTCTTCTCTTCCTTTTTGTTAAACGTAATCACTTCTTCAAAATCATCCAAAAATACATCAATAGGTTGATCAGTAGATTTCTTAGGATCTAATCCCATTGTTATTAAATAACTACTGTTATTTGGTGATGGTTGTATTTCTAATACTAACCCTTTTTCAACTAAACTTCTATACGACCATGTAATTGGTATCATTACATTTAATCTCACATAAAGATCTTTATGATCATACATGAATCCACGTAAAAAAGGTATTAACCTTTCTAATCTTTTATTTATTAACTGTTCCATTTTATTTTTTAAAATAACCAAAATAAATAGGTTATAAAATAATTTAAATTAATCCCAATATAGAAAATCTCTAATCTACTGAAATTTAATACTGTATCATTTTTCATTGCCTTAAAAATGATAAATGCATAGCGTATGAGGTTAAGAATCGTGAAAACGAATATAAACACCCAAATAATATATAAATTTGTTTCTATCATAACATTCTGTTTTTTAATGCACCTAGTAGATTCTCAGCCTTAGCATAAAAAGCGGTTTTAGTTGAGATATTGTATAACGTTATATCAACTAAATGATGATACTGAGCATATACAATTGCATGACTTGTTTCTGCATCTTCATCAAAAATACCACCGTTATCTAACGGTCTAATTACTTCAACTAGGTTAATCATAGGTCCAAATGAATCTTTCAAGGATTTAATAAACTTTAATTCAGGTATTCGCCTGATATCAGTAATCACTATTGGTTGACCATTCTTGAAATCATTCAACATATCGTTTTTTATTGCATCAATCCAATAAAAAGGATTATTAATACGTTTTTTTTCTCCATGATCTATAATCCCCGGTCTATGAAAATTTTTTCTTTCATTATACATTTCTTCAATAGGTAAATTATTTTCTTCCGCATATTGATTCTTTACTAAATCACCGAAAGCATATCTCTTAAACCCATTTTCTGTAAGTACTTCACCAACCACATCTTTACCTACACGGGACATCCCCATTATTCCTACTATTAAACTCATTCAGTTACTGTTAAATAATTATCTAATGTTACTAACGATTGATTAATCAGAGTTATTTCTTTAATTATTTCAATACAATTAAGGTGTCTACTATCTGATATTTCAGTATTTAATAACATTTCTAGTATTTGCTCCTTCTCAGTTTTATCATTTAATAACTTACTATAAATTAATTTTATTAATGCTGTAGATCTATCATTCATAATAACAAATATATTTTAGAAATCATTTTTTTCAAGTCTAATTCAATATTATTTTATATTCATTCAACATTGATTTAATTTCATTGATTTTATAAACAATGTCATGACTTTCAATTAATTTCGTTTTAGGGTTTATATAATATATCATTAATTTATTCACTTTTAAACCCTTTAATTCACATAAATAACCATATAACGATAATTGTAAAGTATAATGATTAAAATTACAATCATCCATATACCACAAACCATGAAGCATCTTGGTTCTCCAAGGATTTTTCTTTAATAATTTCTTATTGGTTTTAAAATCGTAGATGTTAATGTTTACTTTATCTAATTTCTCAATTAAATCCACAGTACCTGCAATCATAAGATCTAATGAATAAACCATGACCTCCGAAAATAACTTGCCTTCGAAATTAAATTTGGAAAACTGCTCTACAATTTTGGAATAATCTGAATCCCTTATTTCACCAGTATTTATAAAATATTCTAACTCTTCATGTACTGCTGTTCCATAAGTACAGGCTTCTTCATTAATTATTTTCCATTTTTCTTTAACCTCGTCAACTGTTAAACCATGCTTATCAGCATATTTAGCAGTAATCTCACCAGTAGCGTCAAACTCTGGTTTCCATAGGTGAATAAATTGGGTGCAGGATCGTAATGTTTCGTTTGTATCTCTAGTTGAATACCGATGTTCTATAGGATCAAATAATACTGGTTTTTCTTTTACTGGCATTCTTATTAAAATAGTACATTTCAGTAAAAAATCAAACCTTATAAATAGAAAAAAGCCAGATTTCTCTGGCTTTATACTAAGTCGGCTTGAAAGTTACTGTAAAAGACGCATACTTAGATTTTTTTCTTAAATAAAGAGTTATCTACTTTATTACCTTTAGTTGAAACTGCAACACTTGGTTTGTAACCGATAAGTTTTTTCATTCTCTCAGCATCTTCATCAATACGTTGTTTCTCTTCTTCTGTTATAAGTAAATCTTCAGTTTCCTTGTAAACACCTTCCTTAATAATAGGTTGAGGATCTTTTGCATACATAGGCGGCTCTTCTTCTTTTTTCTTTTTTTCAGCATTCTTTAAGATATTACCACCCACTTCACTTGGTAAAACGTTAGCCATTTCACCTGCTGGAGTTTTGTGACCAAACTGATCAGTAACTGCATCTGTTGAAAGATCTGGATTAATATTATTCTTAAATCTATCTTCAAAGGTTTTACCCGGTTCAATATCATATTCTAAATCTTCCATTCCTTTTTTAATCATATCAACTTCTGCTGTTTGTACAGAGTGATCAATTGGAATAGCGTTTTCTGAATCAACACCCTTTACTTCATTCTCACTTTTACCAACAAACTGACTTCCATCAGCTTTAGTAGCTTTGATAGTTTCATTCTTGGTTTTCACCATTTCTGCTTTTGTAATTTTAGCAGTTTCACCGTGAATTCTCTTTAAGTTTGCCATTGCTGGGCTAATAGTTAAAGCTTCTTCGTTTATTTTATTTTCCATATTTTCTTCTTCTTGTAATGAACCTATTCTACTTGCAACTTCTGGTGAATGAGTGTCATGTTCTACACTTGATTCATATCCCTTAATAGTATCAATAAGTGGTTCAAGCGTTGGGAACGTTTCAAATTCTTTATAACCCTTGTGTTTTACAGCATATAATTTTTGATCACCTTTTTGCATAGCACCAATAATATAATTAGAATTATTTATTTTCACATATGCATGGTATGCCCAATTAGGTGCTTGATGCATTTTAACATTTTCTTTACCAAATGCTTGAACTAACATAGGATAATCAGTTTCTATACTAACACTACTATCTAAATCAGTATAACTTGCATTTTCCTCATCTACTATATGTTCTGGTTCATGACCTAACGGTGCACTGAATTGACCTGAAGATGCTGAACCAGTAGTTTCCTGCATTGCTGGTTGCGGCTCTTCTGATGGTATAGCTGCTTTAAATGCTTCTAACGCTTTAGGATCTACTGGTGCATCAGGATTTTCAAAATCTCCATACTCAATTAATATACTTTTTAAAGTTTGTGATAATTCAGATTCCTTACCATATTCATTGGTTACCTTTTCAAACACATCATATAAATCACCAGTTGTAAAATGTTCTCCTTCTTGACCTTCAGGTGCTGGAACAGGAGCAGCATCAACTGTACCTCCTAATTCATCACCAATAGTTTCTTGTAATTCTGGAACTTCTTCCATACTTCTATAATTGTTATCCATGTTTTGTATTGTTTCTTGTGTTATTTCTTTATCATTATCCTGCATCTCAGCATCAATAGCAGATTGTCTTTTTGGTAATCCTTTAATTGTTCTTTTATAGTTCTTCATTAAATGTTTAATACGACCTACACAATCATAAACTGCCCATTCATTCCAAGCTCTGTTATTGCCCATTGGATATATTTCAGGAGTCTCAGCCTTTCCAAAACGATCTTGGCTATTAATAATTACTTTATTTTTAACTATATCAACATCATAAACAAATTCTTGTTGCCAAGTAGAACTATTATCATATACACCTACTGGATCTCCATCTTCATCAACACATTGAGAAATTAAATCATTTAACTGATTCACTATTCTTACTATTTGTTTAGGAACTTTTTGGAAATTTGCGGGATTTTGTAATGATTGTTCTAAATCCTCATCTACAACACTATCCATATTATTTGATATACTGTTTAATGCCATTTCCATATTTTCTGGAGATGTTTTATCCTTATATGAGTCAATAGTATCTACAACATCATGACCAAATCCTAAACCTTTATCTACATCATCAATAAATTCTTTATCACTTGATTTACCATCTAATGCTTTACTAATAGTAGATGAAATCATTTCTTGTACTTCACTATGTATATCTTCATATAACTTACCCTTAACAACAGTAAATGAATTTACACCTGAAGTATGTGTTTTATCATTAACTTTAACCACTGCACCACCTTTAAATGTTAATGGTGGATTCTTAGCATGTGAAGGATCTAAGAAATATTTAGAAGAGTATTGACCACCAACTGAACCAGTTGTAGTAGTTTCTTCTAAATGATTTTTAGTTAACATTGGTTCAATTTCATGATATAACTCACCACTTATATTATAAGTTTGACCATTATATGTTAATACTCTACCACCACCATTTAAGTGTTGTATACTTACTTCAGCAGGGTTAACATTACCAGATGCAAATAATTGTTTTACAGCTTCATCACCATCATTGTGGCGTTCACCAGTATCAAAAGTATCTGTACTATATGGCATGTCTCCAATTCCTTCAATAGCTAATGATGTACCTTGTTGAATAACTGGATGTTGTGGTGTTTCTTCCGCTATACCTTTTGTAATATCCGTAGAGTTAGGATCAGTTCCTCTCATATCTATTTTATTAAGGTTTTTATTATAAGTTACATTAGTTAATGGATCATGTAAAAAATATTCACCTGTTTGACCAGACTGTAATAAAATTATATGTTGATCTCTTTTAAAATGAGTATAAAAATGTTGTTTCAAATTAGGGTTAGCTAATATTGCCATTGCTTCATGGTGAGACTCAGGTCCTAAATCCTTTTGTATGAAATTAGATTCACTCTCCAAAATATTAGATGCTCTAACCTTAATTTTGTTAGCAAACACATCACCTTTCGAAGCTTGTGCTTTATCTAATATCCCTTTTTTACCTTCATCATCACATTTAGCATAATGATGTGCTAATGCTGTAATATCTCCTTTATCAATAAATCCATCAATATTGATACCTTTATCTATTAAATTATCTTCTTGAATTTTAATTAATTGAGTTTCTGTTATTTTTATCTTTGCCATTATTATATATAAATACTTTTTTAATTAGGTTTATTCACTAAACCAGCCTGCCAAAAATTCCTTTTCATCCAAAATTGTTTATATAATTGAACTAAACAATTACTGACTATCTCAGTAACTTTTTTTTCATTAGTTTTTCCACCTAATTCTTTTATTACAATATCTCTAATTTGTCTTTCGATATCAGGTTTCTTAAATTTGGTGTCAATCATTTTTTCAATCGCACTGATATCGGCTTTACTTAATTCTTCAGTTAATATAACGGTATTATCAAACGCTTCAGTTAAATTAACTTTGAATTCACCCATCTTCGATATGAACTTAATATATTTCATTTATTTATATTTAAAGTTTTTAAGAAATTCAGGTACATCAATTAGAGGTAAGAAAGATTTGATTTTACTATCATGCTTGATCTGCTCAATATTATCAAACTTGAACACTCCGACATGAAAATCCTTTGAGTATCTTTTAGATACTGATAGATATACTTTACCGTATTTATGTTCTAATTCGAAATAGTATTTTATGGTTGAGTTGACTAACACAGTAGGTGCATCAGCTATTAATTCCTTCGGGACACCCGCATCTTTAAATAATTGTTTTTGAAGGAATTCAATATCAATTATTTCAGACATATCGGACGGAACTGGTAAAGTTTCAATCTCAGGTATAACTGATTCTTCAATTATTTCTTCATTTTCAGATACTAATTCAGGATCTTCAGTATTTTTCTTTTTTGCCATGTTAAAATTTAATTAAAATACCAGTACTAACTTTCTTATCAGTACCGAAATCTGCTTGAAGCATTATTTTATTTTTGAAAGTAATTGCTCCATTAAGTGTTAGATTTTTATTTACACTAGTAAGTTTAGCTAAATCACTTCTTACTCCAAGACCACCGTAAAAATTGAAAGCTTTAACCTTATCTTCTTTAGTAATATATTCTTTAGGAGGTAATGAATTAACTGTTAATGAACTCACCTTAATAAATTCAGGTGCATCCAAATAAGTATTCCATAAACCATCTTCTTTTTGTGTTAATACAACGTTTAGTTTAATATTAGAAAATGACCATTTTTCAGATAATTTATTATTGTTGGTATTTAATTCACCATCATATTGTACAAATGAATTTTCCCTAGCAGGATAGAAAGAACTGAATTTATAAATAGAATCTTTTTTTGAAATTATATTAGTTTCCTGTTTAGGTTTGAAAGTAAAATCAATATTCGTATTCGATAAGATCCTTTCTTTATTATCTTTAATGTGATTATATATTTCAGGACTATTATCTTTAACTTGTTTATCAAGTTCTTTCTTAGTGGAATAATAATTAACCATCTTTCTATATTTTCCTTCTGAAATTTTCAATAATGTATCTCTGCTTATTAATTCCTTTTTTAAAATAATATTTTCACGATCTTTATATTCGATCTTCTTAGCCATATAAAAATAGACTGAGAATAAGAAGAAACAAAAGAAGCAAATCCAAAAAAATGATTTGTGTTTTGTAAATAACTCTTTTATTTTTTCCATAATTTATTGACTTAATTCATTCGCCCAATACTCAGCCCATACATCATAGTATGCTTTTAGCTTTTGTATTTTTTCTAAAGTTTCATTACTTAATTGTGTAGATTCGGTGCTGATATAACATCCTTTTGCGCTATCTAATGAAAAATTCCATGCAATGCGCTCACTGATAAACTGACCACCAAATTCTATGGTATCATCATAAATATTAAACTTACCAAATTCAACTGTGCCACCAACAGCTTCCCTAAATCTATTTTTCTCATCTTCAAGTTCCTCTGGTGTTAATGTTTTTACATTTAATCCTTCATTTATTTTAGATTGTTTTTTAGGAGAATTATTTTCTCTCATTTTTTCAATCATATTCTTCATGAAATCGTAATCGTTCTTATCTGATGCCATACTATTATTATTTATTATAAATATCTACAAATTAAAAAGGCATCAATTAATGATGCCCTTTTGTTGATTTAAATCAATTCAATTTCAATCATTTGAAAAATCTTGTAATCTTTTTTTCTGATTTTCTGTTAAAGATTTCCATCCATTTTTATTAACCAAATCAAGTAGATCATTTAAATCTAATTCCTGAGTTTCAAATGTCTCCTTATTAAGATTTTCTATTAAGAATAAATCTTCCATTTTATTAACATCAGGTTGTGTTGTTTTATCAAAATACATATCAAATGTATGCCCTCTTTCTGAAGTATTAAAAATTAAGAAAACATTCTTAGGGTGATCCTTTGATAATCCTGCTTTAATTTCCGAAAGAGTTTTAACACTAAAGAAATTTATAAAGCTTGTATCTAATATATTAAAAGTTTGATATAAAGGTGTTTCTTTGTATATGTGTTTCTCAATACTAGGTAATATAAAATCAATTTTCTTTGTAAAAAGAAGTACTGCGTATCTTTTAAGTTCCATTATTATTCTTGTTTTTAAGCAAAATACTCACCATATTTTTCATTAAAAAAATACTCTCCGTTCGCTAAAATATCAAGTGTATTTAATTGATATTTGTTAATGATCTTTTTAGATCTATTTTTTAATTTATCAAACCATTCATTAGGTGTTAATCTATAACCATATAATAATGCTTCTTCATTATAATTTTCTACATCACTTGTTAAATAACTAGGTATTAAATTTTTTAATACATCATATCTATTATTTAAATAATATTTCCAAATTTCAATAGATGATTGAGAAAGTTCATCATCGGATCGTATTTCTTTTGGAAAATTATTCATCATAACCACATCATGTATAATACCTCCAAATCCTTTTTCACTAGCAACATTGTAAATTACTACATAACCATCCTGTTCAACAACACTAGCATAAGAGATAATCGTTCTCTTTACATAATTGTACAGTACGTATCTCTCAGCTAGGTGTATAAATATAATGTGGCTTTTCATTTAGAATGTAGCCTTAGAAATACTATTTACTTTGGTAATAGTAACAATATTATCAGCCCACTCTTTTACTAATTCACTATGGGTGATCATGAAAACGTTATCAATCGTTGCACTTACCTTATCCATAAATATTTTTATGAGTTCAAAATTTTCCATATCAACTGTAGAAAATATTTCATCAATTAATAATAAAGATGGTTTAGGTAATGCATTAATTTTAGAATTAACAATTCTTATTGATAATGCTGCAATTGTTTTCTCATATCCTGATGCACTGATCAGGTATTGTTTAATTCCTGTTTCATTATCTACTAACCAAAATTCAACTTCATTATTCTTCATGTTTATTTCAATCTCAACAGTAAATTCTGCACTATCACGTAAGAACTTCGCTAATTCTAAATTCAATACCGGGATTGAATTACTCATAATAGTTTTAGATATACCATTCTTCCCAACCATATGGATATATGATAAGAATATTTTGGATATATGTTCTTCCTTTTTAATTGTTTCAATTAAAACCTTATTAGATTCAATTGTTACAGTACTTATTTGATTACTATTTTCTAATGAAGTAACTTCACGCTGTTTATTTCGTTCCCTCTGTTCTTCTTCTGTTATCTCAATAGTTTTATTACGAATTTTGATATCTAGTTCTTTATTTTGATCAATTTTTGTTAAATCCTTAATATAGTTCTTATGATTTTCTTCTTCTTTTACTAATTTAGCTTCCAAAGACTCTAATTCTACTTCAGATTTCTCTTTTTTAAGAATTATCATATCATTAGCAGAAATCTTATCCTTAACTTTTAACAAATCGTTCATTTTAGTATCAATTGTTTCAATTTCTGTAACAATAGTTTTAATATTTTCACGACATGTAAGAATTTTTGAATCTTCCAATCCAATATTTGTATTTAATTCTAATATTTTAGCATCAAATTCTACGATATTTGCATTTAATCTTTCAATAGATTCATTTATAACTTCTAACAGGGTTTTTTGTTCCATACCCTCAGAAGTTCTGGTTTTGATTTTTTCAGCATGATCTACTTCAGAAATCTTCTGTCCACATTCTGGACAATTAGTACCTGTTTTGAGTTGGATAACTACGTTTCTTAATCTAGTTAATTCACTTTCAACTACAAGTTTATTACCTTCGGTTTCTCTTAACTTACGATCTGTATTTCTTTTCTTCTGTTCCTCAGCACCAATAAGATCCCTTATATTATTTTTCTCAGCTTCAATTGCTGAAATATCTTTTTCAATATCACCAATTCGGGTTCTACAATTGTTTTTTAATACTGTCTGGTTATTATAAGTTTCCTGATCAAATACTTCTAAATCTGATTTATATTCATTTTTAATAGTTTCAATTTCAACCTTTTTAGCTTCAATCTCTCTTTTTAATTTTTCAATTTTATCTAAGAAATATTGTTCAGATAAATTAGATAAGTTGGGGTCAATATCATTATTATAATAAGTAAGGAAATCCTGTTTTTCTTTATTTAATTTTTCCTTATTGTTTTTTATAATTGAAAGATCAATATTTAATTGTTCAATTTCTTTAGTATTATTGTCGATGATTGCTATATGTTCATCAATAGAAACTTGAAGATCGGAAGATGAATATTTATCAATTTTAGATTTTAATTTCCATTCATTATAAAGTTTCTTCGCAATTTCTTCTTTCTTTTCATATATTTCTAACCCTAAAAATCTGGTTAAAAGCTGTCCTCTTTCCGTAGCCTTAGCTTTAATAATATCAAAAATATTATCACCAGTACATACAACAGTCATTAAAAATTCATTGTATGAACCAATGTTCTCACGTAACTTTTTATCAGTAGCTTTTCTATCCTCTTCCTTATCTGGTTCTTCATACACGCCCTCATTATTTTTGGTCATGAATTTCAAACTAGTGGCTGTAGTATAACTTGTTCTATCTTTTTTCCATTTACGTCTTACTTCTCGTTCAACTTTATAATCCACCCCATCAATTACTATTTCAACTTCAATTAATGCAAATTCAGCATTATTATATTTATTGATTACCTCGTCAGCAGTCTTAGCTTTAGTTGTTGTATTAAACAAAGCAAATATTAAAGCTTCCAGTATAGTAGTTTTACCACTATAATTTCTACCTTGAATAAGTGTTAACCCTTTTAATTTTTCAAAATCAAACTCAGTGCGCTCTCCGTATGATAAGAAATTTTCAATAACAATCTTCTTAACTTTCCATTTATTATCCTTAGTTTCATTAAAATCAACAAGATTTGATTCTACACGCCTATTTAATTTTTTGATATCCTCTATTGAGATATCAATTTTATTATCCTTCAACCATGATAGGATAATTTTTTCTTGTACTTCAGGAGTATTAATATTTTCAACATCTCCTGTTTCCAAATTCGAAACACCTATATTAAGTTTATTAGTAGGTTGAAACTCTACACGTACCGTACTAGCATTATATTTATTTTTAATAAATTTTATTATTTCCTTCTCTTTTTCTTTAGAGTAGTTTTCAAATTTATCAGACCATTGTATACGTACACTGGATTTTTCGTTTATTTGCTTACTTTTCATTTTTTATAATTCAGTGTGTTTATCGAAATCAGTTAATTTTAATGTATGATAATTATATTCATTATCAATTTCTACTAATTTTAAATTCCATCTATTATCATTATCAAGAGTTAATAAATTATAACCGTGATTATCTAAACTTTCACCGAAATGTTGTTGATTTAAACTACCACACATTAATCCCCAACGCTCACCGTCATGACTTTGATATTTAAAAGTTTGATGTTTATGAATATCACCTGCTATAAATAAATGTGTGTGATAGAAATCAGCAGGATTGACATCTCCCTCAGTAAATGTAAAACCTACATCAGTCGTAGAACCCACTATAACACCATGATATAAACCGATGTAGTGTTTGTTACCTTGTGGATCATTCAATGCCTTAAAAGAGCTTATATCGGGTGTCTGTTGATTCTCTAAGCAGGACCATACACACCAAACTAGATCGTTATCCCATTTATCTTCAAAACAACCGCTTTGCTTATAATAAACAATATTATCATTATTCATTATTTCGATAATGGGTGTAATGGAATCTACACGCTGGCTGTTTAAAACAGTATCATGATTACCGGGAATTATTACAATTTTAGAATATTTAGCAATTGCATTTAAAAGCTTTGCTATAATAAGAGATGATTCATTACTAATAGTTAACTTAGAATGAAAAATATCACCAGCTATAACTACCCGATCTGGACGTTCATCTTTAATTTCATTAATCAGATTTCTAAAGACAATCTTATATTCTTCATGTCTTTTTAAAGGTCTCAGGTGTAAATCTGAGAAAGCAATTATTGTTTTAATCATATTTATTGTTTTGACTAAAATAATATACTTTTAAAAAAAATCAAGCCCCAATGAACTTAATCACTGGAGCTTAACAATTATCAAGAAACTGATAATTAATCTAATTGTGTGCCACAAGAAGTACAGAACTTCCAAGTAGCTTTAACTGTTTTTCCGCAACCTCCACAATATCTTTTAAGATCTTTAACTTCCACCTGAGATACTGGTAATATTTTATATTCAACAATATGAAATGCTGTAGTACAAAAATCTTTATTTACAGTAGTGAAGGTTTGTTTTGATTTTTCACCTTTTTCTACTCTTCCAGTTTCAATTGGTTTAGACATACTTCTTAATACCGATTTTTTCAAAGGTTCATTTGAATTAGATCTTGACATTGAATATTCTGCACCAAATCCTAAGCTATCCATAGTCACAGTACCTGAAGAATTAGAAACATTAAAGGTAGAAGTAGTAAAAGATGGATAAATAATTGGATTACCAGTAGTTGGAGTATTTAATATTCCATTGTAATAATTAGTTGTAATAGTACCGATACTCCAATCAATAGGAATATATTCATTATAAAATGATACAGTAACTGCACCGTTATCCGAAATTGCCTGCTTTACTTCTGCATTAGTACCTGAAACTTCGTAGGTTGAGAACTTGAATTTTTTAGCTTCATTAATGAAACGATCTAAAAATACTCGTTGACCGGGGTTTAAAATTAAACCAGTGTTTGAAATTAATTTACCATCTAAGGAAATCTTGGCTAATACTACATTCTTCGTTGGATTAAATAATTCGAATTCAAAATTATCCCCATCTTTAAGGTAAACGTTTTTAGGATTTGAATTGTGTAATTTTAATCTACTTTTGTTAGTAGTAATGTGTGCGGTAGGTACTTGTGAAGCAAGAGCCTGTTTGTAATCATTTCTTGTATTGATATACATGATTTTATATGTAAGCCTTTCATTACAGCTAATTGACTAAATTTTTTGTAACTCTATACAGAATTACTCAAAAGGTGACGTGACCTCAAACCCAATCAAATACTTACACATATAAATATACTATAAATATTTTTTTTGTCAACTCTAATTTATTTCCATAAGGAAAGAGGTAAATAACAATTATCTACTTGATAAAAAATAATATCACTTTCTATATTATGAAACTCATTACTTATATGTGTAGCATATCTGTAATTCATTATTTTTACATCATCAATAGAATTATTGATATCTTTTTCAAAGTTTATAATAATTCTATTATTATTTAATCCTTCGTTAGTAAGCCTTATAGTATTATCCAAGGAAGAATATAATAAGTTATTCCATATAATTTCTACATGAGTAATTATTTCCATTTGTCTAAAAATATTAGTTACATGAATTAATTCTCCAATAAAATCAGTAAAAATAGCTTCGTTTTCAACAATTATTTCCATTATATTAAATTATATAGTATTTTATCTTCAAGTTCTAATTCACGCATTTTTTTAATACATTTAAGAACACCTCTTTCACCATAATCTTCTCTTATTTTAGCAATATCTTTATTCATTGGTAAATCAATCACTCGTACCCTTCCATTTAATTCTAACGTACTATTCAACTGCTGGTAGATTTTATAAGCATTTTGTGTTGCATCAGGATCTAAACAAATTACCACATATGCATTACATTTCTTTAATAATTCATAGTATAATCTTGGAGATAATTCTTTACCTAGAAGCGGAATTGTGTTTTCTATTCCTAACCCGATCATATCAAACATACCTTCAACTAAGTATATTGTAGAATCCCAATTCAAGTTTAATTCATTTACAATAATTTCATTTTTTTCAACTATAGGATTATCGTATTTTTGTTTATGACCAAAATAGGTTCTGGCAACAAAGAAGTTTAAATTTCCTTTTTTATCATATGATGGTATTATTATTCTTCCATCATACTTACCACCATTACAGAAACCAATATCATATTTCTCAATTAGTTCATCATTTATACCTCGACCTCTTAAATAATTATATGCTTGAAGAAATTCATTATTTCTTTTCGCAGTGGACATCCTAATATATTCATTGGGTAATTTAATTACAGGAACGTAATTTAAATTAAATCCTTTTTTGGTACTGTAAACGTGATCTTCAGTAACTTCATCATATAATTTAAGATCTCTATTACTCCCTTGACTTTTAATCAACTTTCGTAATGATCCTTTAAACCCATCAGGATGATCCCCACAACTCCAACATTTATGTACAAGTTTGTTATAATTAATTTCTAAATTACCTTTACCTTGACCATGATCACAATTTGGACAATCATAGGCTATTTGGGAACGCCCTCTAGTATGCTTCTTGGGGGTATTACCAAATACATTGTAAATAATATTTAAAACTTGATTATTAGTAGACATAAAAAAACCTATACTCGTTGGGGAACAAATATAGGTTAGATTAATAAAAAATCAAGTTATAGTAATCTTAGTCTATGTCATCATCTTCATCATCTAAATCCATGAACTCAAGAGTACAATCAATATTAGTATATTTCATTAATTCAGTTTCCAATCTATTAACTAAAACCATTAACCTCATTAAACCTCCTTCATTAATTTGTTCCATATAACCACCAGAAACTAAATCAGCGTATGCCATATCATTTTCTTCTTCAGTTACACTTTTACAATAGATACAATTAGGATTATCACAACTTAAATCTTCAAATTCAAGTTCATCACTCATCATATCTTTGAATAACTTATTCAATTTATCATGACCTTTTACATCCATATCCTCTTCCATCATTTTTACATATACTTCAGTAATCATATCTTCTGATGGTGTATCAGACATAATTAACTTATTTTTAACTCTATCTAAAAATATTGCTAATAACCTATGATCTTTATCTAAATGATTTTTATAAAAATTCAATTTACCAATGACTTTATTATTATGAACTACCTTTTCTTTCGCTTCCTTTAAAAATTTCTTTTCTAAATTTAAAAGAACTTTTAATTCAGTTTTATCTTCTTCGTTATTTTCCAAGTCCTGACTACTCAAGAAAATAATCCTATCACTAATCACCTTGTACTTCTCTTCCTTCAGGTAATTATACCACACATCTAAACTAGCTTCATTTAGTTTCATATTAAGTACTTATATAATTGTTTTTTAGTAGTCCTGCCTTAGCAACTACATATGAATCCGACATATCATAATTTTCTTCCTTAAATAAGAAATTCTTAGACCACTCCCAAATAATTTGAGGTTCTGAATAACTAACTTTGTTGAATACTAGTTTTTTCTTGTCAGCATCTTTTGGAAAAGATAAAATATACTTTACCTCCCCTTTTACTTTTCTTTTCTGAACATACTCAGGAAAGAAGAAAGATCTTGCTTCATGTACTGAGATATGTTCAGGTTCAACATTATATAGCTCGTATAATTTGTTTGATATCATACCATTAAAAATGGCTAATACTATTACAGTATTTATATTCGGTCCATTTTTCAATGGTTCTTCAATAAAAATATGTTTAACATTATAAATACTATATTTCTTCATGTAATCCTTAAAGTGATCCATCTTTTTATAGTATGTTACGTTACCATTCTTTTTTGATTTCTTCGGCATACTGATAAATGAAATATCTAACAATTTACCGCTCATATTCATTACGGTTACACCAATTGTTTTTGAACTTATATCGAATCCTAAAATACAGTCTTGTTTGATCATTATTTAAACTCTAATCGTAATATCGAATGATAGTACACTCGATTTAGTCTTAGCAAGTGGCTTATTGCTCTTTGCTATAGCGATCAGTTCAAATTTGTCATTATATAATCCTATCTCAGTAATTGCTACAGGACTGTTTTCAATATTATCAACACCATACGCTTCAAGGAAAGTAGGGTTGTTTGATTTATAAAACTCATTTGGTAAAGCAATACATACAGCATGTTGTATAAATTCTGTATTGAATGATGTAAATGTTAATGTTGATCCTGAATCAAAATATATGTTTGTGAATTTATCATCACCAGCATATGAAGATCCGTTAAGTTCTGCATTAGTATAATCAAAATCATTTACAATACTTGGGTGTGTAATTACTATGAATCCTTTATCCAGATAAGCTATACCAACAGGTATGTCCACAATTCCATCAGCACTACTATAATTAGCAGCAAATTTAGATCCAATAACACCTGTAGGTAAATTAGTTTGTGATGTAAAGTATTTATTTGTACTTGCCCAAGTGTAGCCTGAATTATTTGAAGGTTTTTGAATACTATCACAGAACATATAAGCTACGTTTGAAGAATAACCAGTAATTGGGTTTGTCAATCCAGCTTGTCCCGGTAATTCAATTGTATTATATGATTGTCCAAATTCTTTACTTTGTTGGTTAGGATCACTATAAATAGCATGTCCTGAAGTATCTAAAATTGAATTTCTAAAAAAAGTAGAATATAAAGTCATAGTTCTACCACTAGTTAAAGGTACAATAAGTTTTATACTTTTACCATCTACCATTTCACCATAAGTGTTCTTTGGTATTTCTGCAACAATAACACTATCCCTATTTAAATATTGGAATGCTGTAGTTGAATAATCGCCTATAGTAAATTTCTGCTTCTGACCTACCGTGATTGGTAAATTAAAAGAAGAATATAAATTACCGAAAAACCTATTAGATAAGTCAGTTCTTTCAACTTTAGTAAACTTCAGATTACTTCCATTTAATATTGTTTGTGATAATGGTATTAATTTCTTTTCAAAAACACCAGAACCAGAATCTATTTGTTTGTATATTTCCATTTTTTTTTAACTTGTTAATTTATTCCCTATTAATTTTAAAGTATCTCTACTTAAACCATAATAATTAATAGATTTATTTTTCATTGTTGCAATATTTAAAGGATTAGTGTAAATCGAAGAAACGGTTGAGTCAGTTTCTAATGAAATTGATAATTGGTAATTATATAATTCCATTGTGAAGTTACCATTCTTAGTTCCACCATAATTTACAAGTCCATAAAGTTCTACATATCCACCAACTGGTATATAAAATGACCCACTATAATTAAATAGTAAATTATCTAAAACTGAATCAAAATCATATCCATTTTCAGTTAATTGATTTCCACTTAATAATCCTCCTGTATCTCCAAGAATTGTTAATTGTGTATTTGGTCCAACAAACCCCAAAGTATCGCTATAATCTTTTGTAGACATTGGAAATAATGGAATCAATGTACCATTTACATTCAAATAGAATTCCATAAAAGCTTTAAAGCTTTTAAGACTGGTCATTGATAATTTCATATTACCACTATACTTAATAGTATAATTCCCTGATTCCTGTACGTTTAATATTCTTCCTTGCTGTGAACTGGTAATTTCTAATGCATTGAATTTAACACCTGATATCTGATCTATAATTGGATTTTGATTATCCAAAGTTATCCAGTATTTTGTACCAGTTACCGATCCACCTGTATTGTAATGATTACCTGAGATAGGAACAAGTGATTTACTTACTGTTTCACTCTCTACTTGATCAACTTGATATAATTTGTTTGATGCTATAGAACCATTAGGTGAAGATAAGTCCAATCCAATTCCCGGATTATAAAATTTTTTATATCCATCCAATGAGATATATTTAGCAACGCTATCATCACTTAATCTAAAATTTTCTTTATATATTAAGCTATCGTTCTTAGGTATCAAACCTGATTTTTTTATTTCTCCCATTTTATAATGAATTTCTTATATGTAGATAAATTATCTCAGTTGACTTCGGTATACCCAAATAGTTCTGACTTTGATAACTATTTATTGAATATCCTTGATAGTAAGGAAATGAAGTAACGTCTGCAAAACAACTTGTTGTTGTGGCAGTCAATTCAATTGTTAAAGTATTAGAATCATTTTCAACTTCAAAATAATGAGTTGATTCACCGAAATCATTACTTGTCGTTAATGCAGTATTTGATGTAGTTGTATCCCTTACTCTTATTTGAACCGTATTACTATTAAACTCATCCATTATACTTAATATATGTAATAAAATTACTTTCTTAGGTAATCCTACAGCAGGGCATGTGCCATTTGCATTTGCATATGCTTGTGCTGCTGCAATAGCTTGTTGATCAGCTTCATATTGACTAACTGATGACGTATAAGCTCCATAGGGAATACTCACATATACTGATGAACCTGTTGAATTTGTAGCCATTTTATTTTAATTTATTTAATTTATTTTAATTATGTATATGAAGGTCCACAATCATTTTTAACTACGTATCCCTCAAAAGGTGCACTATAAAATACTACTGGATCTACATTACAAGTACCATTTGCATTTGCATATGCTTGTGCTGCTGTAATAGCTTGAATATCTGCATCAAATTGACTTACATATGATGTATAAGCTCCATATGGAATTACTACATGTACTGAAGATCCTGTACCTTCGGTACAATTATTTTTAGTTACATATGAATCATAAGGTGCACTGTAGTAAATAATCGGAACTTCAGGACATGTACCATGAGTTTGAGCATATGCTTGACCATTAGTGTCAACATCAGCTTGAGCTAATCCATCTGCAATAGCTTGAGTAGTTCCACTGTAACTTCCTTTTGCAACAGTATATGGTACACTAGAACCTATACCTGAACCACAAGTTTTAACAAAAGTTCCAGATTTAGCTCTATTCCAGAATACTCCATTTGTAGGTTCAAAATCATACTGTACATGTAAACATTCACATCCACATGAACTTATATGAGCATAATCAGAATCACCATCTAATAATATATCTTCATTAAACTTGAAAATTATATTTAAAATAGCTGGTTTAATATTCCTATTACCTTTTTGATATATATTGAATGTTAATTTAGAAGTTCTATATTCATTAGTACCACTTATTTGTTGGAATAACGGTGAAGTAAATACGAAATCTCTTAAATTATAATATTCGTGCTGAACCACTCCCATTTGATCATCTACTACATTATTATTACTGATAATATTATTACCAATGATATTCGAAGTAGATCTTTTGAACAATTTAAGAAAATGATTGTTTTGTTTTAATTCATTGGTTGGTAATGCATCAAATGTAGTACCAGCCATATTTTGAAGGTTAGTATCACCTCTATATATAAAAGTATCTGGTAAATTTGTGTGTAAATTTTTGGCGTATACTCTTGCTGCTAATGTGAAGTCAGTGAATTTTTCAATAATTTGATTATTCTCATCAGTAAAGAATGTATAATCCATTTGATTTTCTACGACAGTTGGATTATAGAAAGACCAAGTAGATTGATCAAATGCTCTATAAGCGTATCCTATTTCTCTACCCATTACACCAACACCACCTTCTCCAGCACCTTTATAGGTATTTCTTGATGAGAATGTTAATTGAATAGGTGATACACCACTACTGTTTTGATTTACAGTATTTGAATTATCTAAATAAGTATTTACAAGTGATTTATAAACAGTTTGATCAAACATTAAATCAAATTCATATTCAGTAATATCACTTATTTCTTCCACTGTAGGTGTTTCACTTGAAACAGTCAAGGTATCAATTTGGGAATATAATTGTGGAAATATTGATTTTAATACAATATCTAATTTAGAAGCATCAGGATTAAGAACATTATCAGCAGAATTATATAATGCATAGCGACCCATACAATCTAAATTTATAAGACAATTTAATACATCATAATATCTTCCATTATCTGGACGTTTTAATCTAACTTCTTGATATTGTTCTGGAACATCATCTTTATACGGGATAGGATGTTTAATTCCAACGTTATTTGCTAGTGATAAAATACAATCAGTATCATCACCAGTAAGATCAGGTACAAAACCTTCACCATTTCTTAATTCAACGGTATAATTACTATCAGAATCTCCTAAAGCAAAATATTTTCCTACGATATCTTCTTCGCTTCCATTTAATAACAAATCTCTACCTCTTTGTGTTAGGTAGGCTGTTAATTCTAATGTATTACCTGATGCTATAAATCCCATTTAATCTTTTTTTATTTTATTTTTAATATCTACATTCACCGCAAGTGATTTAATACAATCTACATTATCACCAGTAAGATCAGGTACAAAACCCTTTCCTAATTCATGAAGTACATTATAGTTACTATCAGAGTCACCTAAAGCAAAATACAGAACTTTAAAATCGGTCTTATTTATCAATAAGTTCTCTCTACCTTTTTGTGTTAAAAAAGCTGAAATTGTAACTGTATTTCCTGACGTTATAAATCCCATCTTAGCTTCGTATAATTAAATTTTTATGAAATGAAGTTGGTGCGACATTTTTATCTTTCACCCATTCATTATAAAATTTCTTATTATCTATTGTTATATTAGCAATTTTCAAACAGCTTGAATCTTCTCCAGTTGCATCAGGAACATACCCTTTATTCAATTTTTTTAAAACAAGATAGTTTGTATCTGAATCACCTAATGTAAAATACTTGATCCCTAAATCCGTTTTGGATTTTTTCTTACCAGCCAAGTATTCAGCACCAACAGGTGTTAAATAAACTACAATATCTGTTTGTCCTGTTGTAATAAATCCCATTATATTTAAAATAATTTATTTGCCGTCACTTTTACACCTTAAAAATCAATCTCTAATTGAATTAACACTGTATCAGATACTTTCTTTTTAATTGGTTTCGATAATTTACCTATAGCTACCAATTCTTTTAAATTATTGAATATTCCAACTTCAGATACAAATACACTATCGTTATTTGATTCATTATAAGTTGGATTAACAGTAGCTCTAAATTGATTTGATGGCATTGCAAAAACAAATGATGATTTATAAGTTGTTGCACTAATATCAGTATCTACATTTCCAATTAATACATATTCCTCACCGAAATTTAATAAATCTACTTCAGCTATAATCGGAACATTTATATGATCATGTAAAGTATATAATGGAGCAGCAGTATATGTAGCAAGATCTATCACAAATGAGGTTGCTTCGATATTGATAGCATTCAATTTTCCAGATCCTGAAGCTGCAACAGAACTCGTTACATCAATTTTCTTCCATGCTGTCGGTGAAGGTCTTTGTCCTACAACAACTTTCTGAGCTAACAGATAAAGTTTATCAGCAGTAAATCCACCAACAGTATCAACCGCTTCTTTTAAGAATGGTAATTCATTTGCAGGGAATGTTAATTTAGCATTATTCTGACCTGTACCACCTCTATTAATCTTTCTATAGTTTTGACAATGTAAACCTGTTCTATATCCGTTTGTTAATTCGTTCGAGATTAAATATGTAAAATGAACTTCTTCATTTTGTCCTATCAACCCTTGACTTTCACTTACAGCACTTACAAAAGATCCATTTAAAGTTGGTAAAGTCCAATTTCTGTTAGATTTATAACTCATTGCAGCAATTAACTCTTCATCTTCAATAACAGCTATTTTTAATTCATTGAATACTTTACCTACAATGAATCCATTGGAATCAACCAAATTATCATAAGGTACTCTAAATGGTATTGAAACTGTTCCTAGTGCAGATGAATTGGTTGTAATTGTTTGTGTTGTTGTTTGAGCACTTAATACCAAACCTATTTTTGCACCAGACCCTGAAGCCACTCCTTGTTTATGCCATAATATTGTAGGTAATGTAAGCTTGAATGTTCCTGATTTAAGATTTTCACCATAATAGTTTGATATTGTATTATTGGTATAATGAATAATACCAATAGATTTTCTACTTAAATCTGCACTTGTATAATTTAAATATTCTTTAAATCCATTATATATATTACTATCATACTTATCTATACCACGATATGTTGTATTATTTACACCTGCAAGATTCTCTGTAAACATAACATTGAAATTCCAAACTGGAACATCATCAGGAATACAATTACAGTTATTTTCGAACGATAATGTGTTGTAATTCCAATATGTAGTTGTTGAACCACTTCCATAATAATCATTGATAGCATCACCACCTTTGATTACATATATATTACATGTACCAGTACCACCGCTCATTGTTGGTAATGTTCTATCAACTGTAATAATAGTTGATCCTGTTGGAGAAGTTACAGCCTGAACTTTATAAGTTAAATAAGGAATAGTTAATCCACTTAAAATATCTGTTGAACTACCAGTTTGTGTTTCATTTCTTATACCAACTAAAATAATATCATTTATATCAATTGTACCTGTTGCCACTGTTGTTAAGAATGCTGTACCTCCAGAAAATGCTGAAGAAGCTACAGATGCAGTACCTTTAAACCTGTTTGTAATAACAGTATTAGTAGTACCTGTAAATAATCCTCTTGTAGTAGCTTGGTTATTAATCTTCTGTTCTATAGGAATTACATTACTTAAAAGATTAAAAATATCTTGACCTGAATTTGAAGGAATAGGAGTTTTAATGTTATAGTTTTTATCTTTCGGAGCTAAAACTTTATTATCAGATAATGTATAATCTAAGCTGTAGAAACCATAATCTATTTCAGAATCTCCGCATACCCAATAGCTGTAGTTTAAATTACCTTGTGCAAGTAATTTTCTACCAGTATCTGTTAATTTAGCTCGTATAACAGTAGTTGTTTGTGAATTAATAAAACTCATTTGTCCTTTTTAATATAAATATCTAATTTTAAATTCTTAGCAATTTTATTTTATGCTAAGACTCTATTATCTGTTAAGAAATAAGATGGAGTACTGTATATTGTAGTCACCGTTAATTCATTTAACATATTATAATGATACTTCTCAGACTTGATTCTATAATAGTATTTCAAGAATGGTGTAGTAATGTTTCCAACGTATAAATCGTAATCATTTAAGGTTATTGTGCTTCCTGTCACATATGGTGTGGTTTTAGTCATTACAATATTATTAAAGTCCGCATCCGTAGCAACCTCTACAGTATATAATCCTGTTTTGCTATCATTTTGTACCTGCCATGCGACAAATAACTCTTTTTTAGTTAAGTAATATAGATCCTCAAAAGGTGCTGGATAATAAACTATAAATACATCATCCACATCCAACTGCCCTGTAAATACTAACTTGTATGGATTATCAGCAGATGGGTAATAATCAGTAAATTTCTCTAATTTATTACCGTTCAATACAACAACCATTTGGTTGTAATCAATATCCACGTTAACTTGGAAATCAAAATAATATTCGTATTTATTTGTAGTTGTGTTATAGAATGCACCTAACGGTGGAGCAGTTGTTCCAGATGGAACAGCTTCAATAATATCAAACACACTCGCAAATACATCCGCACCAAGATTTTTTAAGTATACAATGTTTAATACGTCATTTTCTAAAACCTCAATATCATCTCTTAAAGTAATTTGGAATACTGGACCTATTGCTTCACAATAGTATTCACCATCATCACTGAAATCAGGTTCGTTTGATTCTGAAATAGTATTACCATTAATTTGTAACATGATATCACCACTTGGAATCTCATTTAACAAGAATACTTTTTGATCATTTGACTCAATAACAATTGATTCATTTACCAATGTACTTCCTGATAAATCAGTAACATCAAATCCACTTAATTTAATAACTGGTTTGTAAGGATTACTTATAATACTGAACCAGTAATCACTATTAACATTATACATTCCGTATGATCCAGTCGCACCAGTAGAAACCGATGTAAATATTAAATTTAATCCATCGGTACTTAATCCAGTAGTATTAGGTAATCCTTGTGTTTCTAAAGCTTTTATGTAATTATAAACTGTAGTATGAGTATTACCAGATAAGTTCAATTTGAATTTATACGATGGTTTAATTAAATAATCACCATCAGCAAAGCTATAAGCCATTGTTTCGTTAATCTCAACTTCTGGAAGATAAGTAGGTGTCATTCCAGTAAATGTTTTTGTATGAATTACCGTTGGTTCAAAGAATCTGCTATTAAAATTAAATGGATAAACTGTATATGTAAATTTATTACCTTCACTTGTTAAAAAGAACTCAGTATTACAATCAAAAATAAAATCAACCTCTTTTGAAGCTTCACTTATGTTATGAATGATAGGTGCTGTTGTTCCAGTAACAATCTTCGAAACCTTCTCCATTGTTAAACATGGTTCACTAATTGAAATAATATCACTATCAATAAATGGTTTAACTCTTAAGATACCTATCTGTTCTGTATTAACAGGTGGTAACGGTGGTGTTGGTGGATCTTCACCTCCCCCATCAGGATTAGGTTCTTCAGGGAAATTTAAATTACTGGTATAAGTAGTGTCAACTTTAGCAAAATCCTCAACATTGAAAATGTATGGTAGGTTAATATTACCTTTTGTATCTACAGTACTTACACTAATATCAGTATTTGCTAACTGTTCAGTTTCAAATTCTGACCCATCATTTTCACCTTGTTTGTAATCAAACTTCTGGCGATCAAATATAGTATTCTTATAAACTACGCCACCTTGCCAAATAGTTGTACTTGGTACAAACTGTTCAACTAGATTAATCCAGAAATCACCAATTTGTTCAATGAATTTAATAACCTTATTAGTATCTAATTTCTTATCACTAACAGCATAATAATCTTCATATAATTTTTTAAGAGTCGGATAACCATTACCATAAGTTTCAATTACCTTCCTATTTTTAACATTAATAAAATTAGTATATATAAAGTCTGTATATTCTAAGAATGACATCTTAGTTACATCACCTTGAGTAAACTTATTGCTTGGATATGGTACAGGTAAACCAGAAGGATTAATAACAAATCCTGTTAATTTATTATACTCATATACATCAGTTTCAACTGGTTTTGCGATATTTAAATAAATTGACGCTTCTTTACTATTTAAAATTAATTTATTATTATCAGTAGTATATTTAGTTGATCTATCAAGAAGAATATGTGAATTATTATCAATATTCCATGATTTGATATTATCAACAGTACGCTCTAATTCAAATCCTTTATTTCCATTAAATTCACTGAAATTTTTAAAATATGAACTACCGCCATCGTAATCTCCAGTATGTATACCAATAACAGATAAAAAGTTTTTATCATTAGTAGGTACAATTTCTTTCTTTGCTGTCCATCCACCCTTCATTTGGAAATAATTATCTGTAGTATTTATTACAGGTTTTGGATATCCCTCAGCATCAAATGGTAGATTTAAATCATCATTATTTAAAACCTCATCAACGTTAATTTTATTTTTAGCTATATATACATACTCATTAAAATCAATTAATGATTGTGGTGCTCCAATTATTTTGAAAAGAAAATCAATACAATTTCTAGTTCCTTTAGATTTAAATAAAAATGCTGTATTAATAACTAATCTTCTCCATAACTCAATATCAGTTTCCACTGGAGTTAAATTCTTAGTTTGACCAGAGAATATAGTTTTAGTATCTTGACCTAAAAAAGATTTCATAAGATCTCGCTCATTCACAGTTGAGAATGTTCCCCAACCTAAAGTTCTTGCGAAATTCTTCACTAAAACATCAGGCATGTTATCCTTTTTATCGTATGACGTTGTTGATAAATGAGCTAAACCATCAATGTATTTTTTGATTTCATCGAATTGATATCCGTAGATTTTTAATAACTTATCAACTTTCTTTTCCTCAGTATCGAATTCTTTTATTGAAGATGCTGTAAGGTAACGTGCAATTAAATTTGTTTTATAATCATCATACTCCTTAGCTAATTTAATTAGTGATTCACTATACTGCTCGAATTCATACGTATCATAATCTAGGTTATATCCATCGGTAGTTTTCCAAGTAAAAGTTTCATCAACTAATACTATATTACCTTCATTATCCTCATTAGGTACTTTAAATATTGCACTGTATTTTGGATTACTATCTCTGTTTAAAAGATAACTCTGGAAATCATTTAAATTCTTTAGGAAAAGATTGTAGTATTCATAAACAGGTTTAATATGAAATGTTTTTAAAGCTGTAGAAGTTACACCAGTAAATACATTACCCTTAACTGTTAAATAGATATAATTATCATTTACATCCTGACCAGTAAATTCAACAATTGGATATTCAGTATCTGAATACCACACCACGTATTTACTGAATGAAGTACTTATATTTCTTAAATTTTCACCATTATCTAAAAAGATATTATCGGTTTTATTAAAGCTAAGATTGTAGTTATTAGTTATAGCATTAACAGGTACTTTGAAAGTAGCTTTTTCACTATTTACATCATAATTGTAATCTAATACCGTTAACAATACATCATTAAATTCATTATTAACAAATAATGAAGCAGGGAATTTTGAAACGATCTCAGTAATGTTGGTTTGGATATTATCCTTTAAAGATCCAAAGTATGAGAAATTAGTAAGACTGCTCTTATCAAAATTTAACTCAACGCTGGTTAAAGAACTTTGAATATCTAATTCCGTTTTCTGATCCCTAACTATATCATCAATAGTCACGGGTTGTGAAAAACTATCAATATACTGATAAATGTTTCTTACATTTCTTTCTTCTAAGTTGGTTTTAATAGAGAAAAAGTCTCCACCTAAAGTAAAAAGATCAGTCCCTTTAGAGACACCAGTTTTTTTACTAAAGAATTGTTCATCAAAATCAGATCTTCCGTTAATTAAGCCCATTAAATATTTAAGTTATTAAATAACTCATTGAAATCTTCAGAATCTGTATTATCAATTTCCATTTTAATCTTCTGAGTTATTTTACCAAATTCATCCTTTTCAGTTAATAAGTTGTATTTTTTGTACACTTCTTTATTATCATCCGCAGTATATACCATTAATTCACCATCTTGCGTTTCAACTTGGTTACCATATATTCCATGTTTAAGAGTTTCTAAAGTAGTATCTACCATTTCGATCTCTAACATTATTGGGTTGAAGAAAGTATTATAAATAAGTATCTCTTGACCTACCTCACCAATAAATGGAGAAACTGTAGGTTTTATGTTTGAAACCGCACTAGGTGTAAGTGTTAAAAACAATAGATTAGATACATCATTAAATCTATACCTTACTGACTTCTGGTTTGTATTTGTTAAATTCTCACTAATAGGCTCACATCTATTTGATGAAGTAACTATTCTGAAAGTATTAGGAATTTTATTACCTGTAACTGTATCTATATATTCAATTCTATATCCATCTAAACCACCGTTTACAAGAATTGAAACATAACTTGAGAGAGAAACATCGTTTACATCCAATACTATACCTCTGATATCAGGACGTGCTGATAAGACACCATTATCAATAATTTTAGTTTTGATAACTTTAGGTGTGATCACAATATTATATATACCTAAATTCGAAAATTCATTAGCAGGTAATTTAAGGTTATATAAACCACCCAAAACATCATCACTGTCCGAATGTTTAACTGGCGTTAGAACAACGCTAGGATCAAGCCTAGATGCCTTTAAATCAGTTGTAATAACATCTCTTCCTTGTATGTATGTGTAAAATATATCAATATCGTTAATATTAACGTCTGCTAATCTTACACTGCCGTATGTTCCATTATTCATTTCTCTTCTATTTTTATAAATATTATAATTTACAAAGTTTGGTCATAAACTTTATAATAATTATTTCCAAATCCGTAGATCTCATCAGGTGTACCAATCTGTTGAAGTTTACTAAAACTTTCAATCACACTTATGTTTGATCGTTCAATATCAATTTCATTATCAGCAATTACTTTATCAGCTAATCCAATGTTTTGATCTGTTCTTACAAAATTGTTTTTAATGTAATTATCATCTTGTTTTATTATACTAAATGTAGTTTCATTGGTGACTAAATTTGTTTCATATGTTACATCAGCTATTACATATTGTACTGATGTTGCTGTAACCTTAGTTACTCCATTAACTCCAACTATATAAGGTGTGTTATAATCATAACTTCTTACATCAGCTAGTTTACTTTCAACATTACCAGTTAACGTGGATGTTATTTTTTGTATCGTTGTATTTTCAGACAAATCCTCAGCTAAACCTAAATTTTTAATATTTTGAGTCAAAAATAAATTGAATGATAAATTATTTACCGTTGTTACTTTTTTTATTACTTCCATTATGTTACAACTACTTCTTTAAAATATATATTATCAACTAATACACCATTTACATAAAATCCATAAGTAAAGTCTTTAAAAAACCTCACTTCCGAATAATATAAACTGTCATTGAACTCCCCGCTATTTAATACAGTATTATTATTATCTTTATCTAATATAAAATAGTGTGCTTTACCTGTTTTAGCATTTAAGAACATAGCTTTCATATACATTGGTGAATAATCCTCACCAGCAAATGATTTAATATTTTCAAAATTTGAAAAATTTCTATGATTATATAAAAAATATAATTCATTTAAAGGATTATTAACAGTAAAGGTTGATGATATTATTCCCGTTAATATATCACACCCCTTTTTACTTTTTTCATTTGGATAAACAGATAAGGTTTGAGAAAATTTTCTACTCTTATCCGTATCATTAATATAGAACTCCAATAAAAACATGGACTTCTTAAATACATTCTTTTTAAAGTCCTCACTATTATTGAAACCTGCATATGCGAAATCGGTTAAGTAACTATTTTTATAAAATTTAAAAAATAATTTGTAATCGTTTTTAGGTTTATATGATTCTTTTTCAAGATTAAAATTTTCATTTATTTCGACTTCAAAATCATCATTTTCTGAAAAGTATTTTTTATCTATATCAGATGTATCAAAAGAAATTCTTACTTCTTTATCATGTTCGCTTTGTAATATTTTATATCTTAACATAATCTTTTTGTATTGACTTCATCATTTACTAAATCATCAGCAAATTGATCATTGTTAAACGGTAATAAATTTTTATAGTCTGCTGCCGTTAATAGCGGTACAACTCTTCGTACAAAAAATTTAATATCTTTATACAAATAATGTAACTTATTAATAAATGGATAGTCCATACCGTTACTATTTTCGAAGTAACCTATATCCAAAATTTCTTTATAAATAACATCTCCATTATTAAAAACAAAACTATAATCAGGATAATCAAATAAATTATCTTTATTACTATCTGTTACCACTTCTGAAGTTATTTTAAATTCAAACTCCATGAAAGGTTTAATATAAAGATCAACACCATCTTTATTCATTACATAACTAATTTCTTTTAATTTAGAAATAGTTAGAGTATTCAAGTCAAACTCTACCAAGTCAATTAACTCAGGATCTGATACGATCTCTGTTCCAAATTCCTTATCATAATATTTTTTAAAACTATTTGGTTTGGCTTTAAGGTATAATGAAGTTATCGGTATATTAAAATTATTTTTTAATCCTTCGATGTTTATATTTTTAAATGTATTGAATTGAAATATTTGATTACCGTAAATGTTAGTAGAGTACGCTGAATTATATACTTTAAGATAATTAGTAGAATAAATTTCTTTAAAAAATCTTTTGTACTTACAAACTGAAGGAACAATCTTATGATTAGATGTTATTCCGTCTATACTATCTAATTTTAATTTAAATGTTTTATTAATTTCCTGTACTCCTAAAACTCTATTAGTTGTAAACTTTCCTAATCTGTAGATTAACACTACATCATTAATCTGGAACTTGGTATCAACTAATACAGAATCACTAGATACACTTTTTATGATAATCATATCACTTTCCACAGGTAGAAGTTGGTCAATATATCCTACAGAGATTGTGTAATTATTTGTATTTAAATTATAAGAATCACCAGCAAGATCATCAGCTAAAGTTTCTATCTTACCATAAAGCAAGTAATCCTTTGCTTCATTACGTTCTAAGTTGAATTGTTTCAACTCATTAATAGTCTTACTTATGATTGAGTTTTGATAAAAATTCTTAGTATCATCCAATTGAATTGATACTTGATAATCCTTATCAACCGCTTTTAAATATTCCTTGCGTCCTAATATTAATTTCATCTAACTATATTCGTTTTTAAAATCTTAAAATTATTAATATCGTTTCTTAACCCTAACAGAAATATTAAGTTGTTACTTCTTGATGGTGCTGATTTAGCAGGTGCTGTTGTATTAACAAACCTAATATCTGAAGAAGGTACTTCTAAATAATGTTTAAGAGTATCGTTAACCAGTACTTCTAAATAATCTGTAATATCTATAAATCTAGTTTCCATTTTATAGAATCTTCGATCTAATTCATATAAAAGGTTACTTGGTAAATAAGTTTCTTTACTTTTCTGGTCACCATCACCCATCTTACCAAAATATAAAAAACAGTTAATCCAATCCTGACCATCGAAATTAAAATTAGGATAATTAACTACATTTACATCAGATGTTTTTCTGATAGCATACGGGTATGAGGAATCCAAGTGCGGTGAGAATTTCATTGAAGCACTATAGGTTCTGTATCTTGAAAAGATAAAAGGTTGTTTAGTTACGTCCTGACCTTGATTTTGTATCATATAACTCCAATATGAAGCATAATCAGGAATTGTTCCATCATCTAACAAAACTTGAATACTATATCTACCTGTAGTTCCAATACCTTTATTATCATCAACAGAGGGGATTTTATCACCAAATTCATCAGTAATAAATTTATCCTGATCACATGGTAAGTAAACTATTAAAGTACCTAGTTTACTAGTATTTGTTGTTGTTATTATTTTAATAGAATCACTTTCTTCACCTTTGGTTAAGCCTTTATCCCATTTCAAAACTTTTAGATATGGTTCACCTAAATTAGTACCATCACCATCAGTTACACACGGGAATAAATGATTCATTTTACTTGGTAAATACTTATCGTTACCACTAAACAAGTTATCGGCTGTAACACCGTTTCTCCTGCCATTATATAACATTAAATAAGTATTATCTTCAATTACCTGTCCTGTTTTACGATCAACGTATTTATCAATTCCGTAATTAACAACAAATGTGGCTGTAGGACTTGCTGTAATTGATATTTTGAAATCATACCTAGTAATACCAATCTCGTTTTCTTCAACGTTACCCCATAATGGTTTAACGTCAATGGTTGTATTTTGCATTACTATTTGAGGAAGTGTTTCTAAATCATTACTCTCCAAAAACTCATAACTATTTGTACCTGTTTTGTTAAATAATTTTTCTGAAATACCTGAAGCAATTAAGTCATTAGGTCGGAAACTTAGCTCACCTATATTTGATAAATCTAAATCCATGTGAAGTCCTGTACTACCAACAGGTAATCCAAAAATCATATAATCTCCAGATCCATTTGTTTTAGTTGTAAACTTATAATATTTTTCGTAGATTTCTAAATAAGTATCATTATCCAAGAATTGTTGTTTACTTGGAAAACTACCTACCTTCATATCTGTAGTAGGTGTGATTAGGTTGTAAGATATACCTACTTTATTTTTATCATAAATTTCAGTATAAGGATAAATACTAGATATTAATGAATTATTAACATCTTCATCACTGATTGGTATAAATACAGAAACATTAGCATTAGGGATACCTAATCCATCATTTGCAATTACTCGACCTACTAGAACTCCGTAGTCGGCTGTGAAATTACGATAGAAATCTTCTTGTTCAATTTTTAAAGACAATATCTCTAAATAATCAAAGTTCTGATCTAACTTGATATTTAAATATTTATCTTCCCCACCGGGAGTTGTACGAATTCGAAATGATTTTTTTTCCATCATAAGTAATTGAATATATATTATATCCGATTACTTATAAATAGTTAAATTTAGTTTTTGAAGTGTTTACAGTCTTTGTTTACATAGTATATTTTTTCAATAATGGAAGTTTCTACATCTCCTTTATTACTTAATATACCAATTTCTTTTAATTGATCATCTAAGACCATTATCAATTCCTGTAATTCTATATATTCTTCATGATTAACATACTCGTCTGTCATCTTTAATAGATTTTCATAATGAAGCTTAATATTTAAAAGGGTGAGTGATAACTGATACAATCTATGTTTTGTATTATTATTAAAAGTGGTTATGATTAGATCATTTTCTAACATTGTTTCTAATAATAATTCTTCTTTCTCTTTAATTTGTTTATTTACCAAATCCACTCTTCGTTTAATCATCTTTTTTTGATAAAATGTAAAAATGAGAATTACTACGAAAATATAGATTGCGTATTGGTCCATGTTAAGTTATTAAATTATCAGTGCGCCCATCTAAAATGATGAAATTAACAGTATCTTTTTTAGTTATAGTTCCATTACTATGAATTATTATATCCATGTAATAATTTTGTGTGACCATCCATGAAGTATCTAAATAAAAGTAATTTTGATTATATCCTCTATTCACCTTGGTTTCTGGTATAACATCTATTTTAATATTACCTTGTTTGATGTATATATTATAATATATATTATCAATTATCAAACTATCATTATTAAAAAATTCTTTAGCAGTTATAATTACTTTTCTTACTTCACCTTTATTAATTCTTTCACCACGTTTTATACCTGTAAAACTAAAAGTAAATTCAGATGGTTCATATATTTCATTACCGATATTGAAATAGTTATTATCCTTTAATGTGAAGGTCATATCTACATTAGATAATGTTCTTCCTCCAATTTCTAAACCAGTCCAAACATCAGTAAAATTCACTAATTCTAATCCATTATAATCTGAAGAAGAAAGTTCTAACTCTACTGAATATACACCCTTACCTTCTTGAGTTACACCAGTTAGTATTAAAATCTGTTCATCATTCTGATCATAAATTATAACTGATGAAGGTAATTCATCAAGGTTGGTAGGATTTTTATTAACATTAGTATATAAGTATAATTTATTTAATTTATCAAAGTAAAATTGATTTCTATCATCCAAAATATTTTCTTCCCAAGTAGTTTCAATAAATGGTTCAAAAAATGTATGTGTATCTTTCCCATAGAAGTTAACTCTATAAAAATCTTCAGTAATAAGATCTTCAAACTCCTGCTTAAAAGCTAAACCTAATCCATAAAAGTTACTAGTTCCACTAGTAATTAATTCATTAACAAACGATGTAATATCTACATTAATATTTTCGTTACCTAAATCAAAATGAATTGTTTCTAATTCGATATATTGATCAGAGGTATTACCTGAAAATATACCTTCCTCAGTCCAAGTACTTATATTAGTTCTTTGAAACCAGTTTGCTGGAGATGACTTAACATTACCATTTACATCTAATATTGTTCTACCATAATCAAAATCATATCCTATACCTTCATCCCATGATTGTGGTACTTGGAATAAAACAAGATCAAATGATGATGCATGATCCTCACTAAATTCTTTTATTCTATGTAATACATCAACATTATTAGCAACTGTATTTGTTAAATTTAATGTATGTTTTATATTATTGATAATGGTTTTATCTTCAATCTTTTCTTTAACTTTTTCAATATCAAATGAAAAGATACAACGATTATAAAGTTTAGTTGCTCCACCGTAAACTAATTCCATTACTGGATTAAGTCCCGTGTTAACATACTTATCTTTAATAAGCGTAGTATCTTTAGTAAAATAAGTTCTATATAACCCCATTATTGTATTTTTTTAATATCCTTTATTGTTGATTTATTAAAAATGATAAAATTTTTATATCCTCTTTCTAATATAATTGCTGCTTGGAAGTTCTTAGCTAACCAGTCAATAACTCCCATTGATTCTTCAATAGCTTCCCACGTATTACTTTGACTTGTTTTGCTATTACAGAAGTCTTTAGCGGTCCTGTAATAATCATTATCAGAAGTGAAAACATCAGTATCTACATCAAGATCATAATCATCAAAATACTCTTCTAATTGTAAATAAGGATCTGCTAATTTAAAACCCTTTGAGTATAGTAATTCAATATGTTTACAGTTAGTAGAATCAAATATCTTAGCAGGATTTAAATCTACTTTATACTCATACTTATGACCATTAGCACCACCGTACACTGCATCATTAGTGAATTTTAAATCAGTAGCTAAAAAAGTGTATGACAGATCTCTTTGAAATCTGTCATTATTATTTGATCCTTGGTATAAAGTATATTCCATTATTAAGTTGTTTTATTACGTAAGATTATATCCTTAGTAGATTTGATTTCGAACATACTGTTTGATTCACCAAAAATAGTATAATCAACTAAAGCAATTTGTCTTGTACTCTCATCAACATATGGTTGATTAATTTCATTTAAGCTATAATCACCTCCTACTTTATTATATACCCTGATATCAATGATGTTTAATACGCCCGGAATGTTGTTAATTTTTTCAGTTAAATTACCCAAGTATATATTTTCATTCATATCATGTTTACTGATATCCATATATTCTTTAATGACATTAATTACGTTTGTATTAACCTCACTTCTATTGAAAGCTTTATCTAATAAAAGATCTATTTCAAATGCAAGGTTTATAATTTTACCATCTTCAATTTCAATATAATCATTCATCATCCTATATTTAGAAAGATATTCTGCAATATTTTCTTTCATTATATCATTAGATGTATTATTCAACTGACCCTTATCATTTAATGATAGAATTGAAAGAATTATCTTATTTGATTCTTCCCGCCCTGCAACTCTAAATGGAGCACCAAATTTTCCCGGCATTTTAAATACTTGAGTTAGATAATCCCTAGTAGTAACACAACGATTCTGAGATGAGAAGTTATAAGATATAAATCTTCGGATTTGTTCAATAGAAGGTTCATCTGCACCACCTAATGCTGGAAAAATTGGATTATTTACTGTTAAAGAATTCTTAACTGAATTATTATAATCCTGACGTACACCATTAACAATCATATCAAAAGTACCTAAACCAGTCAATACGTTTTTACCGATATTACTACTAGATCCTCCACCAACTCTATATCTATAGAATATTGTTGAATTCACTTTGGGAATTTCTCCTAAAGCATCATTATTTAAATAAGTTTGAATATAAGGAATGTTTAAATTTAATGAGTCTATAAAATCATTGAAAATATCATTGCTTGATGTACCTCCACCAAATATTATTTTACAAAATCCACTTTCAGTATATTCCTTAATAAATTTTTTACTTGCCGTTATATATTTACCAGCTTTAATATCTTTTGAACTCTGATCAATATCCTCGACAAATAATTTATCTTCAGCTAGTGCATCTACTTCATAATATCTATCTGAACTTGATAAAAATTGTTGTAATGTTGGATTAGTGGTATAATTAGTTCCATTCAAAAGAATTACCTGTTCAATTGATATTACATCATCTTCAGGTATCACTATTGTCATAAATGGTTTATAATCCTCAGCAGTCACTATTTTACTTCCTATTTTAGTCACACCATTCTTAACAATTTCTTGTTTTACTATAGTATAACTCTTAATAACATTATTGTTATCAATATTAGGTATGATCTTCCTATTTGGAATACCTATAGAACTATAATCGCTTGAAAAATCTACATCATCTGTAGTTTCAAAGATTTGACCTGCACCAGTAACTTGTGCCCCGGTTTTAATAATAGGTAAGTATGATTTATCGTACATATCACCGTATGGTGGTACTTGAACTGAAAATTCCACTACAGTAATGGATGGTTTTTTATTAGGTATATGTAAACCTAATGTTCTAGCATGTGCTAATAGGTTTTTCTTCTCCTGAACATTCTCTAACTGAGTTTCTTGGAATTTTCTATCTGTATTGAATGATAGCATATCCCCCACACCACTAGCAATTTCTACTAATAATAAATCTATAGAAGCTGGAGTAAAGTCTACATCATAGGCACTCTTTGCATAATTTATAAGTTCACTTCTGATCCCTTCAAAATCTCTTTTGTAATAATTTATTTTTCCAGCCATTATAATTGTACTTCTATTAAAATATTATTCACATAAATATCATCACTATCATTTGCTATGATTTTCAGATTAATTGTATGATCTAATTTCTCAACCTCAATTTCAGTGATTTGAATGGTTGGTAAGCAACTAACTAAAGATGCATTTGCTTCACTTTTAATATCTGTTAATGTGATATCATCATTAGGTTCGAATAAATACTTATATAAACTTGTCCCGAAAGTAGGATCAAAAAATCTTTCTCCTTTACGTGTAGTTAATACATGTAAGATATCAGATTTAATTGCATCAGTCGTGGTTTTATTAGAATCGAAATAATAACCTTTGGGACTATCTTTAAAAGGAAATTTAATATTTATATGTTCTCTATCCATTTACTATAAATATTAAATTTTAATTTATTTTGATGCTTGGAGCTATTATTTTATTTAAATCGTAATTAATAATCTCAGGAACTTTACCAAATCCTTTGTTAGCTGGTAAATTTTGTGGGTGAACGTGATTTGCAACAAAATTTTGCATAAGTTTTAAGAATTCTACAATAGGTTCTGCATAGGCTGCTGAGAAAGCTGTTTCAACTATCTTTTTTAATTCTTCTTCGTCCAGAATAGTATTATATTTCTTAGCACCATCGTAAGTAATCAAACAAATTTTATCTCCTACTACAGAACTGTAAGATCTTTGTCCATTAGTACTTAATTTTAGTTGTATATATGAAGGATTTTTATTATTTACCTTAGTTTTATCATTAAAAATGAATTTACCTGCTCTAATTAATACTTCCTTATCCTTAAAAATTAAATCTGTATTATCCCGACCCTGAATTGCCACATCTTTATCATTAACGTATGCATCTTTTGCAGTTGGTATTTTACTAAGACTCTTATTTGGAGTTACTTTTGAAATATCTTGATTAGATTGTGCTGTTTTAGCACTCTCAAATGTTAAATTATTGAATGATGTGATAACTGGTCCAATCCATTCACGTTTATTCATTAAATCACTCTTACTCGGAGTGAATATCTTTACCATTTCACCAACTTTAGGGTTAGTAATAGTAAATAATGGTAAAAATGGAGTACACCAAGGCAAAGAACTATCAGGTGTTTTATCATCAATACCTTTGATTCTAGCTCTTACTCTTTTAGAATCGTTTGGATCAGCAATATCCACAACAATAGCATAATAAAAAAATACGTGATCGTTATTTTTATCCTTACCTGTAGTTTGTAAATGGCTATTTTGTTCAAACATTATTTTCGCTTCTTTAATTCAGTCATTAATTCCAAATACTCATTTTCTGTCACATTTAAGACTTCATGTAGAATTAATATCTCCTGTTTCAATTTTTCATGATTTACACAAATATTATTAATCATTTCAATTAATTCGTCATTGGATAATTTAGAAATATCTTCCATTATTGTATAATTGCATTTCCTTTACCAATGCTAGTAGTTACACCTTTAATAATCACAGGTATACCATTAGCTGTTGTACCTTGAGCTAGAATACTTATTCCCGGTCTGATAGCTACTGTAGTACGTGCATCAACTGATATAGCGTTTAAATATTCTTCGGCTCTAATAATTTCAATCACCTCATCAGGATTAACTTGACCATCTGGAAAACTACCTACAGGTAAACCAGCTTCCGCTCTTCTCCTAATAATAGTAGCTGCCAACTTCTGAGCACTCATTCCTGATCTACTTTTAGATGCTAGTACTAAGTAAGGTGATACTTCTGGATCTCTAGGTTTAGGTATTGTAAGTAAATCTAAAACTCCTGATAAAATTGAGTTTACATTTGTAAAATCTATATCCATGTTATATTTTTTTAAATAATCCCTGTATAATTTTTTTATACTTATCTGCACTCTCCTGAATATACATAGTAGCTATTGCAGAAACTATTTTTAATAGATCTCTTTTTAACATATTAAAGAGACTCTTCATCAAACTATTTATTATCGACTTGATAATACACTTGATTAAACTTTTATTAGCTCTGATGTCAGCTATGGGAGTTAAAAGGTTATTATTTGTATTGTTATTAACCATTCCATATAAAAGGATCACTTGCGGTGATAATATAAAATTCTTAACAATATTATTTTTCAATGACACCATAAACTTTGATAGAAATCCATTTGCCATAGATTGTCTGTCTTTATGATCCACACTAGTATTTAGTTTTTTAATAACATCAGTAAAAAAACGACTATTATATCCACCATATTTCTTAACTGCTTTTAATAGATCAGCGTTACTAATATTAGTACCTATTTGATCAGATCCAATATCATTATAATATGTGTAATTCATTGATATCTTTTCATTAATCAATTCAGTTTCACCATCATTAAATTTATAATATGAATCATCTTCCTCTGTTTCGATAATAATGTTATTCAACACAATATCTATCTGTTGATTCAGAATTTGTTTTTCTTTACTTAAGTTTTTACCATTAAAGAGATCACTAAAACTATTACCTACGATTGTAGAAGTATTTACCAGATTAACATTATCTATAAATGAATATAGAAAATCTTTATACTTAACAGTAGAGTTTAATGGATAAAAAGTAAAATATCCGTCTTGGTTATTAAATGAACATTCAATAATATCATTAACTCTTTTTCTAGTGTTAGGATTTTTAACAGCATCCTGTAACTTCAACTGGAATTCGCTTAAATATAATTCGTGCTCAGGTGTATTTTCCTGTATAAATAAATCGTTATTAAAATCTAATTTATTTAAATGGATCTTATACCCACCCGTAATAAATGATGGAATTGTAGAATCATTCTTATCACCACCAATTGTATTAGTTATTTCTTCTTTGATTTTATCTTTGAAAGTAGCGTCAATATTACCAATATTACCTACCATGTTTTTAACTACTTTATTAATACTATCTGATCCAGAAACAACGGTTAATAAATCAATTAGAAATATAAAGGGATCTTTATTTATTTTACCGTTTAGTAAAGAAGTGGATTGATTTTTCAATAGATCTCTATTAACAACAATTTCGTTAGCTGTTTTTAGTATAGCGATCTGCTCAAATACATTTTTCTTTTTAGATAAAATTGACATTATTAAAATCCTGCGTCAGTTATATCACTCTCTTCCTGACTTGATTCATCAGTACCTTCAATGATATTTTTAATTTCCAAATCCTCGTTCTCCTGCATTTCATCAATTGATAATACAGTTTCTTCTTCCTCCGCTTCCTTATTATTAGCACTATTGAAAATTGCAAAGATTTGCTTTTTCTCATCTTCCGTTACTACGGATGCCTTACCTGATCCATCATCAGTAGCTTTTTGGTCCTTCTGTAGATAATCTTTAATTAATCGGGCACATGATATTTTCTTTTCAGAAGTATCATTTATTGTTTTTAAAAAGTCAACGTTGATTTTACCGATCATTGCAACATCGTTATTATCAACAGTTGACTTAATTTGTTTATTATATTGTTGAGTTGCTTTTATTTTTGTTTCTTCAACTTCATTCCATATGTTTTTCAACATTGATTCTAAAGCTTCTGGTGTTAATTCAACATTTACTTTTCTTGGTCTCCCACCTACATTTCTTGAACTCATATTTAAATCCTTTATTTATAAATATTTAAATAATGATTTTAGTCATTATAAACATCATCCTTAATTAATTGGTAAAGAATTTTGAATTTTTTAAGTGAATTTCTAACCTCTTTTGAAGTTAAAAATGAAGTTTCCCGAATATAATACAGGATCTTATTTCTTTCTAACATATTACTTTTACCTTCAGGATCAATAAAATTCTCCCAATTTTCAAGTAAATCAATAACAGCTAGTCCGACTTTTATATCATTAGGTTTCAGTTTTTCATTTGTTTCAATTTCTAATTGTAACTTATCAATAAGAACCTTAATGAAATCAAATGTTTCAACTTTCTCTTCAATATCTAATTCATATGTATACCTTTCATTCTCTTCTAAATCCGAAGAAATATCTTCATATGATAAGTACCTGTTTTTATTCTTTGAATATTTTAATAATTGAGCTTTTAAATAATTTACTGATATTGTCCCATAATATGAATAAGCTTTCTTATTCTCTCCGGGATCAAACTTTGAAAATTTAGTTAGGAGGAATGATAAAGTATCGTTTTTTAAATCATCAATACTAATATCATCCCTCATTAACCTGTACCGCTTGATAAGACTTTCGATCATCTTATTTAACGGCTTATTTAATTTTTCATTAAAAACTTTATCTCTGTTGGCTGGATCACCATACAAATATTCAATTACTGCCTTTTCTTCTGGTTCATCAAAATAATTTTTCGGTGAATTTTCTGACTTTTTTCTACCCATTATACTTTCTAACAGATCTTAACCTAGATCTGCTGGAGAGTATACAATATCACGTTCAATTTCATTTGGATTAAACAAATACTCTTTTTTTGCAGTTTCTAAGAAAAACTTACCTTCTTCAGGTTTAATTCCAGTACTGGCATCTTGGTATTGATTAAACAATGAACCTTTTCTATTTATTAAATGTTTGTAACTGATTTTTGGGATTACTACACTTTCATGATCGTTATTGATAAAACGTAATAGGAACTCATAAATGAAGTGTACTTTAATGTTTGCTTTTAAACCACCTACTTCTTCAAAAGATTCTTTATTAATAATAGCTCCACTGATCATAAAAGAGTTGTGTGTAAGTAACGTATTAAGATCTAATTTACCATGTACTTCAGAAAATCCTTGTGCCCATACACCTTCATTAATGAACTGTATCAATTTACCATCTCCATCTACTAAAACCGTAAGTGGGATAAACATTGCAGTATCTTTATATTCCTTACTCTCAGAATAAAGTTTAACGTTATTGAAATATGTTTTTGAATATTCATCATCTAACTCTAAAATTGAAAAATATTTCGTTTCAACCTTAGAAACCCCAAAATTTACTTGAGTACAGAAATCAGTTGATTTAAGATGTTTTACAATTTCAATTTCAACACCTACTTTACTAGCAACCTTTTCAATTTCATCAACTAATGTTTGTAAGTCTGGACATACAACTAGGATTTTTGAAATTTTAGTTTCTTGATCAACTACACTAGATAATGCTTTTCCAAACAAATCTTGAGTAGTTTCATCATATAATTCATGTACTGGTACTAATACCGTTATGTCTAATTTATTCTCCATTTTTTTCTCTTCTTTTAACTTCACGTTTTAACATTTTAACATCCTTTTCTAAATCAACACTTCCTTCGAAGGTTTCACCAGCTTTATTCGGTTTAGATTTAGAAACATGAAAAAATTCTCCTTTTAAATGTTCACGAATTGCCTTAACTCCTTCAGTTCTTAATTTTCTGTAATCCTCGTAAGACATATTCTGCGGTCTCTCATTAAGAATTAATATTTCTTTATTAATATCTTGTGTGGTTTCTATATTATCCATCTTTTTTCTCGTTTTTTAGTTGTTCAATTAATTTACCTATTTCTTCTTTTCTAGTTTCAATATATCCACTGTAGATATTCTCTACGTTTACATCTTCATCTTCTTTAGTGTAAAGTTTAGCTAGTTCTTTGATACCATCCAAAATTTCTTGAGGTTCACTATCTTCTAACCACATTCCAGTATATTGAGCAACTAGATCAGCTAAATCAATTATATTATTAGTCCAGATACCTTTAGTATCTTCAGCATATTCTGGAATGATATCAGGTACTAGTCCAATAAAAGGAGTATTAGTTTTAGCACATTCAATTGGGAAAGTACCAAAACCAGCAACTCTATCAATCCAAACACCTAAAAAACATTCATCTAATTTTGATGCGAAATCACTTCTCTTCATATCACGCATATCCTTGAATGAAATCATTTGATAGTGTGGGTATGCTGCATAGAAATGTTTTGCTAATGTTAATAACTGAGATTGATCCCTTGCAGAAACTGCAATAATAGGTTTCTTGATTTTACCTGATGGTTTAAAAATAGAATCATCAATAGCTGGTGGACATATTTTAATATCGAATTGGTTTTTAAATACCTTTTCAAGATATTCCTGTAGTGGTTTTTGTACAACTACAACATTCCTTATTCCAAAATTTGCCCAAGATATCCCCGGCATTAATGATTGTAATACATATAGATAAGACTGACATAACACAACTTTAATACAAGGTAAATTTTTAGTTTGTTCCATGATATTAGAGAACCCTTCTGGATAAACTAATAGGTCATCGAAATTAACTGTCATCTTACTCTTATCTAAAGCAACGTGTTTTAGATTACAATACTCTTCCCCTAACCATGTCGGTTTAACATAGTCTTTATTATCATGAATGATCATTGTATCATAACCTAGATCTGTTAACCTTTTAACATGTGAATAAACTACTCCAATACCTCCACTGGCTTGTGGAACTGATGGTAAATAAAACATAAGCTTGTTTAGCTTATTTTCTATGTTATGAATCGTTAATTCTAATTTCTCAATTTTTTCTTTGTTATCTTCCATTTATTTTAATATTAATTTAAAAATAATTTTTTATTATAAGTTTTTAAAGTCTATTATCTTAATATCTCCACCCACTACTGACTTTTTACCTACGAACGATGCATCCCAATATTCAGAATATAATTCTTCAGTATCTTTGACGAATAAAATCCTATTAATCTCACATCCACACTTTGAAAGGAAAAATAAAGTAGATGACTTAGCTTTACCTTTCGCTGTTGAGAACAGGGTTATATCAATATTATTTTCTTCATTCTTATTTTGTTCATTCAAATAATTTACTACATTTGTACTAGTTTCTTTTGCATGACCGAAGATCTCCAACACATTATCAAACATAAACTTGTTAAATAGTTCCTCATTCGGTATATACTCTGCATCCTCATCAATTACCACAACAGTTTCTACAAATCCATCATACATCAAACCTTGATCATCGTGTTCTTTTGTTATTTCTTTATACTGTGGGAAATTAAAATGTTTCCATAAATCATGTGGTTCTACGTCACTTATATCACCAGTCCAATCATCTATCTGAGTATTGTATGCTTTTATTAGAGTTGGATACCAGTCTCTTATCAAATCAATATCTATTGCTATTTTCTTCTTCATAATTTAATTGTTTTACCACTTTATCAAAATGGATTATTTTGTTTTTTATATCATCTATTGAATAATCTCCTAAAGAAAACCATTCACCTGCTTGCCTGCAATGTGTTAAATATCTATGCATCATTTTTTCCACTTCCTTTGCATAATCAGTTGTATATTCCCACACTGTAGCAATCTTCAATGAATTACCTGTTTGACATTGTTTTAATCTACCTTTAGATGAATTAGATTTAGTATGCCCAATCTTATATTCCCAAGTTCCTTCAGCATTTAAAATATATATAATCATGAGTGAAAAATAAAATATAGGTACTCGAAAGTCAAGTATAAAAAAAGTCACCTATAAATTAATATAGATGACTAATATGGATTAGAGTGTATTATCTTATTTTCCTTGTTCTTTGAACCTATCTAATATTACTGAAATTATCTTATTTCTTACAATATCTTCTTTTCCAAATTCGAAAGTACCAATTCCTTCGATTCCTTGTAAATGTTCTACAACAAATGCTAAACCACATTCATGTAACTTACTTTGTTTAAATCTATCACTTTGATCCATATCACCAGATAAAATGAATTTACAATCAGTACCTATTCTTGATAAAAGTGTTTTGATTTGTGGTATTGTGGTATTTTGTATTTCCTCACCTAACAATATTGCATTATCAATGTTTATACCTCTTAAATAACCTAAACCATAGATAACAATTACTTTTTTATCAATCAAAGTTTTCATTGCTGATTCACCAATTATCTTTTTCATAAGATAATAAGTTGAGAAAACATATGGATCTAATTTCTCTTCAATAGTACCCGGTAAAAATCCTAGTTTTTCATCAGCTTCAACTGCTGGCGTAGTAATAATAATTTGTTCGTAATTATTATTTAAATCAGATAATAATTGAAATGCTTTGTAAACAGCTAAATATGATTTTCCAGTACCTGCTGGACCTTTACATAAAGTGATTTCATTATCTTCAATTAATTTAAGAAAAGCTCGTTGTTTATCACTTCTTGCTTTAACTCTAGGTAACTCACCACCTAGTGCTCTGTGAAAAATTGTTTTATTACTCAATTCAACCCCATTCAACCTATTTTCAATTTCCTTACCTGCTCTTTTTGAGATTTTTTCAGTTTCATCAGCTAATTTATATGCTGGTATCTTTGTTTTATTACGTGGTCCTGCCATTTAAAAAATTATTAATTAATCTTATATCCAAAATATAATAGATGATTACAATTGTACAGTACAATTAATTTTTCATTTTTATATACTTGATCTTCAATAAGATTATTTTATAAGTTTCACATCTTTTATGAAACTTAATGCTGATCCAATTACTTGATGCATATCATAGTATTTATATTCAGCCAATCGTCCACCAAACTTTACATTATTCTCCAATTTAGATAACTCTTTATATTTGTTATATATTTGCTGATTCTCTTCGTTATTAATTGGGTAAAATGGAGTTTCGTCTTTTGTCCATGTTATTGGATATTCCTTTGTTATATATGTAAAAGGAGCTTTTTTATTTTCAAAGTGTTTCCATTCACTAATTCTAGTAAATGGTACATCTTCGTGTGTATAATTAATCACACTATTACCTTGAAAATCTTCAATTTCTAATCTTTCTGTTTCGAACCGTAATGATCTATAATTTAATTCACCAAATTGATAATTGTAGTATTCATCTATCCTACCAGTGAATATGATATTTTCTGATAATGAATTTAAGTAATCCCTATCAAGAAAATAATCTGTATTTAATCGAACTTCTATTCCATCTAATAAATTTTCAAATATCTTAGTATAACCATCTTCAGGGATACCTTGGTAGATATCATCAAAATAATTATTATCAAAATTAGTTCGTATAGGTATTCTCTTTATAATAGATGCTGGTAACAGTTTTGGATCTGTCATCCATTGTTTTTTAGTATAGCCGTATATAAAAGTTTTATATATCTGTTCACCTACCATAGAAATAACATAATCTTCTAAATTTTTAGGATTATGTATTTCAATTTTTTCGCTATTAAGTTTCGCTATTGCCTGCTCTGGAGTTTTAACACCGTAAAGCTGGTACAGAGTAAATAAATTAATGGGAAATGAATATAAATTATCTTGGTAATTTACAATCGGGGAATATTTGAATTGGTTGAATGTAGTAAATCTATTTACGTAATCCCAAATTCGTTTAGAAGATGTGTGAAATATATGTGGACCATATTTATGTACATTTATACCATCCTTGTTCTCTGTATAACAATTACCACCTATGTGATCTCTTTTATCTATCACTAAACACTTGTAACCTAAATCAGTTAATTCACGAGCACAAACAGAAGCATATAGACCAGAACCAATAATTAAATAATTATACATATATTACATTACCATCCTTCAACAACTTTAATAAAGTGTACAACTTCTTTACCTGCTTCACCCTGATTTTCCAGTATCTTAACAATATGTCTTGAATCAAACTGAGCTACAGATAGTATATCATAAAAGAATCTATAAATATCTACTTCGGAACATTTTCCATTTTCAACATCATGAACAAAATTTATTAAATCAGATGACATATGATTTATTTGTTGTTCTTCTTTAGTATATATTTTTCTCATATTATTTTCTAAACGTCCAAAAGTTGTTCTCATAAATAGTTAGCTTATCAATTCCAACTACTGTTGCAAATTCATTTACTGCTTTTTTAACATCTTGCCATGCTTCATAATCATCACCGAATATTATACCGTTAGGTGTAAGTAAATCGTAGTAAGCTTTAATATCTCTTATTACATCCACATAATCATGGGATGCATCAATATAAATTAACTCAGCTTTCATTTTCTGGCTCTCGAAATATTTAGCTCCGATTAATGAAGTCATGGGTAATGGGGTAATGTAATCTTGAACTTCGTTATGTACTACATTTGATAAAAATTGATAATATATTTGGGGGTATCCGTTTTTTAATAAAAGATTACGTTCTGGTGTATCTTTTAGATCACCCCAAAACTCTAAAGCTCCAAGCCATGTATCTACACAGTAAATTTGAGTACTTAGTTTATTATCTTTGCAGTACTTACCCATATTTATTGCCGACTGACCTTTCCAAGTACCTACTTCAATAATAGTATCTGGATTACTTTCTTTAATTAAATCATGAAATATTGTAGATGATCCATTCCATCCCTGTAAATCTTCAGTTAATAATTCTAAATTATTATATATGTCTTTTGTTATTATATTCATTATGCTTCTATTACCCAATCCCTAACAAACCAGTTAGCTTTATATTTTATAAGTTCAATTTCTGGACAAACATTTATTTCTCGCTTAACATTATCAGAATATATATATTTATATGCTTCAATAATTGGTAATAGAGAAAAAGCATTTTTTGTTTTATCTACAAAAAATGCATCTTCATGTTTAACATAAAAATCTTTAGATTGATTTTCAATATTTATATTAGGTATTTTATGTTGAATAAAATCTATTATATAATCACGTTTATATAAACCTATATTTGATGAAGGATATGTGGCAAATAAAGCTTTAGTAATTGTATTTTCATCAATTCTATTTTCTATTTTATCTTTAAAATTTTCACCTACCTCACAGGTATCATGTAATAAAAAGAAATAATCATATTCTGGAAATAAATCATGTTTCACACATTCAATTAATGAAGTTAAATCAAATGAATTTGTAGTAACATTTTTATGTTCGATCCAATTAAGATCATAAAAATCATTATTATCTTGACCTCCAACTGCTACAAAAATATCTGATTTAGGTATTTTAGCTTGTATTAATGAATGAAGTAATTTACCTATAGTTGTAGAATAATAATTTTTATGTGAACTTATTATATATTTAATCTTAGCCATTATAATTTATCTCTGTTTTCTAAATAAAATTTCTCATAAGGGTATTGTTCATGCGTTTCATTTAATATTAATTTAGCAGGACAAATACCATGTTGTACTCCATATATCTCATCTATTGTAAATATTGTCTCATACATTATTTTGTTATTTAATAATGAATATTTGCCTTGTTTTATAACTTTAGTATTAGTAGGATTATGAGACATATCTACATAATTAATAACTCCTAAGACGTAAGCCTGTTGAAAATTCTTTTTATAAGTATCAAAATACTTCCATTCAAAAAATCCATCTTCTTCACCAATACCTAATAATCTTTCATCAAAGAATCCGACATCCATGACCTCTTGTTTTTTAAGAACAACGTGACTCCAGCTATTATTAATTTTAAATGATGTTTGATGTTCTTCTATTAAAAGCTTTATATTATGTAAAAACCCTGCACTGTTAATAGCGATATCATCATTTAACATTAAAATATAATCTCCACTAGTATTAATAATTATACTATTCCATAATTTACTCAATCCTCTGAATTCAGTAAACATAATCGGATATACCTGATCATAATTAGCGATTGTAGTTAAGATATCTTTTCTATAATTAGAATCAAATTTTTCCTTATGTTCCCCATTAATTGCTACGATAATTTCTAAGTCAGGTTCGTATTCATGAATTTGTGCCAGTAAAGGTTTGAAATATTTTTCAAACCTGTATTTAAATGTTGTTATTCCTATTGTTAATTTCATTATTTTTTAATCTTGAATTTTTTAGCTTCACACCACTCTTCGAATGTCCAATTTTCTAATTCTTCATACCTAGGTAGAGTTTCAAGTTGTCGTTTCATTGTTCTTACCCGTTCACTCATTGTTATTTGAAAGATAGTGAATTCAGCTTTTAATAGTTTTAAAGGTCTTTCTGTCATAATAATATTTCTTTTAATTTTTCATATAAATTATGTTGTTCGAAATATATTTCCTTATTTAAGATCGGAAAATGTTTCTTTATAAATGTTTGACCTATAATAGTTTTGATATCATCAACAATAGTTTCTGAATCTAAATTTATCAATTCGTGTCCAATTGGATTATAAACCTCTTCAATATTCGGTGCTCCGTTGTATATGGGAATAGTATTACATAATACACAATCAATATATTTCTCAGTAATGTAATTTTTTTCATTACTGTTCTCAATAGCAATTGAGAATTCATATGGTAGTAATCCCTGAAATTTATTTTCTATTGCACCTTTGATTCTTTTATCTGTAAATGGTAATCCTCTACCGAAAATATCAATATCTAAATCACTATTTAGAATCTGCTGAACAACGTTAATTCTTTTAGTATAATTAGCATAAGTCATATTCAAACCAGATACTATCATACTAATCTTTTTCTTTTTCTTTACTTTATCTGTACCTTTAAAGAAATTGTAGTTTACATGATCATGAAACCACATATAAGATGGAGTCTCAATTACACCAAGAAAATCTTCATCTTTTATATTGAACAATGATTTATCATGTACAAGGATATAATCAGCATACGTATTGAATCGTTCATTCTGCCAAACAGGTGACCAACTAGGTTCTTGTACAATACATATTACTTTAGCATTAGGATTATAACCTTCGATAAACTTGTTAAACACTACAGCTACCTCATAATCTTCACCAGTGGTGAACTGTAATAAATCATCATTAATCGGATAATTATCCTTAAATCTTTTTAATAAAGAATCTGAAGAATCGTAATTACTAAAAAACTTTATTTTCATTCTTAAAGGTTTAACATATCCACTTGTTTTTTATATTGTTCTTGATCTTCAGGTTTCAAAGAATGATCATGCGGTAAATGATAAGGAACTATTGGTAGAAGCTTCTTCTTAAAACCTTTACCTTGCAAGCGATAGGATAGATCATTATCTTCACCACCCCAAACAATAAAATCTTCATTAAATTTATTTTCATTCAGAATTTTATTATTCATGATGAATAAACCACCTAAATCTGGTTCAAACTGTCGTCCTAATGAATGTAACTCCTTAAAATTTACTGTTTCATTTTCAAAATCAATACCTGTTAAATTCATAACATCATTAACCTTAAATACATAAAATTCATTATCCTTAATTTTCTTAAGCAAGTATATTAATGCATCATAATCTACAGGATCTATCAAAAGATCTGAGTCCATAACCGCTAGTATACATTCAGGTTCACTATGATAAACAATTACCTTATTTATCTTCTCAGAGCGTTTATAAGCCTTGTTCGGATATGGGATGTGAATTGCACCACCTAACACATTAACCTCGCTGAAATCGAAGATAAATGATTCTATATCCAAACCTTTATCCTGAGCGTATTGTGTAAATTTATTAAGGTAACACCAAGAAAGATTAGTGTTAGCTAACCTCTTCTTGTCTGTCCCCCAAAATAAAATATTAATCTTTATTTTCATCTAATTCAATTTCCAACTTAATTATATAATCATCAACAATATGATCGTAAGACGTTATTATTTTTAATACTTTTATAGGTATATAAACTTCATTTCTACTATCATCTACATATTTCAATTTTAATTCCCTTGTTGGGAGATCAAATAAATCAGCATATTTATTTAATTTGCTCATTTTAATGAAATGAATCTGTATCTCTGATATCTTTATTATCTATTACCTGTGCTGGAAAAAACTCTTTCTCAGCTTCTTTTTTACTCATCTCAACTACATCAGTCCAACTAGCTTTATGTATTTCTTGATCAACAATTATTTTCAAGTTTGGTGGTGTATATAAATCTGACTTCATAACTTTACCATTTTCTTTATATAATACGTTACCATCAACATCTAATTTTGACATATTAGATCTTTGTACTTCATCAAATAATTTTTCAGCAATACCATGTAATCCAAATTCATTGTGACTACCTAATACTACATAAAGTAAATCAGTAAGTGCATCGGCTACACCTACAATATCATTTTCTAAATATGCTTCTTTAAGCTCTTCTAATTCTTCAGCTATTAAATCATATCTTAACTGACACCTCTCAATTGATGGGATTTGTGGTTTATCTAAAATTGGTTGTCCGAATGTTTTGTGGAATAATTTAACTTGATCTAATTGTTTCATATATTTATTTTTTATTTTTTATGTAATTTGTTACTCCGAAAATAATCGCAAAGCCTATCGTTAAACCTATAATTCCTATAATTAATGTAAATACTATAACAAGCGGTAACCATAATGGACATGTTACTATCCACCATGACCAATCCATTATACCTGTTAGTTTTAATATTAAAAAAATTAGGAATAAAATATGCTGCCCATTTTTCATTTATTTTAATTTATCCATCCATCTACAGGAGGAATTTCTTCTTCAGGTTTAAGTGATTCTAATAAAGCTGAAGCAATCCTTTTAACATCTGGTGTGAAAGAAGTATCTTCACCTAACATCCACTCAAGGAATCCCGGTTCTGTTATTGCTTTTTTACCTTTATGTTTAACACCAAAATTAATTACATAATCACCGTCTTTATCCTTAATAAATTTACCAGAGATATCAACTAATTCCTTATCGTAATTTGCTATAAAAGCTAACTGAGCAAGATCATCAGGTAATTCATATTTTTCTAATTGTGCTTCTAATACTTCTAATGTAGCTTCAATATCAGCTTTTGCTCCATGTGAATCTACTAAGTCTTTACCACAATAAAACTCATATGCTTTTGTTAATGTACGTGGTTCAAATTTTTTAAATAAATTACCAATATCAATTCTTTGAACAGTTGAATAATCCCATTCTAAACCTGCTCTTAAGAATTCTGAATATAATAATGGGAAATCAAAACTGTTACTATTGAAACCAGCAACATCACAACCATCAATTAACGCTAACATACTTTTAGATACCTTTTTAAAGGTAGGTTCGTTAGCCACCATCTCGTTTGTAATACCGTGTAGTTCGCTTGCTGTTTCAGAAATAGGTATTTCAGGATTTAATCTTCTAGTCTTAATTTCTTTTTTACCGTCTGGAAAATACTTTAGAATAGCTATTTCAACTATTCTATCTGTAGAAGTATCCAGTCCAGTAGTTTCTAAGTCAATAAAACAAATAGGTCTTTTTAATTTCAGTTTCATTAATTACGTTTTAAACTAAAATAGATCATAAAGAAAAAAAATCAAGTGATTAACTTGATTTACTTTATCAACCTTATTATTCTGTAGGTGGTTTAGGCTTTCTTTTAGCAACAAATTTCTTTGATTTTACAGAAGGTTTTTTTAATTTAACACCTTCATAAAAAACTTTGTCACCTGAATCAATTACTTCTTTAACGACATCTTCTTTTTTACAAGAACAATTAACACATTTACATTTTTTATTTGTCCTAAAAAGATTTAGGAATTGTTCATACAATTTTTTCATAATTTTTTACTGTTTTTAATTTTCTTTATTTCTTCTTCATCCCTTGCAACATAAATTGGATATTTGAATTCCTTACTTTTTTCTACTTGTTTTTTATATAAATCATCAAAATCTTTTGGTTTTTGAATTAAAGTATATCTATAATCAGTACTTATTCTTAGATCAGGTTTAAGTTGTAATAATACATATTCGTTAGATTCTAATTCTTTAACAGTTATTTTATCTTCAATTGTGGGATCATAATGTTTTATAGTTTTTAAAAATTCAGGACTTAACTGAGTTTCATAGTAAATAATTTCATAACTATCTGATCCAAACACATCAGTTTCAATAAAACTACGACCACCTGTAGGTTTTAATCTATCAGCCATCCTCAATTGTCTAATTCTTTCAATAACAAATGGTGGTGTATGATCAAGATCTATATTTACAGGTAACCCGTTAATAAAACTAATATTATATTTTTTGAATAACTCCATGTCATCCAATTCAATATATTCATTCTGTTTTCTATTCTCAATTTTATATAACCATTCTCCAAACTCTTCTGAAGCTTTTTTATCTCTTTCTTCGTATTTAACATCAATTATCTCAGTACGCCTTTTTTCATGGTCGTAATCACCGAGATCTAAACCATCATCAGATTTAATATTCCTTACAGTATCTTCAGGTTTAATCTCGAAAATAATTTCTTTTTTTTCCTTACCCTCTTCAACTATAGAAATTAATGGTACTTCTTGTGATAATGTTTGATTTTCCTTCTTTAAAAAAACAATTTCCTCAAATAATTCCAAAGAATCATCTTCTAAACACAATTTCTTTAGCTCAGTTATTCTTAAATTATTACTATCAATTCTAGCTTGAATATATTTTGGTAATTCTGGCATTATTTTGTATTTTTAAGGTGATTATACATCTCACCGTAATTTACGGTAGGTTCACTTATAATATTATCTTTCTTTGGTTTTATTTTTTTAAGTTTTGGATTCACCTCATACCTTGTCCTTGTAGTAATACCATTATCAATTTTACTATCAATAGCTACAAAATGACTTTCTTTACCATTGGATGGGTAAATTTCTGTATCTTTAATATTTTTCCAAAGTTCTTTTTCTTTGACAATTAATTGATTTTGATCTTTAAACGGACCTTTTTTATTCAAGAGCATTTTAGCTATCTGTGAATTACTATACTTTGGTTTCTTTTTAAGTTTAGGTAACTGAATTTCAATTTTAAAATCAGTACCCTCTGAAATAGTATATCCAAACCAGTTTAATATCGTTTCAAATAATCTTTTAAAAAAACCTACATTTTTTTTCTTAGGTAAATTCTTCAGATTTACTTGACTTGTATAGTAAGTTTTACTCTTAACAATATCTGTAGATTCGGTTTTTTTACCACTTAATAAATCTTTTAATAATTCTTCTTTTTTCATTTTATAATACTTTTATAAAAATCTGCTCTATCAGCAGATACTTTTCTTAAATCATATTTATCTTTTACACTTTCGTAAAGTTTTTCGCCCATCTCTTTTCTAAGTTCTGGATTATCTATTAATTTCTTAGCATAATATGACCAATCCTTATTAGATTTATCTTTAACTAAAAATCCATTCTCACCATGTTTAATATCAATCTGATAAGGTATAACATCAGAACAAATTACAGGTTTTTTGAAAAAACCAGCTTCAATTACTTTTAACTGAGATTTAGCTAAATTGAATTTATTATTTTCTAATGGTATTAAAGATATATCAAAAAGATTATAATTCAAGCTATACGTAGATATAGGTTTAGTCCATACTCTTCTATATGGTAATTCTTGTATATCAGGATATTCTTCACGTTTAAAATCCATTAACCAGTTTAGATAATCCTTATGATTTTCTAAACTTTTGTAATCGGATGTAAAGATTTTTTCATATAAGAACCAAGGTGTTTCAGTAGGTTTTATTGGTCTTTCGTAAATATTACCATATCCATCACGATCCTGAACATTTCCTCTGATATCATAACCACATAATACACTTTGAATTCTATTTTTATATTTTTCATTGATAGAATTAAACATCGGTCTTAATAACTGTAAATCAAATAAATGTGAACTACCACCTAACCAACCTAATCTAACCTTATCTGATTCTTCTGGTTTAATTTGATATTTTTTAGAGGTTGGGTCAACCGCATTAGGAAATACTATAACATTATTATGGTGTTTACGAATATCTTTTGCAAAATGCTCCGTAGTTGTCGTGACATAATCTACTAAACTAAAATATTCAATACTAGTTTCAGCATGTTTAATTTTCTTAGCTAATTCATATTGTGGATGTTTAGGTGAAATCTCCCAATGATCATCAATATCTAAAATTATGATTTTACCCCTTTCTCTTAGTTTTGGTAAAAATATTTTAGCATGTTCTAAACTTAACATACTCTTACTTCCAAATATTATCTGAAATTTATCAAAGAATGCTTCATTATTCCAATCTGGTGCTGGTGTAATATCAATATAAAAATCGTTTCCAAACTGCTTTTGAATCTCAATATGTGGTTCTATAAATCTAAACGATCCAACTCCATAATTATCCTGATTAATTACTAAAATATTTATTTTACTCATGTTCTTTTATTTGAATAAAATATAATTGAAGTAATTAAGATTTTAAATACTATTTTTTCTCTAAATCTTTAATTATCAAATCTCTTATATATTCAGACATTGTTACATGTAATCCTTGTTCAATAGATAATTCTTTTAATCTATCAACAACATCATTATATATCTCTTTTTCCACACGTACTGGTGGTATTTTTAACGGTTTAAGGGTTACATTATTAATAAACTCACCTAATATTTCTCTTGTATACATTTTATCTCTATCACCATTCATATAACGTTTTTTAACATCTGAATCTTCATGAAATAAAGGTTTAAGTGAAAGTTTATGAAAGTAATTACTTTCATTAGTAAACATTTCATAAAACCAACCCTTCTTTTCCATCGGTGTAGATATAACAATAAGTTTACCTCCTGTTGATAACATCGGTAATAAGGAAATCCAGAAATTATCAAGATTCTTTATAAAAGCAGCCTGATCTATAATTACTATATCTGGTGTATATCCACAAAGTCCTGATTCATTAACAGTTCTAGCTTCGATACTACCTGCTAAAAACTCTCTTCTAAATAAATTTTTATAAGTGATATCATCATTACCGATCTTATCAATTTTAGCTAAAAAATGTTTACCGTTTTCTTGTTTAACACCAAAATATAAAATAGATTTATCATAGTGGAGTACTGCATAAGCTGCTGCGAAAGTAGAACATCCTGTTTGTCTAGGTGATTTAATTATAGTGAACTGGTTATTTTCAACAGCATCATAAAATAATAAAGCATTTTCTTCATTTAATTTATATCTTTCTTTTTCAAATTTCTGATTATTAATTGATATAGTTTTCTCTATATTTTTAATATACATTTGTTTTTTTAAATCCATAATTATAAATAGTAAGATTTAAAAAATTTGTAATACCTTTTTGTATTTATGTATTACAAAAAACCCTCAGAGTTTTAATTCCGAGGGTTCACCGTAACATTAACTAACGGTCCTAAGTCAAATTAATGTTTATTTTAAATATTATTGTTCTTTACCGTATTTTTGTTCCCACCTATCTTGTACTAATTTCAAAGCTGCTACACCATCTTTCTCATCACAAAGTAACCTGATAGCTGTAATTTTAGCTTTATCTCCTTCAACAAATTTAATTGCTGAAGCTCTATGGTGACCATCTAATATATGATCCTTCAAAGAGATGTAAATAGGTTTTGCTGTTTTTATATCGGTTTGTTTAGACATTTTCTTAATTTTATCTAAATCAACTTCTTTTTGTAATGGTTTAAGTTGTCCTACAGATACAATCACTGGTCTTACGTGTATATCAAATTCAAGTAGCGTATCCTTTACAAATCTGAAAGGTGCACTTACTTGCGGTAAATAAAACGGCTGTATCGGCTTCTGTTTTTGTTCTTCCATTTCCTATAAATATCCTAATAAATACATATTACATGTTTAGGTTTAATATCTACTGTAATTACAGTGACTCCATCAGCATCAGTATAATCACAAACACCAAAATCAATATTTAATTCATCAATTATTATTTGCATTTTTGAAATTTCAGTACCTGTTAGATCTAAGTCATGTATGAAAAAAGAACACTCATTTTGATTTTCAAAGCTATTAATCAAATTAAAGATTTTTTGAGTTGTTGAAGGAGCTACGTAGTCATATAATTTAATTTCAATATTAGACCAGACACCATTTTTATAAGTTGGTTTAGTTATACTACTCACCATCCAAGATTCAATACCAGTAGATACATCAAACTGTACAATAAATCGACAAATCTTTTTTAATTCGCATTCAATAAATAAATGACCAGTAGATGTTCTAAAATTATTCATATTATTCTATTCCTGCTAATCCACTAAGGACATGTATATTCCAATTTGAGTCTCTTCCAGATTTACTTAAAAAGTAAGCTACAGATTCTTCATTATTTGGTAATGATTCAGTTTTAATAAATTCATTATAACTTGGTAAAGTATAGTGTTTCATATTACTTACAATCTGTTGTAAATTAACTTCAGTTATTAATTCTTTTCTATTTAATTGAGTGAACTGATTTTCTGTTAATAATATCTTCTTCATTATCCTTTTAATGCTTTTGTTAATTTAAGGAATGTAACCGCTTCTTCTATTCTAGCTTTGATTGTCTCTTTATCTTTCAAATTTTCATTTACTACTCCAACCATACTACCTAAAATATCATATACACAATTTTCAACTAAATCTACAAAATCTGAAGTATTTGTTGGTAATTGTCCGCTAGGTTGTGATGAAGGTAAAACTGCTTCAGTTAATTTAGTAGTAGTTCCTTTAATTCCTTGGGAACGTCTTTTCATTTCTTCCCTAATATCAAATATAGGTGCAACCTGTTTAGTTGCAGATGGTGAGGATTGTTGTTTTTGTCTAAGTTCTTCCTTAATAACATTTGGTTTTTTTCCACCTATTAATCCTAAAATTGCTTCTGGATCAACACTGTTATACCCTTTGGCATCAGCTACACTACCCACTTCAACCATTTGAAGTGTACCATTAGATCCAGCTACTTGTTTAAAATTCAATTCAGTTGCTGAAGGTAGATTTGATTCGTTAATTACTTGTGCTGCAACACGAGGATCTACCGCTCCTGTAGTTTTAGCTCTCATCAGTTCAGTTTCCTTAGTAACTGTTCCTGCCATCATAGCTGCAAGCATTGCTTTCGCACTTTGTTTATTATCCATAATATAATATATATTTATTTAATATTTATGTAAATATTAAATTTTGTCCTTATCATTTTTACCAAAGTTTACTATATTTTTGAATTTATTTCCAAACTTTGTAAACCATGACGGTGTTGAAGATGTATCAGGTGTAGGAGTACTACTAGTCGTACTTGTAGACGGTGTAGGAGTCGCTGTACTTGGCTGTTTACTAAATGGTGAAGTAGTAGAGCTTTGTGGGGTAGCTGGTGATGTGGGTGTCCCTGTAGGTGCTACCTGTTGAGCTTGACTATTACTTCCAAATGTTGCTGCCTTAAAGATAATCTTCATATCTTTATCATTAGGGTTATACTTAGGTCTAGGTGAAGTAAACCTATCATTACCTGTTTCATTCATGGTTTTAATACCATCAATTCGAAACATACGCCAACCGGGAGTATAAGTTAATGGATCTACTTTACCCCCATTAGAACCATTCTTTCCCGGTGGATAACTATAACTCACACCATGTACTTCCCAAGCTCGTAAAACTGCATTATCGTACTGATTGATTCCATAACAGAATGGTTCTATTCGTCTCCATCCTTTTACGTAATCAGGTTTATCAGCATCAAAAGGTGATTCATAGTAAATAGTAACCAAACGCTTATCTTCGATAGCCTTGATTATTTTATTACGTTCAACAGTTTCAGTTAATAACTCTTGATATATGTTGGTTAGTTTCAACATTAATTAAATAGCATTAATATCGTAAGGTTTTTGTTTTGTCCATTCATTACGAGCTAGTTGACTTTTCCTTTCGTTTTTATCTAAAGAACTACCATCAACATTTTTTGTTGTTTCGTTAATGTTGTAAGGTGTTGCAACAGTTCTTTTGTTACGAGCTAACTCAGCAAGTCTTTCAACTTCTGCAATTTGTGATAATTTAGATTTTGCCATTTTATTTATTTTTTATTTTCTTCAATATTATTTTTGATTTTACTAGTTAGGATTGCATTAATCTTCTTAATTTCTTCCTTAGTTTTCATAATCAAATCCTTTTTTTCTTTTAACATCTCCCGAAGTGCAACTACCTTATATTTATTAAAATCTTCACTTTCGTTGATTAAATTAAATTGCTCTTCAGTAACTATTAACTTTACTTTCATTTCTTCATTCATTGATAAGGGTGTTAGATTGCTGTTATAATCCTTATCATGTGTTTTTCTAAATCTATTTTCCATACCAATTTCCATTGTAGTACGTTTTTGATTATCCACCATATTTCTATCTGTTGATAACACTGAATTGATCCAAGTTATTGCTGGAGTCCAGTCATCTTGGTATTCATTTTCAATATCATGTTTGAACCGTTTTACTTGTTCATAATTCATTGTAGGGTTTTGTAAAATACCTTGGATTCTTCTATTACCTTCCCCACTCTTAGATTGTAAAAACTCAACAACATTATGTGGAACATGGTATTTTTTACCAGTTATTGCTGAATTAGTTTCAACCAATTCATCTTCTTCCAAGAAAGTTGTAAGTAATCTATTCTTACCAACTTGTTGCCTTGTAGCATCTACATAACTATCAGTTGTTGCATTAGTTTTTATCTGTTCAGGTGTTTCAACATCATCATTATTACCTATGATATTTAAATGACTATCAATTATTTCATTAACAGAAACGTTCTCATTCAATTTTTTAAGTAATTCAGCCTTAGTTATTCTCATCAAAGTATTTTTATATAAATAGTATAAACATAAAAAAAGCAACCTGTTACAGTTGCTTTATTCCTCAAATTCTAAAAGTTATTATACACATATTACCTCATTGTAAATATCTTTTTCTATAACTTCTAAATCTTCGAAAGATCCGAATTCAAATTTTGATAATACCCACCTCATTTCATCTAAAGGCGTTACTATCTCTTCCATTGTTGTTTCATCTAGTTTAACTAATTTGTTCGTATACTTTATAACAAGATCACCACTTAATAAATAATTCAATTCATTTTTAACTTCAATATCATTTGATTTGAAGAATTCAATTATTCTTCGCTCTTGTTCATTCTTAATACTATTTTCTTCGGGTGTTAATAACTTAACATCAGTAAAATCCAAATGGAAATCGTTAAATATCTCTCTAGGATCTTTTCCTTTAAGATTCCAGAATTTTACTTCTCGCTCTTCCATCTCAAATAATGGAACATTTTCATGTAACTTTGGATCATAATCCTCAGCAAATAACACGTCCTGTTCACTTTCACCATCCTTATTCAACGGCATACCACTAACTAATTCCATTTCTTTATCAGTAAATCTACCTCTTTTAGTTGGATCAGTTACAATCAAATTCTCTCTAACTTCAGGACCGAAACATACGGTAAACATACTCATTCTATTATTGAAGTTGGCTATTGCACGAGGAACATTATACACCCCTGTTTTAGTTGGGTTTGTTATAATTTCCATTTCATCAATTAAATAACTATGACCAAGATCAGCATGTGATTTACGTGTTCCGTTATTTATATAATACACATTCTTACCTAAATCAGGATCTAAATTTGCTGCAATTAATAATTCCATATGGGCTTGTCTGGACATTCCCCTACCATTTTTGTTCTTTTTATGTTCTAAATCGTATTTGTAATTTGCTACCTTTTGTTTTACTCTACTTTTATTAGCAATCTCTACAAGTGGAATCTGTTGATTATATATCCTTTCTAATTGAGAATAGTAGAGTTCAATAAATCCTTTTCCATCTCCATCTAATAATAAAGCAATTCCTGTTTTAAAGGTATTTTCAATATAAGCTTGTAATATACTGGATTTTAAACTGTTTCCTGTTATCTTAATTTTACCTTTTGGTGATTTAGTTGCGTAATTTTTACGAGCAATATTAATGGATGAAGTAAAAATACCATCCTCTTCAAGTTTCATTACACCCTTCATATAGGTTTCATTAAACTCAGCTAATACCGCCAAATATCCTGTAATTTCTTCACCAGCTTTATTTACGTATTTAATATCATCAACATTATCAGGTAAATTAAAGTTAGCTCCATCCGTATCAATAACGATAGGTGTAAAATTATATTTCATGAAATGAGCTATCATTAATCTCAGGTACTGACGACCAGTACAAGTAATTTCCTCACCTACAATATTATCACCCCAATTAAATATTAAAGGTGATGATAATGCACCGAACTGCGAGTTCGCTAGAATTTTAATAGGTAATTGTTTAGTATTATATAATGAAGCCAATTCCTTATCTAATGGATTTCCAGTTTCCTCATATAATGCTTGGTGCTTTGCAGATAGTACTTGATATTCAATACGTCCATCCCTGAAGTAAGTTAACATATCTTCAAGAACGTTTGTTATATCTAAAGTTGGGAAAACATCATGAGTTAATTGTATTGACGGGTATAGGGACTTGAAGTCCATTTTTAAAACGTTTGTTTTATATCCTGTTAAAAACAATCTTGATAAACCTCCCACAATGTCTCTCTTTCTATCAACAACAGGTATGGCAACATTATTCTCATAAGAATATGTAACCATTAACATTTTCCACTTACCAGCATTACCCATTGTACTGGATCTTACATATGTAGTAGGCATTATACCACCCATCATGAAATTTGATTGACTAAATTCATTGTCAACCATTTCAGTTTCAGTTAAGTCATCCAGAAGATACTGTTTTACGACTTCCTTACCTGTTATTAACTCAACATTATTTTCATCATCTCCAAAAAATTCACTTATACTTACTAATTTTGGTAGGAGTGTAGATTTATCAGGACTATTCGATACCTTTCTAACTATATCCTTTAATTTAGTAATATACTCATCAGCTTTATCTTGATATTCGGTTGGAATTATATTATAATTATTGTTTACTTTGTTTATATAATAATTTTTATTATCCTTCCAGATGGTATAGATCATATCACCCTTTACATACATACGATTTGGTTTTGCAAACCCTTTGTACTGACAAATATATTTTAGACCCCAACCTTTGATATCACTATTAATCGCCTTAGTAGCTCTAACAGCATGGGAAATATCAATAACATTAATTCCCCACATTACTGTTTTTAAATAATTCTCAACTTCTCCACCAAACTTAATGGTAGATTTTTCACGTTTTAGTGGGCGATCTATATTTAATGAAGTTCTTACATCATAACTGATATTACCATCCTCATCACGAGTACCTAAATCAATTCCTAATATATTAGCTCGTTTAATGATAAATTCAAAGTCAAACGCTTCAGAATTATATCCTGCAACAATTGCTGGTTTTAGATCATATATTGTTTGGAAAAATTCAATGATCATCTTTTTTTCACTTTCAATAGGATCGTCTAAATCAATTTCAAGAACTTTTGCAAATCCTCTATTATCTTTCATTCCTATAAGGAATATGTTACCATCTTCACCTTTTAATGAAGTGGTCTCAATATCAAATAAAAACTTATGAACTGAATCGTAAGATGTGAAACCTTTGAATAATCGTTTCCCTGTAGAAATTAAAAATTGTTCTAAACCTGAATAGCTTAGAAACATATTATTTGGATCTTTATGGATTTTATAACCAGCTTTGAAGAAAAACTGCATTAAACTACCGAAATTCTTATCAGTACTTACTTTATATTTAAAACCATGTTCTAATCTTGGATGATCATCAGTTCTAAGGGTGGTTACGGTAATACCATGATATTTCATGGCTTTATTTAATTCAACTCTATTACCGTATAATTTTTTACCTGCTTTTTTGAAATCTTTAATAAATAAAAATGGAGTAAACTTTTGTTGCTCCATGTATTTACCCTTTTCAGGGTGATCTATCATTAAAAATACTTCATTACTAGCGTAATCCCCTTCAATACCTGTAATGTACTTTTGTTCGTCTCGTCCCTCTAAGAACGTTTTAATTTTTGCAATTTTTTGTGATTTTTCTTCCTCTGTCATTATTTAGAAATTTTAGTTATATACATATTTAAGACCCTGTACCGGGAGTGCTAACTAAAATACTACAGAAAGAAAAAAAATCAAGTTTTATTTCACTTCATAAGAGAATGTAAATGAATAAATGTATGCTATATCTGTACTAGTTGTGTATGTAAAAGATGCAGTATCATTAACTGTATTAGCTATTAATGATACTGGATTAGCTGTACTTACAGGTCCAAAACAAACACCATTTAAATCTGTTGCAACTGTAAAGTTAGATGATATTGGTAAACTTATTTCCACTGTTGTAACTGTACTAGTTCCATTTGTTGCATCAATTTCCATTTTACCATATACAGTTACTATATTATCTACTCTTGTATATTGACATTTATATGCAGTAGTACTAGTAATATTAGCAACATTTGTTAATGTCGGTGTATAAGTACCTCCAGTCATGTTTCCACCTGAACCGCTAGAAACACTACCATCAGCCATTAAATATTGACTAGAAGTTCCACCTGACTTAACAAATGATAATGCAGTTAATGTACCTGAATCACTAAGTATTATTTTACTTACTCCATTAGTTCTAGCATTTAAAAAATCTCCAGAAGCACCACCAGTATTCTCAACAAGTAGATTATATGTTGTACCAGTACCATTATTAATGAATCTAGCGTTTTGAGTTTTTTTATAATTATTTGATTGTATGTTTGTGGGGTTATTACTTCCACCATTATTCTTTATATCTATACCATATGTTCCACCATTATTATTTATAACTAATGCTGTATTAGCTTTATTTGTTATTGTTGCAGTCCCATTATAGTCTATACTAAATATAGTACCGTTATTATTAAATGAATTTTCAATAAAAAGACTATTCGAAAAGTTTCTAAGTCTAAAATCAGTCCTACCAGTATCTCCATATGTTATACCTGATGTAGTAAAATCAATTGATGATGATGATCCACTTGACAATCTATTAAGTTCAATTTTTGTTGTTGTGCCTGTACTTGAAAATCGCTTAACCCCAACAAAAGTTTGATCTATAGTTGTCATTATACCACCGAAAGAAGATGATGCTGGTTCTAAATTTAATATTCCTGATGATAATGTTAAACCTGAAGCATTCGGTGTATTACCAATAATTTCTGTACTAACTCCACCACCTGTACTAACAGATCCATCTGCCATTAAATATTCTGATGATGTACCTCCTGATTTAATGAAAGCTGGTGATGTAAATGTACCCGAAGTTTTTACATTTCCGTTTAATCCTATATTAAAATAAGCATTACCTCTAGTGATATGAAAACTATTACTAGCAACACTCATAAAAGCCGCTATACCGCTACTAGGCATACCAATAGTCCAATCATCACTATTGGGACTTAATGTACCGAACGTAAGTCCAGCAGTATATCCAGTGGTAAATCTATGTATAGCTACTATAGTATTGCCACTAGGATTTTGAAAATAACTATTAGAACTGCTAAAAGTTTTAGATCCACCGATTGATTGATTTAGTGTTGTTAATATACCTCCGTTAGTTAATGAAGCTGGTTGTAATATTAATGTACCTCCAGATATAGTTACACCTGATGAATTAGGAACGTTTCCTATAACACCTGCTGTTATTGATCCACTATCAGTAGATACACTTCCATCAGCCATAAGATACTGACTAGATGTACCTCCTGATTTAACAAATGAATTTGCTTGTATTGTAGTACCAGTTAATCCATTAGTTAATGTTCCACCTGTTAACGGTAACAATAATGTTAAACCAGAAGCTATCACATCAACATTTTCTTTTGTTAAATTAGCTAGTTCTGTAAATGTATTTCCAACATTATAAGGACTAATAGATTTATTTTTAGTCTTACTTGTAATGTTTACGGTTACACCCGTTAAAAAGGAGTTTATATTCATTTCGTATTATTAATTAAATTCTTCGGTAAATGTATTATTGAAAATATCATTTCCACTTCTATTACTTCTATTATATTCATTAAATAACGAGCTTACAATATTAATATATAGATCATCGTTTATTGGAGCTATAAAAGTTCCAGTTATATTACTTTCTTCAGTGTCATAAAATTCAATTTTAAACTCACCTTTATATCTACCTATCTTATTAGTATCTTTTTCAGAGAATTTATAGTAGATATAATATTCTTCTTCTTTCACTAAACAATCCACGCAAGGTTCTTTTAATATTATACCTGCCCTTTGTTTAGTAATTCGGTAACTATTATTTTCAACATCAAACATGGAAAATGTAATAGTACTATTTTCTAATGCGTTGTAGAATTCTTCATATAAAAAATAATTATCTTTATTTAATCGCATTACTAAAATAGGTAATGTAGCTCCTTGTTTAATATTAAACTCTTGTATCATTCTATTTAGTTAAATTTGAATTAATAATTATTTCTGATCCACCAAAATTCTCTGGTCTCCTATAAATATCTTTGAATGTATAATAATTTCTAATAATTTCAGGAATAGTTAGGGGTCGGCTGTACATGGATGCTACTGAAATTCCACCTATAAATGATCCAGAAAATTCACGTTCCATAAAAAGTCCAGTATCTTCACTATCAACCCCATCAAAGGTTATACTTTCAAGTAATCCTTGAGTACCACCACCGATTGAAATATTAAAGGGTACACCTTGTTGTTTACTACGATGTAATTCTAATTCTCTGAATATTGGTTCTTCAATCATTGTTTTATATACTGGTCTACCATTAACTAAGAAAGTTAATTTACCCTTTTGAGTATCTGGTATATCTTCGAATGATGTACATTCCTCTATATAATCAGCACAAAAACTTGTTAATCGTTGATTACGCTTGAATATGATAGTTACGTTAATCCAACTATTTTCAGTATCTCCCGTAAAAATTAACGGTGTTTCTTCTTCCTTTATAGATGTAAGTGTATTACCTGAAATATCCTTGCGAACTATTACTGATTTATATCCTAGCTTATTATCTTTATAAAAGAATCCAATCCCATTTACATCATTAACAGTTGTTCCAGTATCATAGGTTAAACCTGTACTAATTAAACTTGTATCACCCGTAACTGGTGATATTAATGTATTTTCTGAAGTAGTTTTTCCAGTTTCATTATCAATAATATTATGAAATTTATTCTCGGATCTTGATCCCATGAAGAAAAAGAAACCCTTATTTTCTGGATAAATGCTATTCAATGAATTTGTATTTGTAGATACTTCTTGAGGGTTTAGCCAGAAATTTAAGGTAAATCCTTCCTCAGTTCTATTAGGTAACATTAAATAAGGGTAATCATACAATTTGTAAAATCCTTGATAAAATCCTCCGTCTAAACTTAAATAACTCTTATGAATGTAAGTGTCATTTTCAAAGCTAAGATTATAATTATATGTTGATCCTGTAACTGGTTTAAGTAATAAAGTAGATCCAGTGGTGAATGTTACAGTATCACCAGTTATGTTTTGCATATAACCAGTATCTACACCACATAAACCTAGATCTGAAATAGTAAATCCTGAACTTGTTCTACCTGTATAATTATACAAACTGGTGATATTATTTACATCAGAGTACTCTGCAAAATCATAATAGAAAGTAAGATCATCAGTTATTAAATAACTTTCTGCTAAACTTCCTTTCTCAAAATCTAAATCCTTATCATCAGTTAAAACTAAATCAAAAGAATATATATTAACAAAATCAAATTGTAAATTTTTTGAATTATCCATTTATAGTATTACACCTAGTTTCTTTAAAGTTTCTGTACCAACAATACCATCTGCTGTTAAACCATTTTTAGATTGAAAGTCCGTAACCGCATCATGAGTACCCTTACCAAACCAGCCATCATTAATTAAATTATAACCATGCTTATTTAATGCATTTTGGATCTTAATTATATTACCATCCTTCATGTAAGGATTTCTTAATTTATATAAAGTTTCTTTCTTTAAAACATCACCATGTAATATTGTGAATGTATAAATTTTATTATCTTTAAATAATCCTCTAAAATCTTCTTGCATACTACCTTGAATCCAATTCATTACTGGAGTACCATCAATATATTTTTTACCTTCAAGCTTTGTATTTTTATATTGATTTTTCGCAACTAGAATACATCCTTCGGTATCAAGATTGGTCATCCCACCATGTACTCTAACACCCTCCCATTTATCACCATTTTCAGCTATAATGGTTAATGTTTTATCATCATTATATAATAAAGGCATATCTTTCTTATATTTTGGGGAGTAAGTCATTTTTATTTTATATTCACCATATGGTATACAAGTTTGTGCCTTGATTTTAGCATCTCTTACCGCATCTTCGATAGTTTTACAATATTCTTTACCATCAAGAGTTATATAACCTAAAGTATCATAATCAGTTCCGAATGTTCTATATAATTTAAAATCCATGAGTCTTTTTCTATAAATAGTTTACAGGAGATTTATAAACAAAAAAAAAGTATCACCAAATGATGATACTTTCTCATGAAATAAACAACTACTCAGGATGAGTTTCTTTTCTAATTTACTCTTCGACTACTACAGTTGTTGTGGTAATACCAGTTAAAATTACATTTAACTTATTTTTTAATCCATAATATACATCACTTATAGTATTCCCTGTAAGTGTTATAGAATGAAAATGTGAAGGTAAATTTCTTGGTTCAATATCTACAGGTGTAGGTACTTGTAAAAAATTAGATGTATTAAAATTAAAATTACGTTCACCTGCTAAATAATCAGTATAACTTTTAAAATAATTTACTGTTACAGTTCCTGTCATTGGTGTGATCACTTCAGGTGTAATAGTAAATGCACCTTCAGGGGTATCATGATATACAGATTGCATTATTGTAAAGTTTACAATTTTTGCAATGGGTTGTAACACTATAAATCCACTATCTACTTTACCTTCTAAAGGTTTAACATTAGTACCTATTTGTAAATACATCTTATTATTTCTTTGCTTCTGGTGCTTGTTCAGCTACCTCTAATTGTTTAATAATACCATCTAGTGTTTGTAATGCTATGATTATATGTTGGTGATCCTGACGTGATAATTGCACGGTACTTGTTACTCTGTCTAAAATTTCCAAAGCTTGTTTTGGTGTCATTTGTTGTTCCATAATTATTTTCTTAATTTATATTAATATAATTTTTAATTTATTTTTTATAAATACTATTTCTCCCAATATTTTTTTGGACAAGAAGATGCATATGGTGAAAATATTTTTTTTGATAAAACACATCCACATGCTCCACATTTAAACTGATTTAATAAAGCATTTTTATCAGTCATTGCTTTTAATAAAGCATTATCTAATTGAACCTTAAAGGGACAAGCATCACATATAGTTGCTCTATAATTTGCAATTTCTTGTTGTTCTTTACTTGGGTTAAATGAGGTAACCCATGCTGTAAATATTTCACTAATTTTAGCAATCATATAAATAATATATATTTATTTATTTAATATTTAAAGTTTATTTATAATAACTCACTAAAACATTCAGTAGCTTGTATAATATATCCAGTTCCACTATCAATTGTTATACCTGTAGTATATTCAGCACAAACAGATACATTACCTTCAACAGGTACACTTCCATAAGTATATCCTCCCTCACAAATTCTATAACCAAAAATAAGTTCTGTTAAACCTGTATTATAAATTGTAAAAGTATAACAAAGTGTTGTAGAACCAGATCCTATAGGACAAGATGTTAAATCCTCATAAGGTGCTATATAATCAGGATCTGAAAATGTGTTTGTTTTAGTTGCCTGTGGGAGACCAGAAATTCTAATAGGAACATCATAAATATCCAAAGGCTCTTGATATAATGGATCTTCTATATCTACTATATCTGTTCTTACTCTTTTTAATGTAAGTACTTCTCTATTACCTGTATTCATATTTTTTTATATTAATTATTTTTTTTTAATCAGATTCACATCTTGAAGTAGCTTCTATCCATCCTCCAGTTATTACTACTGAATCATCTACACAATAAGAAGTACCTTCTATCCATCCTCCAGTAACTGCATCTACTGGTAAAAATGTTCTTTTTGGAACTAAATAATTATCACCATGACCAGCCATATTTGTACTATCAAATACATACTTTTCAATAGCTTCTGATTTAGTTACTGGTTCTTGTGAAGTCACATGGAACTGTCCCGGTTTTAAATCAAATCCACTAGTTTGTAAATCTGTAAATGTCACCATATATTTAAGACCTTTATCTACCCAAGCCATTTAATTGTTCTTTTAATTTTTTTATTTCATCTTCTAAATCCTCTACTTTAGCAACAAGTACTGCTGTATAATTTATTGATAGAAAACCATTGTTATTAGTAAATACTGCTTCAGGCATATAATTTTGTACTTGTTGTGCAGAATATCCATAATTAATATTAGTGCCTTTAATTGCATCTTTCCATGTCCAAGCAATTGCTGTAATACCATTTGCACTGAATTTCTTATTAACTATATTTTTAAGTCGTATATCAGAAGTTTCAATAAAATTATCTGCTGTTATATCAGAACCTACTGTCATTGCACCATTTACGTTAGCAATAGATACTCTTGTTGTCCAAGTTCCTGTTCTAAATGTTTGAAGCTGCATATCACCATCATCACCTAGATGAAATGCTGCACCTCTTGTAGCTGTTACAGAGTCATTAAGTTGTAACCTCGCTCCAGTTGATAGATCATCATCTGCGGCTTTTGTTATAAAAACCTGCCCGTTTTCAATACCTAAATTTTTATTGAATGCCGTATTACCTCTTCCAAGTACAGTATCTATTGTATCTACCTCAGTAAAAGAAGTTAAATAACCCGCATCATTTGTGAAATAACTAACTCCAGTAGGTTTACCAGTTACATCAGTCCATGCAGGTACATAACTTATAGATTTATATAAACCAGCATGATTACCCCAACTATAGGCTGTATTACCATTTGAAATATCTGTAGTAGTTGGAATTACATAACCTGCTGTTAAAGTAAGTGCTAGAGTACCTGATGTTGTGATTGGATTACCTGCTATACTTAAACCAGTAGGTACACTCATATTTACTGATGTCACTGTACCTGCATTACTAGTATATCCGTTTGGATTACTTGCTAAATAATATGTAGAGTTATCGTAACTTATTACACCTCCTGTACTTTTAACAAAACCTGTTCCTATTAAAGCATCTTGTTTTCCATGCCAAATAACAGATGATGATATATAAGTATCAGCAATAGGAGTTCCTTGCCAAGTACCTGTACCGATTGTACCTAATGTTGTAATTGAGGTTTGACCTACATATGTTGATGCTATATCAATTGTAGGTGTTAATCCACCACCCCCTGAAACAGTTATTCTATTAGGTGTTCCAGTAGTTGTTATTGTCCAAGTTCTATCAGTTGTTAAATTTTGAGTTGAACCATTAATAGTTATATTAGTTGCAGAAGTTGTATATGTAGTAGAAGGTATTTCTTCATATGCATTGGTTGAATTATTTTTAACTACTAATGTATATCCTCCTGAACTATATGTTGTTGGATCATTGTAAATCGTTGCTTGGAACGTTTTAGATCCACTAAATGTTTGAGATCCAGTAGTTACATAACCTGAATCACTTGCACTAGCAGGAATGGAGCTTATAATACCTGTACCTGAACTATAAAATATAGGGTATGTTGCAGATAAATCAATATCTGCTCGAACTTCAGCACCAGTTCTAAATTTTAAATCACCTCCATCAGATACAATAAACTTATCAACATCTGTTGTAGCAGCCTGTAAATTGGTTATAGTGATATTAGGTGTAGTAAATCTACCTATATCACTAAGTGTTGTTGTTGTAACTGAATTTTTAGTATATGTAAATGGGTTACCTGTAGCTGCTGTAGCATGATTTATGTTAATAGACTTTGCACCAGCAAGAGTTGTATTAATATCAATAGCAGTTCCACCTGTATTAAATATACGCACACCTGTACCAGTTGAAGTATTTGCAATATCTATACCTATACTGGTATTTATATTACTTACATAAATACCTTTACCACTTGTATTATTACTTACACTATAACCATTCCCTGAAGAGGAATTAGAAACATGTACACCATTACCACTACTACCATTAAAAAGATCAATACCAATACCAGTACTACTATTAGTTACACTTATACCTCTACCAGTATTTGTATTATCTACATGTAATCCTCTAGCTGTATTACTATTGGTCAATTGGAAACCATATCCATTACTAGAATTATTTAAATAAATACCATAACCAGTACTACTATTATTAATATCTATTCCTATTCCACCAGATATATTATTAATATATGTTGCTTTACCTGTAGAACTATTTGTTACATCAATAGCATTATCAGTACCTGAATATATTATAGTATGACCGTAACCTGTAGTTATTGTTTGAAGTATACTGTGGTTAGTTCCTAAATCAATATTTTTAGTTGCACCAGTATAAGGAACATATAAATCATTACCTTGACCTAATGTTATAAATTCATCTAATTCAATAGCATCATCACCAATTACTCTTCCACTGAATCTTGCTGATATCAAATCAGTAGTAAATAAATCTAACTTATATGTGGGTGATATCCCAAATCCAATTTTATGAGTTGTATCACCTATTAAAACAACGTTATTGACTGAACTGGATAGATTATGACCAATTAATATATTATTGGTTAAAGTACTACTAGCATTAATATTATTACCAACATAAATACTATCAGATCCTGATGTAATACCGCTTGCAGTATAAGTACCTATACCAATATTTCTTGATCCAGAGGTGATTCCACTAAAACTACCTTGACCGATACCAATAACTGAAGCACCAGTATTTGAAACATTCAAATTACCAGCATTAACACCTAAATAAAGACTAGTTTCATTAAATGTTCCTGTAGTATGTAATATTCTATTACCATTTTTCCAAAGTGTTTTACCATAATAAAAATGATCACCTACAGTTGCATTTCCACTGATTCTAAATTTTTTATTTTCTATTACAGCATCTTGATTTCTTATAAAATTTAAATCAGCTTCTGGTTTACTATATGTATAACCAGATTGAATATATCTACCATCTAAATTTACAATTACATTAGTTTCATCATTTTTTTTCTTTAATGTTAAATCACCATTATTAACATTAAATGTTGCTCCTGTTAAATAGATATCAATTGGTGGTGTGTAAGGATCTGAGTCAATTAATAACTCTCTCCATATAGTCTCTAAACGAGTCATAGGAGGATAATAAGTACCAGTGTCTATACCACCTAATTTTCCGCTAGGTATGTTTGTAGTTAATCCAGAAAGTAATACAGGAGATTCAGATGTAGTTGCACCTGATAACATTGTAAAAACTAAAGAACTTCCAGAAACAATAACAACGTGACCTTCATAACCTGAATAAGTAAATGGTGTATCAGTTAATTGTAAAAAACTAGTTGCACCTGATGTACCTATTCCACCAGTCATTCCACTAAGTGGTGCAGATAGTACTAAACCATATTCATCAGTAAAAAGGATGTTTGGATTATTATAACCGCCAAGTCTTGCAACTCCCGGTAGTATTAGATTTTCACCTAAATTAATTGATCCCGCTAAAATTGCAGTTTTACCTGTTTCGATTCTAGCCTGCTTAGTTAAGTCGAGCTTTGTTATATATGCCATGTTTCTGAATTATGTGATTTTATATAAAATCATAAACCTTAAAAAGGATGTAATTCTTTTATATAAATAGTTCAGAAAATTATTATTTAATTATATAACTAAAAGTAAATCTATGATTTTCTGATCCTAGACTATATAAAAAGCTTGTAATATTTAATAAAGCATTATCATTTGATGTATCTGCCATTATAGTTAAAACTACACTATTGTTTAAATTTGTCCATGCACCTAAACCAGATAAATCATCAGTATGTGTAAAATTTGACGGAATTGGTAAGGATAAATTTATAGTTGTTGTAGTACTGTTAGCATTAACGTCAAAATCTAAATTTCCATATACCGTTACAACATCTCCAACTCTAGTGTATGTACATGTATGGGCACTACTTGAGGTTATATTAGTAGCATTAGATAAAGTTGGAACATATGTTCCACTTAATAAATTATTAGCAGATGTATTTCCTGTTACAACTAAATTACTATTAATTTGTGTAGTACCTGATCCAGTATAATGAAATTTTATATTACCATTACCATCCGAAATTATAATATTATCTGATATATTACCTAACATATAATTACCTGCACCAATAACAGTATTAGCTGATCCAGTACTTATCCCATTTATGTTAAATCCTACAAACGTATTCCTAATACCAGTGTTAATATTTGTACCACTACCACCACCAATTACTGTATTATATGAACCAGTACTTATTGATGATATATTAAATGCACCTATACCGACATTCTGTTCACCACTGGTTAAATAACCACCTAATACATTACTACCAATAGCTATATTATAATTACCTGAAGGAGTACCACCAGTAGCATTTCTTAATGCACCTTCACCAAATACTAAATTTCCACTACCACCATTATCTCTACCAATACCAACGGTAATATTACCTCCAATTAAAATATTTCGATCACTTGTTAAATGTAAAACACTAGTAAAAGTATTTCCAGACCTACTAAAACCCATTCGTAATTCACCAGTACTTGCAGTTGTACCTTGAACTGGTAATGTCCAAATTCTCCATTCATTATCTTCTGGACCATTACTTGTAGTATATGCGTTACTTGTAAATCGAAGTGCTGGTGCTGGTCTTTGAGAACCATTACTTGCTACGGTGTAATTGTCATTAGCTAATCGAAGTCCATCTGCTAATGTTGCTCCACTAACATTTAAAAGAACTAATAACCCATCATCTTGTATTTTTAATCTTTCTACTGAAGATTTACTATAAACAAAGGGTGCACCAGTAGCTGAAACACCGTTATCAATTCTTAATCCTTCACCACTACCTATATTATATATACCTACATTTCGACTAGCTTTATAATTATAAGATTGAAAATTAATTCCATTTGAACCATTATTATTACTAATATTTATACCAAATGCACCTTTATAATCTACATATAATGCTGTATTTGATTTTGTATTTAAAGTAACAGAACCATTATAGTCTATACTAAATATAGTACCGTTATTATTAAATGAATTTTCAATAAAAAGACTATTCGAAAAGTTTCTAAGTCTAAAATCAGTCCTACCAGTATCTCCATATGTTATACCTGATGTAGTAAAATCAATTGATGATGATGATCCACTTGACAATCTATTAAGTTCAATTTTTGTTGTTGTGCCTGTACTTGAAAATCGCTTAACCCCAACAAAAGTTTGATCTATAGTTGTCATTATACCACCGAAAGAAGATGATGCTGGTTCTAAATTTAATATTCCTGATGATAATGTTAAACCTGAAGCATTCGGTGTATTACCAATAATTTCTGTACTAACTCCACCACCTGTTGAACCAGTAGAAGCTGTGAAATCAGCACTTAGAAAACTGCCATCACCTAAACCTAATAAAATAGTATTTGTACTTGTACCTGTAATGTTTAATGAAATTGGTCTCTTATTATAACCAATTGTCCAATTTTCAGCAAGCGATCTAGTAACGTAATTTGGTATATCAGAAAGATTACTATTTAAACCCATTTATCTCTTTTATTATAAATATTATCATTTACAATTTTATAAGGGATAAGTTAATTAATAGTAATTTATACTAATATTTCATAACTAAAACTAAATGTATATAATTGACTTACACTTGTTTGATCAAAAAATGCACTTATTTCATCATTTGTAGTATCAGCAGTTAATGAACCCAAAAAATTGTTAGGTTTACTAACCATAAGTCCATTTAAATTTTCAACAGATGTAAAATTAGAAGGTATAGGTAAACTCATTCTCATCAATCCAGTACCTGCGCCATTACTTTGAATATTAACTGATCCATGAACAGTTACAATATTACCTATTCTAATAAATTGACATATATGTGGAACTGTTGCTGTTATTCCAGATATGTGTGTTGTTGTTGGAGTGTATGTTCCTCCTGAGATATTATTTGCTGTTACATTACCACTAAAAGTAGCTGTTTGACCTGAACTAATTACTAATGCCTGAGTTTCGTTAGTATAAACATACCAATCAGTCCCTGAATAACCATAATTTACTAATCCATTACCAGATGTATAAATATCCCATTTATTAGCACCAGAAGTTTTAAATTTAATTTGACTATTAGAACTTCCGTCTAATATTAAATTTGGAGTTGAAGTTCCACTTATTGTAATATTATTACCATATAAACCAGTACCTGTTACTATAGTATTTCCAGAAACATATAATTTTTCAGTAGGTGAGGTATGGTTAATACCTAAGTTTCCATTACCATTTAAAATCATTCTGGTAGATCTAGTTTGGACTGAGTTACCTGAAGATAAAGTTTGAGATGTTCTGAATTCAATATTACTAGTTCCTGTTCCTACTCCAATACCTGCTAATAATTGTAAAGTACCTCCTGCAAGGTTATTACTACCACCACCTTGTGTTGAACCAGCACCTATTGTTAAAATTTGTCCTACAACTGTATTACTGGAATTAGTAATACCAATACTCTTACCAGCACCATTGGTAAACTCCAAATTAAAGTTAGGTGATGTTGATATTGTACCAATACTCATATTTCCGGCAATACCGAAATGTCCTGCTGCCTGAACTTCTGCTAATGGTGTACCACTTGGTGTACCGCTAAGAATTAAAGTTTTAGTTTGTGTTTGAATGGAAAATGTTCCTGTATTATCAAAAACAAATGATGATTTTAATGCACCTGCTATTAATGCAGCAGCTTTACCAGAACTATTATCTACTATAAATGCGGCATCTGGTGAACGAGATACTGTAAGATTACTTGTAAACCTTTTAGCTCCTGCAAATGTCTGAGCACCTGTCGTTGTAATACCACCAAATGATGTATTAGCGGGTTGTAAATATAAAGTATTTCCAGAAATAGTTGCACCTGAAGCATTTGGAACACTATCTATTATACCCATACTTAAGTTATATCCAGTAGAAACTGAACCGTCTGCCATAAGGTACTGACTAGATGTTCCACCAGATTTTATAAATGAATTTGCTGTTAAAGTACCTGTTAAAGTACCACCAGTTAATGATAAGTAATTTAGTGGTGGTATCGTTGTCAAATACGTATTTGAGTCTACAGAACCATCTGCTTTAAGAAATTGTGAACTTGTACCACCTGATTTTATAAATGAATTTGATAATAAATCTCCGCTTTTACTCATTGAAGATCTTAATTGTCCATTATGTCTCCATTCTTGTATAGCACCGATCCCGGTATTAGCTGTATTATCTGCAATGAATGTAGGTGTTGTTGTTCCTACATTTGAAACTCTTAGAGCATGACTACTATTACTTGGATAATTTATTTCTAATGAACCTGTTGTTGATTTATCTCCTGTTAGTCCTGATTGATCCGTATTAATAGTCCAACTACCACTTGTTGATCCAGTACTAACAGTTCCATCAGCCATTAAGTACTGCGAACTTGTACCACCTATTTTGATAAATGAATTGGCTGTAATATCTCCACTTAAACCTATAGTTGTACCTGATAATAAATTAGTAAGTGTTCCACCTGATAAGGGTAAATAAGAACCTGATGTAATTCCAGTAAGATCACTTAAAAATGCAATTGTACCACCTTTATTAGGCATAGTTACATTCCAATTAGATGAAAATGTACCTGTTAGGAAAGATCCGTTTGTATCATCTTGACTTTTTAAACCTAAACTTTTAGTTCCAATACCATCTCCACTGATTGCTGTAAAACCACTAGTGAATGTATTTGTTACCATTAACGTAGCAAATGATGACACCATATTAAGATCACCAGTTAACGTACCACCTGTTAAAGGTAAATAATCTGATAAATCAGGAAAAGTAACAATATTTGTATGACCCGATATTGCAGATATAGGTAAAGTAGATCCTGTAATTTGAGAACCTTTTAATTTAAGTTCAACTATTTGTTCTTGTCTTATTAACGATGCCATTACTTATAAATATTATGATACCTTATAATCAGCAATAATATCATCAGTTGGGAAAGGTGGAATGGTGAAGGTTATTTCATCACTTCCAGTTTCGGTATATTGATCATCACGTATTTGACGAATACCATTTAAATATATTTTTGAAGATCCAGATACAAAATTATAAGTGGTGGTAAAAACAGTATTTACACCATCTAATACACCAGTTAATCCATAATCACTATATTCATCACCACCACTAAGACTATACCTGCCATCTAAATTTGTAATAAAAGACCCTAAAAGAGTGGTAAGAGTTAAATTACCATTTGTTGCATTAAAATCTAAATCGGTAATACTACCTCCACCACTTCCACCACCTGCACCGGGGACATAAATTACAATATCTATTATTTGGTCATCACTTAATGGTTCATTTAAAATAATATTATGACTAAGAGTAGTGGTATATTCACTCTCGTTTAATCTCGCACCGTTAATAAAAATATCTAGGTAATCACTATTGAATGGAACTACTGTAGTAATTGTAGTTTGACCGTCTGTAGAAATATAGGTTTCAACAACCCTTCCAAGTCCAGACGTTGATCCTGTTCCGATATCAGTATTATAACTAGTAATTAATACTTTATCATTATTTAATTCAATTGAGATATTCGGACCAGCTTCTAACGTATAGAACATGCGATCTTCGAAATCAAAGGTTTGAATTAAACCTTCATCGTTTACTGATAATACTCTATTTTCTATAGATCCGTTTAATACATATGTTAAGGATGTATTACCACTAACTACTAAATTTTCATCTAAGGTTATACTACCTCCAAAATTTGCAGTAGTACCTGATAAAATTTTTGCTTGGCGGGTTAAGTCTAATAAAGTAGTATATTTCATTTATTATAAATGAGGAAAAACTACACTCAGTAAATGTAATTTTTCCTCATTTATAAATATTAAGAAAAGGGAATTATTTAATTATTATGCTGAACATCCTACACATTCGTAGTCACCATCAGAGGATTTTGTTTGTTCAGTTTTAGTTAAATCAACACCTAAGTGCTTACCCTTCATTTCAATAGGTTCTGATCTAAGATAATACATACCTGTTTTCAAACCTTTAGAGTGTGCATAAAAATGTGAAGAAGATAATTTACCTACTGTTGGAGTTTTCATAAAAATATTCATTGATTGAGATTGATCAATGAAAGGTCCACGATCAGCAGCCATGTCAATCAATTCTTTCTGAGAAATTTCCCAAACTGTTTTATATTTATCTTTTATCCATTTTTCAATTACTGGAATATCTTGAATTGAACTATTATTTTTAATTATTTCATTAATTACTTCTTCAGTCCATAGACCTTCTTTTTCAAGATCTTCAACTAAATACTTATTTGAAATTGTATAATCTCCACCTAATACTTTTCTACTATATAAATTATAATTAAATGGTTCAAAACATTCATTAGCACCTGTTAAAATGGCTGAGGATGCGGTAGGCATACCAGCACAAAATAATGAATTTACAACACCATATTTAATTACATTTTTACGTAACGATTTCCAATCCCACATACCTGACAACTGATCTTCTGTAACTCCCCACATATCAAACTGGAAGATACCTTTACTCATTGGAGATCCTTCAAAATATTTATAAGTTTCACCAGTAGCTTTAGCAGTTTCCATTGATTGTTCAACTGCTGCAAAGTAAATAGTTTCAGCTATTTTTTTATTTAAATCCCTAGCTTCAAGTGAAGTAAATGGTAAGTTTAATAAAGCAAATGTATCTGCTAATCCTTGAATTCCAATACCCATTGCTCGTTGTTCTAATCCACCTTTTTTACCCTCTTTGGTTGAGTATGAATTAATGTCTATTACTTTATTAAGATATTTTGCAACTATTTTAGTTTTTTCATACAATTTTTGAAAATCAAAAGCTCCATCAACTACGTAGTTTTTAAGAACTAAAGAAGCTAACGTACAAATAGCTGTATATTCTTCATCTGTTAATACATCCTTACCAGTAGCTTCAACAATCTCATTACATAAATTTGAAGATTTAATTGTTGATATGTTTTGGTGATTTGATTTCTTATTAATATTATCTTTAAAAGACATATAAGGCATACCAGTTTCAATTTGAGAGTCTAGGATTTTTAACCATAACTCTTTTGCAGAAACTTGAGTACCTATACCTAACTCAACCGCTTTATTATATTCAGTTTCATATTCTTCACCGTAAATTTCATATAAAGGTTTTAAACCTGCTTTCTTAATATCATCAGGACAAAATAAATACCACTCAGTGTTATAATATACTGCTTTCATAAAATTATCTGGAATCCATAAAGCAGTAAATATATCTCTTGCTCTTAATTCATCTAATCCACCGTTTTTACGTATATCCAATAAATCTTCAATATCCTTATGCCAAGGTTCTAAGTATACTGCACATGATCCCGGTCTTTTACCACGCTGATTAAAAAATCGTAAAGCTTCGTTAATCATTTTAACGTACTTTAGCAATCCACCAGCTTTACCATCTTCTTTACCTACGTTACTTTCCTTAGAACGTATATTATGTAATGCGATTCCAATACCTTCAGCTTTTGCTGAAGATCTGCAAACTCTGTTATGTAAATCAAGTAATGAATCTGAATCATCATTACCTAACATACTTAAATTACAAGATGCATATTGAGCATCAATAGTTCCTGCATTTAATGTAGTTGGAGTTGCACTAGAAATTTCATGTAATGATAAACTATCATATAACTCTTTAAAGTCCTCGAATGTATCAGTAACTGATAATGCAACACGAATATACATGTGTTGAGGACGTTCTAGGTTGTTCTTGTTTTTATCCTTTAATAGATAAGTACTTCTTAATTTTCCATATCCGAAGTAATCAAATAAGAAATCTCTTTCGTGTTGAACTACTTCATTAATTTGTGTATGATATTCTTTTACCTTATTTAAATACTCTTCTGTTACAATCCCTAATTCAAATAATCTTTTTGTAACCTTGTAAATATCTTCAGGTATTTCTTTATGTAGTCTCGAAATACCAATATTACCAGCTAATCTGGAATAATCAGGATGTTTGAGGATCATTCCAGCAGCAGTTTGTCCAATAAGTTCATCTAACTGCTTAGTGGTCATGTTTGTACCAATACCTTGAGTGACTTTTAGAAAAATTGTGTCACTATCAACTTTTAAATTCTCTGCTTGTTTCTTGATTCTATTTAAGATTTTACTTGGATTAAAATCTACTTCTGTACCGTTTCTTTTTATTATCTTCATTTTTATAAATATAAAATTTACCTGATTTATTATTAAAATATTTCCAAGTAGTGCCCTATAAAAAGACAACTACTTGGAAATTAAATACTAAAATTCTTCATCAAAATTTAGTTCACCAGTTAAATCAGGTTTTTTATATTCTGTAGGTCTACCCTCGAAAAAATTCTGCTTAGATTTCAATGCAATTTGGTTCATAAAATCTAAAGGTTGACTAACATTGAACTCAGGAGTACAACCCATTTGTATTAAAAGTTGATCTGTTACATATTCCAGATACTGAATCATTAACTTACTGTTCATTCCTATCAGTGGCACTGGTAGAGCTTCTGTAGCGAACTCTTTTTCTATTTCCAATGCTGATAACATAATCTCTTTTATACGAGCTTGTGAGGGCTTATTTACAACATGATTATTTAATAAATGAATTGCAAAATCACAATGTAAAGTTTCATCACGTTGGATCAATGCGTTTGATTGACATAAACCTTTCATTAATCCTTTTGATTTCAAAAAGAAAATTGATGCGAAAGAAGCAGCGAAGAAAATTCCTTCAACAGCAGCAAAAGCAATTAACCTGTCACTGAATGAATCACTTTCAATCCAATTCAGTGCCCAATTAGCTTTTTTAGCTACAATAGGCATATTTGTGATTGCATTAAAACACTCATCCTTTTCTACAGCATTTTTGATATAATTATCAATTAACTCTGAATACATTTGTGAATGAATATTCTCCATCATGATTTGGAATCCATAAAAGAATTTTGCTTCACTATATTGTACTTCTCTTACAAAATTCTCAGCAATATTTTCACTTACAATCCCATCAGATGCAGCAAAAAAAGCTAAAGTATTTTTAATGAAAAATCTTTCATCATCACTTAAATTATTCCAATCTTTTTGATCTTCACTAATATCTATTTCTTCTACCCTCCAAAATGCACTTTCCTGTATCTTATAATAATCCCAAATATCATGATGTTGAATTGGATATATTACAAATCTATTTTCTTGTTCTTGTAAGATTGGTTCTTTAATTACTGTCATTTCCTTGTGTTGTATTATTATTATTTTCTCTTAATTTTCTTTCTTTTTGATCTTGTATTAATTTTAAAGCTTTACCAGCTTTATCTTTTCTTTCAGCTTCTAACGTATCACTCTTTTCCTGATCATATGTTAATTGTGATACTAAACTACTAGTTGCTGTATCAAAATAAATGATATCGTTTCTGAAAGTCATATCTTTGAAGATAATACCATCTCCACCAAACCTAGATTTCAAGATTGCCATGTTAGCTAGATTCGCTGCTTTTTGCTCATTACTTTTAGCAGCCGATATAATTAAGTGAGCTACTTGAGCACGTTTAATTGATCCTTGAATTTGATCTGATGTTACAACATCAGCACTGATACCAGATCTGTTTGTTTGGATTGCAACCCAAATTGCAATATCAAATTCATCAGCAATTGTTTCCAATTGTCTCATAATTAAACTTTCACTAGCTGTTATATCATCAGCAGTTTTACCAGCAACTAAACAATCTAAATAATCAACAATCAACATATCAATTTTACAACCCTTATTTTGTTGGAAGCGTAAATATTGTTTAATATGTTGAGTTGTTGTTGAATCTGATGGACATTTTTTAAGTATAAGTCTACCACCAGCTTTCCTTTTCTCAGCAGCAGCAGCTTTAGCTGTATCTACGTGTTTACCAATATCATTTAAAGGTATTCCAGTATTACATGAAGCATGTTTACGTTGAATGGCTTTTTTAGGATCTTCAAAAAACATTTGAAGTACATTGAACCCTCTACTGTATGCAGTATTAGCTACTTTAGTTAGAAAAGTACTTTTACCAACACCAAGAGGTGCTAAGAATGCAGCTAATTCACCCCTACCTAAACCTCCACCAATTTCAGCATCAATACCGGGAATTCCAGTAGGAATTGGTTTTCTGTAATCATCGGCTAATGCTTCATCTAAATCTTCATCTACTTCTATAGAGTCATCTGTTTTATCTGCAACAGTAAGTGCCTTTCTAACAATATCTTCAATAAGATCATAACTTTCAAAGTTACCTTTCTTGATAATGTTTTGTACTTGAGTTATTGCCTTTACAATTTCTTGTTGCTTACAAAATTTAAGTGCTAAATCTTGAGTTGATTTATCATCTTCGAGGGATTTATTCTTTACTTCATTTAGAATTTCTAATAATGAAGCTTTTTGAATATCATCATTCACCTCAGCTAGGATTGCTTCTTTTAATCCAGTAACTGTAGGTAGTGAGTTATCATATTTTTGATTCCAATCTTTAATGATTGAAATAATATGTTTACAATACTGGTTTTCAAAATACTTTGCCTGTAGTGTAGTGATTATATTTAATCCGAATTTTCTATCACATAATATTTGGGCTACTAATTTAAGTTGGAAATCATTGCCAAGATATCCAAAATCTTTTACATCTGTCATTAAATTTATTAACTAATAGTTAAATAATATATTATAGGTATCTTATATTATATACAGTGTTACCTATAATATTTTTGGGTTACATTGATTCTAAAATCGAAGTGATCTTAGCTCGAATCTTTTTACTTTGTTCTATTGATAGAGCTTCTGAATCGAATCTGCTAAGTGTACGACATAGGTTATCAACAGCATGGATACTTTTTATCAAAATATCTAACTTAATTGTTTCGCTTTCTAGTTTGAGATGTTCTAATCTCAATTCATCATCATTCATAATTACTTATTTTGTTCTTCTACAAATTTCTTAGCTGACTTAATTTCGTCACGCCATTTATTCATGAATTGGTTTTCACGCAAATCATATTTACCATACATGAAGTCAAAATCACGTCTTTTCAGATCACTCTTGATTTGCTCCGTAATACTTTCTACTAGATCTCTAATATCTACAGAGTTTCTTATTTTAGGATTATAAACATCCGCATCAAAAAATCTACTACAAATCTTAAAATCATTAACAAATAGTGCAAACTCAAATTTGTTCTCTTTTCTTTTCTCTGCCATTTTATTTTATATATTTCTTATTGTTTCTTATACTAAGATAACCTGCATTTAAAATAAATCAAGTGGTGTTATTCACTTTCTTTCAAATATTTTTGGTATATTGCTTTTTCTTTTTTTACTATGGGTAGAAACTCTACTAAAAAGTCTTTATATCCATCAGCACCTCCCGGTAATGAATGAATAAAACCATCCTCAACCATTAATCTTAGTAAGTTTTTACCCCCACGTTCTTCATCAGACATTGGAGATTTGGTTTGTGATTCAATTTCTTCAATACAAAGTTCAGTTAAAAAAGGTTCTTTAAGATTCACTAGTTTATAATTTAATTCAAATAAATGCTTACCATTATAAACGTTATCAACTTTCACTGTAGTTTTTCCATCAATTAAATTTTGTAAAGCTATTAATGGTTTTTTCCTAGACTTATTAATTTCAATTGCTCGTTCATAAATATGATTAAATTCAACCTTACCACTTATTAATTCAGGAAAATGTTTCAATAAAGTTTTTTCACCAATACCATCCACACCATAAATTTTATCTGAATCACACCCTTCAATAGCTTTAATTAAACTTGAATTATCTTGATGATAGTTAAAATATAACCAGTAATTTTTTGGAGTTACTATACTCTTTTTATTTAATAGATATAAATAAACATTATCTGATATAAGTTGACAGAAATCTCTATCGTTACTTAATATGATACATAATTCACCAGATTCACGTAGATTATCAACATAGTAAGCTAAACAATCATCCGCTTCACAGAATTGATCTTCTATTTGTCTTATGAATAATTCTTCCGCATATTGTTTAATTCGTTCTCTTTGTTTTAATAAAGATTTATCACTATTTTCTTCCCTATCAATATCTTTTTGTGAAAGGATCATTTCACCATACCAGTTCTTATTACGATCATGTTTATATAAAGGATATATATCATATCGTAATCTTCCTGAATTTGCTCCATCCCAAAACAAAATAACCTTAGTTACTTGTTGTTCCATTATAATCCTTCTTAATATTTGATAGAAAGTAATTATTGCACCGATATATCCAAAAGAAGTGTAAGTTGTTTTATTACCGTGAAACGAATACTTTAGAATATTTTGAGCATCGACACAAAGTGTTTTTTCCATTTTCTTTGTTATAAAAATGGTGAGCTATTTCTAACTCACCATCTATTAAATTATTCTAGGTCTGAACCTAATTCTTCAGCGAAGGTTAAATCAACATTACCTGAAATACCTAGTTTATCTAAGATGAATTTTTTATTCTCTTTTTTGTAAGCTTCAACTTCTGTAGGTAAAATAAAACCATGTGCTGTTGAAATTAATTCACCTTTATAAGATGTTCCATTTATGTGGTTTTTTTCAACAGCTACTTTGGTTTGAGTACCATAACAATAATCTTTACCATCAGCTTTTGCAAATAATTTCTTAGTTGCATGAGATTGAATACCACCGAAGTGTATGATTAATCTTGAAGCGTAGAAAAATGCTTCCCCGCCTTTATTCTTAATAACACCAGCACCTTGCATATTATCCAACCATATTTTATTAACAACCACCATTGTGTTTGTATATGGTTTATTTTCTTTACGAGATCCGGGAATTCTTGCATTAATTAAAGATTTAAACGCTGCTTCAATAGCACCTGCATTCCACTGATTATTACTTGATTTTGATTCAACTGATTTATCACAATCTAAAGTACCAACTGAATCCCAAAGGAAACATACTTCACATTCTAAATCACCTTTCATCTGATCATCTAAAATTTTGTGACAGAATTGGGCAACATCTTCAATAACCGCTTCTTCCCTATCCTTACCCATTCTCTTTTTTCCAAACTCGTTAATTAAGTGATCATTATTTATATAAATAAAGAATCCATCATAATTAACGATCTCACCAGTAGATTGGTCCACAATCTCTTCATATTCAAATCCCATATCACCAGCATGTTTCCAATTCCAACCATTCTCTGTATCTATTATCACTGGTAATATTCCTTGACGTTGACAACCTATAGCTGCTTCAATTAAAGCTGTAGATTTTCCTGTATTAGAAAAACCTCTTAAAATTGTAACTGATCCTTTTGGTATACTAATACCAGTTACTGTTTGAAAGGCTGATGATAACTGAATCCATTCTAATTCTTTATCCTTAACACCATCATCTAATTTATTTACTGCTTTGTAAGCTGATAAGTTAAAATTCTTTTTAACCAATGGCTTAACTTTCTTTTCTGACATTTATTAATTTTTTATTTAGAGAATAAAAGCCCCATTTCTGGAGCTTTTATTTTATACTTTACCTATTTTAGAAATTAAAATGGTAAGTCGTCATCATCAATATCATTCGAAACTATATTAGTTTCTTCGATAGCTTCACCCTTCATTAAAGGATTTTTGTCTACACTATTTGATACTGGTGCTTTACTTTCTTGAGAAGTATTATTATCGACAGGTACTGCAACACCATCTTCTCCGGGTCTTACATATTTTTTCAATATATCATCCCAATATTGTGCTCTACCTAATACAACATCTTCAAGATCTTGTTTAGATTTTGGTCTGAACACATCTTTCCAAGTAGTATCATCTTCAATTAAACTTTTGATCTTTTCTGGAGTTGAAGCTAAGGGTGTTTTTTCAACACAAGAGATATCTTTAACTAAAGAATTTCCACGATCATCTAACCCGCAAGTTAAAATTAAATCATATCCAGTTTCTGGATGAATAATGTTTCCATAAACATCAATTTTTGCATCAATTTTATCGAAATCACCATTTCCTTTAAAGTTCTTTTTGAACCTCCAGAATTTAACACCTTCTTCTTCTTTATTACGATCAATACCTCTAACGATATAAAACGTAGATGATCTATATTTTTTAGCTTCTTCTTTATCACCTGTAGCAACTAATCCTTGATAGGTATCACATAAAGGGCAATCATGTCCATGTTCTTCCAAACATAAAAGTTTTTGCCATTTAGTTCCAACCTTCATGTAGTGAAATTTCACTTCTTTAAAAGGAGTTCCACCTTCTTTGTTAGGAATAATACGGAATTTAAAAGTCGAATTTGTTTGACCTTTAGGTACAATCGGGAAAAAGTACTTTTTTAATAATTCACTGTTTGTGAATTTCTGATCTTCCTTTTTAGGGAATTTTTGATTTTGACCTTGAGCTTTAATAGCTGCTAAGTCATCATTGTAATCACTCATTTGTTTTAATTTATTTGTTTGTATATATTAATTGGCTAAACCGCCTTATCTAATTCCACTTACTAAAATAGTCCACTTTTGAAATTTTTCAAGTGCGGGACTGTTTTTTTATTTTTAATATCTCTGACTTATTTTAAATCAGAGATATTTGTTTGTTCTGTTATATTTAAAGATTGTTTTATTTTGGTTGGATCATAGTTATCTATGTCGGCTTGTGTTAAAACATATTCTTTTTCTTTTGCTTCTTTGTCAGCTTCTGCATCTTCCCATCCCCAATAATCACTCAATTTAATATTATATGGATATGAATTTTTTGAAATCATATCAAATTGTTTTTCTGGTGAAGGATTTGCAATATCTTCAACTTTTTGTGCTACTTGATCAATTTTTGAATTAACTCCTTGAATCGCTCCTAAACTGTTTTGTAATTGAGTTACTACGTTTAGTACTTCTTGAGTTTTTTGTATTTGATCGTTTAATTTAATTTCTAAATCATTAGTGTCGGCAACTGCTGGTTCAGGCATCGGCTCAGGAGCAGGTGCGGGTTCTGGAACAGGTGCTGGAGCAGGTTCAGGAGCGGGTGCTTGTTGTTGCTCTGGTGCTGCTGCTTGTTGTTGAGGTTGTTCTTGTGGAACACCTACTTCATCTTCTGGTTTAGTTGGCTCGTCCTCATCAATAATTACCTCATCACGATATTCTTCAAAAGTTGGGAAGTCGTTTTCTGTATTAGAATATTTATCTCCTATTTCTGAAAACTTAACGGGATTTTCCTCATGCATACCTCTTTCACTACCAGTAGCTTTAAAGTGATATTCATTCAGATATTTAATTTTATTAAGAGTTTCGGTAATTAAAGTTTTTTTCATATTATTTACTTTCGAAAAGTTGTTCTTTAAGTAATTGGCGACCATCTTCTAAAACTAACGTTTTGTCAATGCGTTCAACCAGACCAGTTTTAGCAGGTATTACTACTTCCTTTTTTTCCTTTGTTTCAGGTTTTGATTCTTCCAAAAAGTTTTCTAAATCTTGTTTTAAATCCTTATTCATGATATATTATTTACTATAAATATCACGATAATGGATTTTTAACACTTTTTAGTTTCTAAAAGAGGAATGTATTTTTTTTCGAAATCAATATTTAATATTTTCTTATAGGATTGATATACACCATCATCAGTATAATCTTCGGTAAGTGTAATATCAGAAGTACCTAGCAGTACAAAAGTTATTTTATCAATATTAAATCTTAATTTTTTATAATAATTGATATCAATACCTAATATAAGTTTTTCTTCTTCGTTGAACATGTAAATAAAATCTTCAGTAAGATAAACACAATCATATTTATCATTATTACTATATCTTAAAACATGATCTATATTTATTATATTATCAATAATTGGATCAATAAATTGATACTTATATGGTTTAATTAAATCTTTATATAATTTTTGAACGAATTTTTCCGTATCTTCATTGAAGTATTGTAGTTTTTCATTCGGTGCAAATGTCCAGTATAGGTTAGGTTTAATTGTTCTTTTTAATATTGAGACCTGATCTCCAAACAATTCCTTACATTTATACCAGCCGATTATAAGGGTTGGACACGATAAATCTTCAGTATACTCAGTTTCTACTGTTACTATCGTTATATTTTTCTTACTTAAAAGTTCTTTTATAGTATTATCAGATACTATAATCCTACCCAAAATTAACTTCATGGAGCTAAAATAGGGTAGGATTTAAATTTATCAAGTTAATGGTATTTTTGTTCCATCAAATTCTACGTTGTTAATACTACCATATTTAGCAATAGCTTTATCATATAATTTTGATGTTACATATCTTGTTCCAGTAGGTGATGCTATTTCAAAATGTACTGGATCATAATAATTAGGGAAATCACCACCCCATAAGAAACCTAACGATTTAGCTAAATCAACAACACCTGTAGATATCCATATACTTTTTGATGTTTCTGAAGTAATATCTTGATTACCTCTACTTAAATTAACATCAATAGCTAATCCGTAATTATGTGTTGAGAATCCCGGTTGTGCATTTCTGTTATCACCAGCCTGTTGAACCATTTGTTTTTCAATACCTCTGTATGATGATGTAATTATTACTTTATAATTAGTTTCATTTTGAATAGAATGTATTAATGATATAAATTTAGATTGAACTTCAGGACGTAATTGATTTATATAATAAATCTGATCCTTGGTTAATCCTTCTTTATTAACAATTGTACCTTCATAATATCCTAAAGCCATTGTAAACACAGACCATAATTTCTGTAAAGTATTTCCTCTTGGTCTCTGACTTTTACCTTCAGTAGCATTATTTGTTGTTCCATAAAAAGACTCACCTAATGTCCAACCTTTATATTTAGGTTTAAGACCATGTGAATTGTAGTATGGAAGTGATGCCCAAGTATTTGCTACTGTATCTAAATACTTTCTGAAATTATTTTCATTTACATTATTTAAATCTAATTTATATTTATTAAACGACTCTCTGATATAATCAATTGCTCTTTTATCTTGATTAGTTGGATTAAACGGTTCATTCTTACCGCCCTTCAACCATGAAGATTGTAAAAATTGATATCTACCAGCAGCAGAAGGAAAATTATGTCCTAATTTATAATCTCTATTCCAAGGATTTATTAAAGTTCCACCATATAGTGTGTTATAACCATTATCTGATTTAATTAATAATACACCCTCAGCAAAAGCAATAACATCTAAAAATGCTTTCTCTTTATTTGTTAATACTGGATTAGTATTTCTTCCGATTAAATCAATATCTTTTTTAGGTTTACCTGTATTTAATCCAGAATTATATACAGATCCACCATTTAAACCACTTGCACTACCAATATCTATGTTAGAAACAATTGTATAATTAGTTACATATGGTTTTGGTACTTTTGGTACTCTAACACCCTTAAATACTGAACTAATACTGTTAGGTGTTATTTTATGATTTACTTCCAGAATTAAATAAGTACCTTTAAACATTGCTACATTTTTTAAATCAAAGTACATGGTCGGTTGAATCATCATATTTCCCATCATACTGAAAGTAGCTGTATAACTTCTTTGTTGATATGTATTAAATAAACTATTGGATGCGGTAGTTGATGAATTCTGATCACTGTTAGCAATTTTATCTAATAAAATAATACTTTCATTGGTTTCCTTGTATTCCAACTGATCTAATTCTAATCCATAAAAGAAACTTTGATTATGTGTACCAAAATCTACATTGAATGCTTGTACTGCATCCGTTTTTAAATCTACAATTTTATCATAATCATCACTATCATTTTTATGACTATCTCCGTTAGAAATATTAATGTCTAACTGTGAAGATGTTCCTCCAATATACATACAAATGAATTTAGGTTTAGTCTTAGTATTTACATTATGATTTGTTCCAAATACAGTTTGTATATTACTATTACTCCATAAAAGACCGCTTTCATTATAATTTATATATGAAGGTAGAGCAAAAAATTCAAAATTATTTTTAGTTAATAAATTTAATAATAATGTATAAATACTAGTATCTGCACTAGTTTGAGTTGAATATAACGGTGAAAGATCTAACATTACATCTTCACCAATATTATTAAACGATCTATCGACCATCAAAAAGTTTTCCATAGAGAGCATATTATCAATCTCATCAGGGGTATTCAACATCCATTTATCTACAAAACTTTTAAAATTATAATATAACTCAGTTTTAAGATCTGCATTATCAATTTTTGATTTAACTTCAGACTTTTGATTATTAATTTCTTTCTTAACAATATTTTTAGATACTAGTAGTTCAGACTTTAATACATTAAAATATTCATTATATAATGTAAAATCATCTCTAAAATCAGGATTATAATTATTATTATAATTAAACATTCTATAATCACCTACACTCATATATTTTATTTCAGTGAATTCTATTACAAAATCTGTAGCAAAGAATTCATCAATTCTATTTCCTTTTTCTTTTTCAGCATTTTTTAATTTTAACATGAAAGTACCTGTAGGATCAGAATATAAGTTATTATATTTGTTTTTAAAATTAGTATAGTAACTTATGAATTGAGTTTTTATAAAATCAGGTATTTTTTGCCACTTAGTTACATTAGTTTTATATACTGGATATTTCTGAGTTATTACATTTAAATTTGATAATATGAATCCCCAAGCTATTAAAACAAAATGTGGAATTTCATGGATTGCAGAAGTCCTTTTGAAATTAGGTATATCAAAAGGTGGTATTATGTGATTATCTATTTGTAGTAGATTATCAATAAACATCTTCTCCATTAAGTTATCAAATGATGTTGCAGAACTCAATCCTGTTGTTTCTTTGAAATAGAATACTTCACCACTAACAAATTCACTCTTATTAACAAATCCACCTTTCATTTTTTGATCAATGAAAAACGGTACATTATATTGTGATAAATAACCATTATCCTTATTTAATTTCTTTAAAGTATCATTATATTTTACAATATATTCATTATAATTACCAACTGGTGTACTAACCAACTCTGTTGATTCTTTTAATACTGGTGTACCTAAATATGCATCAAAATCAGAACTATTTCTTATTTTAAATAAAGTATCACTATTATATTTATAATCAATTGAATCTCTGGATACTTGTTTTAAATTATCAAGTATTGGTATTGAATTAAACTTAAAATCTGGACTATTAATCTGCTGTATAAAGGCATCTAATAACTTTTCCTTACCTTGAAGCACTGTTAATATATTCATTGCTTCCAGTTTAGCATGTGCGTTAACAAGTATCTTACCGTTCCTACCAGCTAATGAATCAAAATTATTTGTAATATTCAATAATATAAGACCACGATATATTATTTTATATAATATATTATCTTTTGTGGCATCTAAATATTCATTTGGTACATCTAATATACTATCAAAAGGATTAATTGGTACGAATGTATATTCTTCATTAGTATTTGGCTCAAAATTAATATCACTACTTGCTTTATTTAAAGCACTAACTTTCATTTTAGCGTTAATATAATTATTTACAAATACAACCTCAGCCCAAGTAGGATCTTTTGGTATTGATTTAACTTTTTTATTATTACTGTCTAATACGTAATAATCAGGAAAAGCATATTTAGGTTCTTCACCATGACTTGTATCGTTATTACCATCACGTTCTTTCTCTGCATTAATTACAACACTTTTAAGTTCAGTAAAGAACCTTTTAGCATCATTAACAATAATACTTAATATATTTGCAAGTGTTGGACCGCCTTTAAGTTCACTATAAACTAATTTAGTTACATTTTCATCTATTTGTTTTTGACGTTGATAAATAATTACATCATTCTTATCAATAACTTGACGAATATTTTTATCTACATTAGTTAAATCTATAGAAAAAACTTTAACATATTGATCATTTGTGAATTCAATTACTGGTAAATTTTCATATGCTGGAATATCCTTAATTATTTTAACAGCTATATTATTTTCTTTGAAGAATGTTTTTTTATCACTGATCGCAGATAGTAAATTTTCATAAACTGTTTGGTTTGGGTAATGCTCTGTAGCTAATACTTTATACTTGTAACTTACATGTATTATATTACTATTATTTTTATCCCTATTTACATAGATCAAATTATTTTGTCCTGTTGTAATATCAGCAACATTTTTAATATCACTTATAAACCTCTCTTGGTAATTATTGCAGACTTCTAGTAGCTGACTATTTTTAAATGTTATATCATTTAAAAATTTACTATCCTCTGCCGTTGCTGTTTTAATAATTGTTGATAATTGATTTGATTTATTTTTAAGCTCCCAAAATGTATTTGTTGCACTATCATTTAATAAAGTATTTTCATTTAAATACGGTGCAACTTCTAAATAATCCACATATAAATCTGCTAGTGGTGCAAACGTCATACCTACAAAACTAGCACTGATCTCAAAACTATTATTATTAACAAATTTGGTTGATTGTTTTACTAAATGTAATCTATATGTAACTGATTGTCCATAATACCCCTTTAATGTTAAATCAAAAATAGGTGGTGGCATATCAAATATCACTTGATATTTTGAATCATGAAAATTATTAAATAAAGCTTGTCCCCTAACATCTTCGAAAATAATATCTACTTGAGGTACGTAAGAAGATGTTATTTTAAAATCAATACTTTTAATACCGAAATTCTCTTTATTATCAGTCCAATCAGTAGTAAATTCTCCATTACTATTTGCTCCAATAAAATTAATGATCAGAGGTTTATCGTTATTTAATTTACCTAACCTATTTCTTTTGGTTACTTTAAGTTCGGCATAAAAACTAAGATCATCTAACTTAACACTCTCACCATTACTAAAAACACTATGTGGATCAATATTTCCCATTATTAATTATTTTTTGAATAGTTTTGAGATTTATCTAAATATTCATTTATTGTTTCAGTTAATGGATAAGGTATTCTAATGATAGTATTATTTGGTATATCATTTTCCATAATATATTGAGGGTTTGCTAAAAGAATTAACCATCCGTATGTTGGATTAGAATAAAAATCATAACTTAATTTATCCATTCTATCCTCATTAGTTTTCCATACTACTTTCTTATCGCTACCTTTAGAATCTAACTTTATGAATGGAACAGTACTTTGTTCTCCGTTTAAACTAAACGGTTTGTATCGAGAAAAAGATAAGTTATTAATCATTTATTTTAAATCTTATTATATTTTATTGTAGACTTCAGTATTAGCATAGAAATTATAATCTAATGCTGTTTGAAGTTTATTAACTGGACCACTAAGGCTACTACCACCTATTATGTTACAAGACATGTTCACTCTACATAACATCGGTTGCATACCTATACCTTCTGGATTCATATCCCATAATAGTGGTTCGTAATCAAAAGATATATTATTAATAATTATTTTAGTGTTAAAAAAATCACCTATTCTCAATACACAAACAGGTGGTCTACCAAATATTCCGTTTGAAACTGTACTACCTGAGAGTACAGTGCCTTGCTTTAAACACTGCTGTAAAAAAGTCACTCTAGTATTTAAATCCTCTGGAGTTTGGGAATGGAATACAGGGTGAAAATATTTAATATTATCACTATATGTTTTAAGTAAATTATCAGTTAACTCATCATTAGCTGTTGCTAATAATACATCTTCGTTTTGATTATATCTTTCGAAATAAAACTCATCAGAAGGATTAATAACTACTTCAGGTATTACTATTGGATCTTCAAATAAAGAACGTTGTTGATTTTTAATATCGGTTATAGTTGTATTCAATTTAGGATTTGCTTTAAGATATACATAACTTCTTCTATCCACAACATCTTCATTTACTGTATTAACAGTAGAATTTTGATTTTTAGCTCTTTCCTCTCCGTAGAAATTAATAGTGAACTTATCATTTTTATATTGATCTAATGTAGGTTGTACTCCATCAGAAAATACTTTATCATATGATCTCAATTTATAATTATCAATATTCGTTAAATTTGATTCAATTCTATTATATAAACTCTTACCTCTAAAAAATGATAATAATTTATTATATTTTGCATTATCAAGTTTACTTGTGAATGTATCTATTACCACTTGATATTTCTTACCTTCTTCTGTATTTAAGAAAGCAATAAGATCATTAATACGGGCATTGAAATCATTAATAGCTTTTTGACCAGTACCAACATTATTATCTTGTGTTAACGTAGTCTTTAAAGTATAATCATTATTATCATAATAATACTTCAATGCTTGATTAAGAGCAAAGGGGTTATTACCTGATGATAATGGTTTTGGTTTTTCAACTGGTCTTTCCTCTACCTTCTTAACATCTATTTTACTTTTCTCCGTTGTTGATAAATTTTTAGTTAAAATATTATCTTGTTTAAAGAATTTATTATGTTCGTTGTTACTCTTATTTTTCCAACTAAATTTATTTAATTCAGAAGGGTAATCAGCAATTAGAACAAAACTAATTACACATTGACGTTCAGAACCATTATATGTATATATCGGTTCACTTCTACCAATGAAAGTTACTTTATCCCATCCTGCACTACTATTCTCACTTATTTGAAGATCATATGGTGCAAACCACATAACTCTTCCACCATTTGCTCCATGTTCTGAAGGTTTGATATCAATCTTAGCATCTTTGTAGGCTAAATTCTCAATTGAGAACATTAAATTTTTAACATCAGTTTCATTAATTGGTGCAATATTTGGGAATACAGTTTGTAATACTGAATTAGTTCCAGCATAACCATGATTATATTTCATTAAATCAGATGTTGAACCATACTTATTTTGTTTAGTAAATACTCGTAAGAATTTACTTCCACTGTCATCAGTAGTAGTTCCACCACCTTTAGGAATTAACTTCATTTCACCATCATCACCAATATGTTTGAAAATCTTTGCAGTTGGATTGAGTTTATCCCCCGGATATTGAATAGATGGATCTGCTGGAATACCATCAGATAAACTATTTTGATTTAATAACTCATTAGTTTTAAATAATAAAGATTCTTCAATTTGACCTTTCTTGATGCTTGCAGCATCCATATCATCTTTACCGTATTGACTATCTAATTGATCTCTATATTGATTTCTATTGATATTTTTTTGATATTCATCTTGATATCCTTCACCTCTATTCTTTTTTAACCAATTATTACTATCTTCGTGACTGAAGTTTGAACCAATGAATGGTACGGGATTCACATCCCGTTGATAACCTAACATAACTTGAACTAGATCAGAAAATGATTGTTTTTCTTTTCCTGATATATTCCAGTAGTTAGCTGGTTTGTTGATGTTAAAATCAATTATATTTGATTGAGTAACACTTGGTAGTAGATTTGTACGTAGGTTTTGACCTACTCTTACAGCTAAAGCTTTAGCTAATTCTCTGTTAGCTACTTGTTGGATTGGAGTATTAGGTAATAATACTCTACTTAGTAGTGTATTTGAGAAATCAAAAGAATTGTTTGTAGCTAAACTACCAATAGTTGAAATAGTATTATTTAACCTATTATTATCCAAACTGTATACATTCTTAGGATTGTATAGATTTAAAGATTCTAATATATTTAAATATGGTTGAGATGGTATAGGCATTTAATAATATTTTATACCTATAAATACAATTGAGATAATTTTTCAATTACTTTACATTAAATGAAAAAAAATAAAATTATTTTACTTTTAGACTTGACAAATAGTAATTACTACCCTATCTTTATATTATATATATATTTAGGTAAATACTGTTAAGTTATCTCTTAAGAGATTTTAAATCTTGTATTTATTAATTTCAACTAAATATTAATTTAATTAATTCAATTTAATATCAACTTAATAACAATTTAATTCTTAGTGGAAGTCTGATCTTATGAAGCTGAACCTTTTCTAGCTCGTTCAATATGTAATGGTACTTGTTTACTCAACATTGAACTGACTTTTTGTCCATCTAGGTTAGCTGTAACATCAACCTGTAAGTTAATTTTTTCATCCTTGAATTTAACTTCAATTGCATCACCGAATATACTATTCAATGAATTCAATGCTGTTACCAGCGTACCAATACCTGATAATGATTCTGAAACAGCAATCAACTTATCTAATTTTTTATCATTAATTTTCTCAATTGCGGAAGCTATATTATTAAATTGGGTTGCTGCTACTGTTAAACTATCAAAGTTAGCTCCACGTATCTTTTCACTGATATCACCAATTGAACCACTTAATTTATTTAATCCAATCCAAGCTAGTGGATTTGCAAATAATAAAGAAGTTGTACCTAGTCCAGCCATTGATAACATCAATGAATTCATTCCCATGATCAATTTAGGATCAGTAACTTTTGATAAACTATCAAACATATCACCAAATCCCTGTGCCATGAAACCTATACCTGCTGCTGCAATACCAACACCAGCACCAATTAATCCTATACCAGCACCAAATGCTACTAATGGACCTGCTGCAATTGGTCCAAGGGTTGCCATCACTAGAGCTAAACCACCTAACGTTACACCTAATATTGCTAATGAAACGTTTATACCAATAAGTTGATCACTATTCAATCCTTTAAAAGCTTCAGCCATTGCTGAAATACCTTTAGTTGCTAACCAAATACCACCACCAACCATAACAACAGCAGCACCATAAGCTAATATATTCTTCCAAGCTCCACCTGCTGCTTTTCCATTTTCAGCAGCTTCAGTAGCGAACGTAGTTGATTTACCAGTAAATCTACCAGCAGCATCTCTAGCTGGTCCAGAAGATCTACCTTTAGTAGTACCAAATAATTTTCCTGATAATAATCCCGGAGCTAATGTTTTAAGTACACCAAATATTGGAGATAATGTACCAATTAAAGCACTTGCAGCCATTAATCCAAGACCTAATTTAAATGCTCCTTTACCAAATTCTGATTGAACAATACCATTGATTGATTTAAGTAATGGTAGAAATAAAGTTTTCATTTCGTTGATAGTATTTTTAAGTACTTCATCAAACGCCTGAGCATCTTTAGCCCTTTCTTCCAATGATTTATTAGATTCCATCAGAGCTTTTACTTGTCCTAATGATAATTGCCTGATATCTCTAAATTCATTCGGTGATATCTGTACTTTGAAATTACCATCCTTCTGTATTTGAGCAACACCCTCAATGAATTCTTTTTCTTCTTTACCTAATTTTCCACCAAGTAAACCACCGATAGCATTTACTTTAGCTCCTTGTTTAGCTTGTTTGATTAAATCCTCAAAGGACATACCTGTTGCATCAGCAGCAAGTCTTAATCTATTTAAATCACCAGCTTGTATTTCAAATTCACCAGTAGTTTTATTAAAATTAGCCATACCCTTGGTAAGACTTTGCATAGTCTTAGTAAATCCTTCTGCATCGTTTCTAGCTTGATATAAGAGACTAAAAGGATCTGTCTGAGCAAACTTACCACCTATAACTTGGAGTTGAGCAGCCATGTCCACAGCACCCTCTAAAGAGTTAGCTTTATCCATAGCATTGAACACACTAGTCATATCAACTTTAAACTTCGTTGCAAACATAGACATCTTCTTTAATCCTTCAATACCACCTTTAAAAACGTATTGTTGAGATCTATCAAAATTGTCGTTTAATGCATCAATTACTTTAGTAGCTGATACTCCGAATTTAACAGAAGATTTAACAGCATCTTCATAAAAATCTTTAACTTGAGTTACTGATTTACCGATAAGGTCAAACTTACCAACCATTTTACCTGCAATATCAGTACCCATTTTAGTACCTTTACCAATTGCTATAATATTTTTAAGATTTTCTTTGGATAATAGAACACTATTACCCATTTCATCCGTATATGATGTTTGTATTTTACCTAAATCTTCAAAAGAAACACCCATGCTCATAGCATAGCTAGAAGCTTCCATTAAATTACTGGTCATTAATTTAGCTCGATCACCAGTTAATCCTAATGTTTGATTTACATTTTTAAATGATTTATCTGCTTCAGCTAGAAAATTAATAATATTCGGTAAGAATCCAGCAAAAGTTGCCATTGACAACTTAGTAAATTCCTTATATGACATAACTAGGATACTTGCATTTTTAATCTCCTGTCTTTGTGCCTGAAGTAATCTATTTTTTAAATCTAATTGGCGTTTGAATTCTTTATAGATTTTGTCATTTTGTGACATACCGTTTGTGACAAGTAAAGACATAGCTTTCTCAATCTCAAAGATTTCTTCCTCAGCATTCTTTAAATTACGTTTAGCATTCAGGTAACCAGTAAATTCATTGTTAATACTTCGATTAATCTCAAGTATTTGTTTTTGTATTTCAAGTTCTTCCTGTACACTTCTTAATATATCACTACTTTTTTTAGCCATTGATTAATTAATTATCTAATCCTAATAAGTCAATTAATTCATCCATTGATGCACAACTTTCAAAATCTGAGAAATTGCTTACCTCAACGCTTGATGTGGCTTCTATATTTAGAACCTCAAAAATTAAGTGTATTTTTTCAATATTCTGTGTATCATAAACAACATCGTATTTATAACCTCTCTCAAGTTCAGCAGGTACTTTACCTTTTAAGAATACAAATGAGTTATTCTTATCTTTTTTATTTACAAATTGATAGTTTTTTGTTAACTCCTTAAATACAAAAGTGCTTGAGTAAATATTATTTTGATTATTATAATATGATCCAGCAACGTTGTATAACTTGTAAGTAATTTTTACTTCAGCACCTCTATGTAAAGAAGATAAATTTAAATTATTAACTGAACTAATAGATTTATCTTTTCTTCCTTTATCTGGAATAAAATTAATGTTACCTAATCTATCTTTGATATTAGTATATGAACTTAATAATTCTGTACAACTAGATTTTAATTTCTTATATAATGAATAAATTAATCCAGCTTCACTAGTAGGATCATCAGGTAAACTCAAATCATCATTATCCATTGCAGCTTTATATTTCATAACTTCAGGATCTTCTCCATTATTCTGAAAAATTGAAATAACTTCATCATCAATGATATATGGAACTTTATCAATAGTAACTGTATTATTATTTTTTAAGCTATTTGTTTTTTGTAATGATGTACTTTGTATTTTGTTAGGAGCTAAATTATTACTTTTTTGTTGATTAACAGAAGGTGTTTGTTGTGGTGAAACACTAGCTGATGAACTAGTAACATCTGTAAATAAATCAAGTAATTCATCAAAAGCAGCCCTATATGCAGGTTCTTTAGTTTTATTTAATTTAATACGTAATCCTTTTGCAAAATTATAAACACGTCCAGAAGGTGAACTATTTTCATATTCACTTTCCCAACTACCATTACCAATAAGTGCAAAAACGTCCTTAACACCGGGATCGTTTCTATTTGTAAGAATATTAAAATCATCAGGTTTAATAATATATTTACCCTCAATTTTAAAATTCTTATAATAATCTACTAGTTTTTGTAAATTCGGATATTTTGATAAATCAATCGAATTGTTTAAAACACTTTCAAATAATATAGATAATTTCAACTTATTCATTATCTATAAATACTTATTTTTGTTTTATTTGTTCATTCATTTTATGAATTTTTGCGATTAACTCATCCTCGTTAAATTTTCTATCAAAAGTAGTCATTTTAAGAAGATCATTATTATTATAACCTTGACCTTCATTCATTAAAAAGAACATGGATTTTTTAATACTTTTATTAATTTTAGCTAAATTCTCCTGAGAATATCCAAAAAATATTTCATCCATATTGATATTTGTTTTAACTGGTTTATCGTTAATATAACAGGTGGTAGTTTTTCCAACACCAAAATTTATTGAATCAATATATCGCTTTATTTTACGCCCCTCCAGTATAGGTAAAGTATGAATAAATGTTTTTATTTTATCACGATCAGTATCTCCATCTAAAGAATGTATGTGTGAAATATAATAATCTAATTTACTATGATTCTTGTATTTTTTTTCATCAGCTACAGTAAGTAATTTAAACTTAAGTTCATGTTTTTGAAATCTGAGTGTGTATAAATTACCATCATCAGGGAATTTATCAATATTTTTAATTGAAATATTATGTGTATCAAAGAAAAATTTCTCTTTCTTATCTTTTGTAGTTTCATCATACTCAATAATATTACCAAAAGCATTTTCACGTAACCATAAAAGAATAAAATTCTTATCATTCACCAGTAGATCATCTACATTAATATTATTATGTTTACATACTTTATTTTCCAGTAATTTGTATAAAACATCTCCTTTATTAAATAAGTTGGGTGAGGTCATCATTAATTCATCCTCAGTTGTTAGATAAAACACTTCAAGGTATTCTGGTGTACCTTCGTAAAATAATCCCATAGAAGGGATAGGAATAGTATCTGAAAACATATTTTTTTAAATAAAAAAACCAACCATAATTTATGATTGGTTTATTAGGAACTTACAATTTATATTTAGTCTAAGTTTTGAGGATAAAAGAAGTCAAAACCCAAAGTTAAATTATCTTTAAATTCAATACCCTTTTGAGCAGATATAAATGTATATTCTAAATCTACTTTAGGTTCAATTGAATCAATATATTTTGATAGAGCAATTCTATCTTTTGGTGGCATCACCTTAACTACTTTACTAATATAAAGTTTATCACGTTCACCTTCAATTGACATGATTTGAGTTTCAAGCTTAGTTGTTAAATAAGGAGTAATACCTGTAGTATTGTTCTTTCTACTTTCCGCAGTGTTATTAATATAATCACCTAACCCTACGGTAATAAGTTTAAAAGTAATTCTTTTATTTAATGTTGGAAGAACAAAAGTAAATTCACCATTTTCATCAAATTCAGCACCAATACCTTTTACCTTTAATTTATTTAAATCAACCTCAGTAGCCACTAATTCTTTTAAATCTGGATCAAATACTTTAGTTTTATAAATATGACCATATGCACTCTTTCTAAGGAATACTAAAATTTGATTAAAATCACCAATTAAAAGATCATTTACATTAATATTTTTATCTTTGATTTTTTTCTCAACAATTTTATTGAAAACAAGACCGTTATCCATTAAGTTATTAGAATATAATATATCCTCATCTTCGGTCACCAAGTATTCAACATCAATTACATCTGGAATACCTTGATATAATTTTCCTTCACTAGGAAGTTTTACTTTATCAAATGGTACTTTAAAAATGTCGTCACTGAACTTATCTTTTATTTCACTCATACTTTTAATAATATTTTATTTTATCTTATTTATAAATACCATTAAATGAAAAAATCCTGCAATAAGATATTACAGGATTTAATTTTATAATTTAGGTTATACACCTTGACCAGTGTTAGGTTTCACATATAAATGTGCACCCTTATTACTAGTCATTTTGGTTTTTGCATGAATACCTTTTCTACGTTTCTTAGGTTTCTTTTTATATGCAGTTAGGTTTAAAGTTGTTTTTGCTTTTGCCATTACCTTAATAAAATTAGAAGCTTTGTACGCAAATTTGAGGTTGTAAAGTAAACTTAACTTTTTGTACCTCATCATCACCATGATCTAATGAACCAAAATCTGCTGTAGTCACAAAACATTTCTCCAAGATCCATTCTTCAACTGCAACACCAGTAGGGTCTAATGATTGTAAGATTATATCTCTAGCATAACCTTTGAAATAACCCATTCTTCCAGATAAAGACTCAACGTGTTGTCTAATCCACTCCATTAACTTCTGACTAGATGATGGTCCAATATACTGGATAATTTCGAAGTCCATTGTTTCCCAATTTACTTGTCCCGGAATGTAGTATTTCATATTCATAAATGGTAATTCAACAGAATTAATATTTATTTTTGGTTTACTCGCTGTTTGTACCATCCATGATTCTAAACCAATATCCGATGGGAATATAATTTGGAATCTGTTGTTTCTTAAAATTTCATATTCAAGTGGTGCTTGTCTTAATAAATCTGCCATTTTTAGTATATTTCTTTATTAATAAATATCATGGAAAAAAAAATATACTTTACTTTTGATAAAAAAATTAATAATAAAAAAAACCTGACATATTTCTATATCAGGTTTATAATTTGTTTTAAAATTTAAACTTAGTTACCGATTGAGAATGAAGCACCTTGATCAGTTATTCCATACTCTATTGAAATATATTCAACAGCATTTGTAGGTTTAATTCTAATTGTTGCATTCAATTGTAATTGATCTCTGTCTGCATCTGTATTATTACTTTCATCACAGATTAATTCGAATGCACTAATACCTCTTTGTTTTTTTACATCACTTAGGATTGGAGTTATTAATCTCTTGAATTGATCCTGAAGTTCAACATCATTCGGTTCGAATAATAGTCTGATTGCAACAACAGAAACTAATTTATTTAATTGAAGTAATAAACGTCTAACGTTAATACGATTTAATGCTGTATCTGCAACCTGTAACGTTTTATTACCCATAATTAACAAAGGTGATTGTGAGAATGTACGGATAGGGTTTATTCTACCATCGTATAAAATATCACTTGCATCTTGATTAACTTTGTATTTAGTTCTCTTAGATTTTAATTGACCTCTGTTGTAACCAGCAGTTGCAAACCAAGGAGCTTTTGTTTTATCAGTTTCTGCAAAATCTCTAACTACTTCGAATGTTGGTGAAAGATAAATATTTACACCATTTTGAACATCGTTATGAGAAACCCAAGGTCCAAAAGTTGTAGTGTAGTTACTATCAATATCAGCAACATCTAAAAGATCAATTGAATCTTCAGCAGCACTAACAGCATCAATCTGTTCACCACTATCTGTTTGATCTGGAGAAGTAACGATGTATAAAGCATCTTTTCTTTCTTCCTCTATCATGTCGATAGTTTCTTTTACTAAACCATTTTGTCTATCGTAATCAATACCCGGAGTAGCAAGTAAGTTAATTGCAACATCACTTGGGTTTGAGAAAGTTCTGATACCTTTTAAGTAAGCATAGTAATCAGATGGTAAAGATAAAGTGAATCCACTGAAGTTAGGTTGTGTAGATCTGAAGTCATCAGTATTAGTTCTGCTTGTTCTGTAAATATCCCAACCATCGAAACCTCCTGCTGGACATAAAGTGAATTTTCTACTAGAAATTAATTCGTAATCACCACCAGTAACATCAGCTTCAGATAAGAATGATTCAGCACCAACTTCAAATTTAGAAGCATCAGCATTAGTATCCATGTGGAAACCCTTAGTTGAACCACTGTAGATATTTTCTCCAATATAGTTAAACATATTTTGGTCAATACCAACAATGTTACTAATACCTAAGTAAGCTTTCTTAATTTTTTCTGAAGTTAAATCGTACTCAGTTTTGTATAACATTTGTGGAATACCAGAACTAGCATAATTTTTAACTTTGTAACCTTCGAAACCAGCAGGTACTGCATCAATAGAAGCATTTGGATCTAATTCGATCATGATATACTCAGATCTGATTTCATAAAGTTCATCAGAAGTACCAACACGCTTTCCAACGAATGAAGTTAAAGCAGGATTCATTGAACATCTTCTGAATGCTTCTAAGATAGAAACATTAGCATCAGTATCATTGAAATCACGTACTATAATATCAAATTCTCTTGTAGCGAAGTTAATATTTTCAATACTAATTTTAATTTCTTTGTTCGCACTGTTACCATCAGAGATAGTAATAATTTTGAACATTCTCTCAACTACATTACCTCTTAATTCAGAAACGATAAATGGAGTTTCAGGAGTAGCAAACTGGTGCTTATAGTCCGTTAATGAATTCTCAGCAACTAAAGTAGCTTTTAATCCGAATACTTTATCATCAGTAACTAATTGTTTTAGTTTTTTAGCGTAAATATCTTCTACGAAGATATCACCTTTGTTATCAGATGCGGTTACACCTAATACTTTACTAATAAAGTTTTGTTTACTTTCATCTAATGAAACAACATAAGTGTTATTATCAGTAGTTAAAGTAAATGCACCTAAAGCATCTTGAACAGCACCGCCATCAGATGATAATGTATCAGTTTTAAATTCTAATGCACCATCTACATATGCAGCCCTTGATCTGATTAAACCAACAGTTACGTTACTGTAACCAGTTAAAGAAGCACCAGTGATAGTTGTTAAAGTATAGTTTGCAGTTCCTTGAGTTGTACCAGAGAAAGTAACAACATTTAAACTTACTGCTTGAGCAGTAAAGCTTGAACCACCATAAGTTAAAGTACTTCCACTTGATACAGTAAAAGTTGATCCACTACTTAAAGCAGTAATTGGTAAGTTATCAAACTTAGCAGCTAAACCATTAATAGTAGAGTCACTAAATGAATTAGTAGATCCAGTAAAGGTGGTAGTTCCAGTTGTAACAACACTTCCGATAGTTGCAGGGTCGATATCTCCAATAGTAGTAATAGTCCAAGCCTTACCAGCGTTATATCCTGATAAACCTAAGATTCTGGTTACATATAATTGATCCGATTGAGTTAGATATTCATTTGCAATGTAAGGTAATTCATATTTAGGGACACCATTCGAAAATTTTTCAGGAGATTGTGCTCCAAATTTAGTTAAGAATTTATTAGGATTTTTAACTAATATAGGTTCAAATGCCGGACCTTTTAACGTTTCACCAGCTACACCAAGTGTTGTAACACCTATAGATGTAGTTGCGTAAGATAAATCAGTTTCTTTGGTGTATACACCGGGACTTACATAAATTTTATTATTTGCCATGTTTGTACATTATTTTTATATAAATAGTTTTCTAATTACCTAAATAGTCCTTTAAAAGAAAAAACTTGTAATTTATTTTTTATTAATTTATATTTGTAGAATGAAACAATTGATGGCTGTTACCGCTTGGGAATTTACTGGTGATGAAATAGGTAAATTAAGAAAGTTAAATAATGGATTTACCAAATGGTATGAACATCTACCAAAATATACATTAAATACAATCACTGGTGAAATTGTAGAAGTTTATTATTACTTACAATTTATTGAATTTGGTGAAGAAAAATATCTATTATTTGATATACCATTTATTAGTAATTTACTTTCAGAAGAATTAGGTGGTGGGGTAGATTTTATAGAAAAAATTGATTTCAGACCAATATTTTCAAAATTTAATAAACATAATTTCGAAGAATATCATAGAATGATTCCCAATATGGAATATCTAGTATTTGATTTAATATACTCGCAAAGTGGGTGGGAAGTAACTGAATATAATCTTGAAATGAATTTAGTTGGATACTTAGATTCGGAAATGACTTTAATTAAAATGGTAGATTAATCATTCCTAGAATCAATTTTATTTCTTCGTAAACCTTTAATAACCTCAAAGTTATTACTGTCTTGAATAAATCCTTGTAGAATCACAGTAAATGCTTGGCAATAAAATTTCTGACCATCAAAATCATTCATTGTACTTTCATCAGCAACATTATCTAGTTTTAATGGCATGTAATATCCATGAACATTTATATAATCTTGACCACTAGCAAATTTATATTGAATCTTTTCATTAATCATATTCAGATCTAACATAAAGTGTGTAAATAATCTAATTTCAAAAGTAATATCAATAGGAATAGGTTGAGGTGTTTTATAAATATCAACACCAAATACACCATTTTCAAATGTAGGTACTTTAGAGTAAATGAAAGTCTTATTCTGAGCAATACGATATTTAATATTTTCATTAGTCCCCTGTTTCGGTGGTTCATTTCTTCTTACAGTAATAAAGGGCATAATAATATTACCATCTTGATCACTTTGTTGCCATGTTAAAGATAAATCAGCCCACTTCTCTTTCGTTAAGAAAAATACTGGAACATCTTTACCTTCCACAGTAATTTTAAATTGTTCAACTACATGATTGAATAATTCAGTATCAAGATCTTCAAGACCTATATGTTTTGGTAAATAAACTGATTTGTCACTAATTAAATTAATAAGTTCTTCCTGTCTATCAACACCATATGCTTCTTCAAATGTAGTTTGTGTTTTCTTTTTAGGTACAGCCATTTATTTATTTACAAATTTTGCTATTTCATCTAAGTTATTAAATACATTAGCTTTATTCTCTTTTACTAATTTTTTAACAGCTTCTAATGATTTCAATTGTGTTTTCGAAAATTCTTTTGAATCATCCTTTTCTAAAACACAAAATAATGTTTTATCAGGACGTTTGTTAGAGTCATCAACTATTTCAGCGATACTATAAACACCATCCATTTTTGGTGTGATAACATATAATACGTAGTCACATGTTTTTCTTTTTTCTAATTCCTTCTTTGCATCATCTTCAGTCCAATCTTCAACTACTGGATTAAAGTAATTTATCTTTAATTTAGGTATTAGATCTTCTCTCCATAAACTGTTATTACACGTTCCACCTAAAAACACTTCTTTACTTGAGCTTTCAGTAATTAATTTATATTGTTGCTCTGTTAATATTACCTTCATTAAAATTTAATTATTTTGGTATCCAAGTTTATTTCGAAACTTCCGTACTTAGAAGGAAAAATTAGTTCATTATTATCAACTTCTAAACCATAAGAAGGTAATTGTATTTTATAATCCCTTCTACTATCTATTTTTACAATGAAAGGATCACTACGTTTTGCAGTATCCCAATTGTAAGCAGTTAATTTCAATTCACCAGCAACTGCAATTATTTTAGGAACTACTTTGAATCCATTTTCTGAAAAAATAAAAGTGCAAGTCCAATCAATATTAATTACAGATTCATCCCAATTATCATATGGTTCGAATTCAGGTTTAGAACTATCCCAATTTATGTCAGTTCCTTTTAGAGTAGAGAAGAAATGTTTATTCTCACTACCAGTAGATTGATATTGCATTACTTCATCGTTTTCACTTATAAGTTTATATTGTTCTTCAGTTACTAAAATTTTTTTCATTCTTTTAAATATTAACCAGCAAAAACATCAGAGTCTACAGGGAAACAAACAATTCTCCTGTAATAAGATGCAAGACCACCAATCGTTTTACTATTTGATACGTTCATAGTATCTGGATCATTTACTTCATAATAAGCTAAGTTTCCGTTGCTATTTTTAAATCCGATGAAATCACCACGTTTAATATCAACACCTTTTTCCTTTAACTCATCTTCATAAATAGTAAATGTTAATTTACCTGCCCAATGTTTAGGAATATTACTATCACCTAAGTAATCATTTTCATTCTCATCCACACCCATTTTAACTTGTAATTCTATCGGTGTGTATGTTACTTTTTCAGAAGCCCTAGTTTCTCCGTATATATTATTTGTTTTAGTTTTAATACGATCTACCCGAAATAATAAAACAGTAGCTGGAATATCATTATCTAAATATTCTCGTCCTATTTTAATGTCAAAGGACATATCAGTTTTAGTAAAAAACTTACCTTCTACAATACCCGTATTTATTACTTTTCTTCTACCCATGTTTAGTGTATGTAAATTCCAAGTGGTGAATAACCTAATATTTTATTTAATTGTTCAGCTTCATTTGCACGTTTGGTTAATTGTGTTTCATAGCTTAGTCCATCTAATCTTTCTTTTAGTTCAGCTTTTAACGCTTCAACTTCTGATCTACCATCTTCCAGAAGGAAAGAATAATCCATTTGGATAGAAGCATCAGTTATATCAATATTACCACTATATTTACCACGAATTAATCCTAATAATTTTTTAGCTTCAGCTAGTAAATAACGTCTGATCCATGTTTTAGAACTTGCATTTAATTTACCCCATTTAAGATTCTCAATTGGAACATCTGAAGGTCTGGTAATAACAGCTAAATCCGCATTATCACTTAAACATTTACTCTTGTTTTTAGAATTTGTTTCATAATAAAAATACCAAACTTGCATTCCATCTGCATTACTAGAAAAATAACTTCCTAGACCTCTTGGTTGATATTTACCTCCCGGTACTGGATATAAGTGTAATATTTTACTTCCATCTGCTTTTCCAGTAATTCTATAAGATAATTCACTCTTCATGATTTTATTCTTCATAGATCTATCAGAAGCTGCAAGTAAAGATGAATAAGCTGGAGCAACATAACCAAACATAGTACCACCGTAACCCCACCCCCATTCATTTGCAGACCAACCTACAGGGTTTAAAGTATCATAAGCCATAAAAGATGGAGTCGCCCAAATAACTTCATTAACTTCTCTACCTTTAGGTATTGGATAAAATTGTGTATTAGCACTTAGTATTATACAGTCTTTCTTTAATTCCCAACTTTCACCTGCTGGAGCATTAGTACCTAAACCTACCTGTCTTGAATATGCATAAGAAAATGATTTAGCAAAACTTAAATCCTTAGTAGAGAAAGCAACATTAAAATCAGAATCTTCAATACTTAATCCAGATAATGTAGACCATTGCTGATCAACTAACCAATCATTAATATATTGGGAATAATCTTCTAATGCATTACAGAATAAAGTATCTAATTGTTCATCTGTAAGTTCTACATTACGAACACCCATACCTAATTGATGATATATGTTTTTAAATAATTTTTCTCTCTCTGGTGCGGTTATTAATGTTGCCATTTATGTACTTTATCATAAATAGTTTTATACTTGATATTTATTTAACTATTGAATATATTTTGTAATGAGTGAGGTACATCCCACCAACATTAAAATATAAATAAAATGAAAAGTAGAATTAACTTAGATGTTGACTATGCAGGTCAACCATGTATTAAAATTAATCTTCAATCAAGTGAAGATATAAGAGATAAAACCTTAACAAGGTTACTCAATCAAGTTGAATATCCTAATAATAACGGTTACAAAATAAAATTCCCGAAAAATATCTTTGTTATCGAAGAGGATTTTGATAATAGTAGCTGTTCAAGTGGTTATGGTGAACCGGGAATAACTAAAACTCTAGTACCTATAGATCGAATAGTAGCTCAAAAATTAGGGATGATAGATCCACGCACTTCACATTGTGATAATACTCCAGTTCGTTCTTCAATAATTGATGATATAAATAGAGTAAGAGACTTATATAGATTACTAAATTTAGAAACGTCAGATATTGATAGAATTGAGAATATTTTGGAAACTGTACCACATTTTAAAAATAAATTAAATAAATACACATTAATCGAATATCCACAGTTTAATACTAAAGTTTTATCTTATATTAATGAAAATGATTTCAGTGAACATATATTGATAGATAATGGAAAAATTATGAGTAAATATGATTTTGAAGAGAATTATTTAGGTAAGGTAAATCTATCAGATACCCAAGGTTTTAATAACTCACAACAAATATCTGAAAGAATAGAATAAAAATTTGTAAATTAGAATATTTATACTATATTTGCATCAGTCTAAACATAATTGAAGTTACTCACTTGAATATTGAAACAATACTTTAATTGATTATTAGACATTTTGGACCGTTCGTCTAGGGGTTAGGACACGACATTTTCGATGTTGGAACAGGGGTTCGATTCCCCTACGGTCTACATATTATTGAATGTATGAAATTACGATCAGCACAACAATTACATATCGAATGTTCAGTTGAAGAACTACAACAATTTATGATTGAAGAATTTAAAAAGAAAGGTTTTCTTGTTGGTGCAGATGATGTTAAAGTTATTAATTCAAATTTCATAGAGAAAGATACTACAGAATATGGTGATCACTTCCCATCTTCAAAAGTGGTTGGGTTAGAAATAACTATTGAATATGATGTAAAAGAACAATAATTAATTTTTAAAAAGGGGAATGTTATACTCCGAATACGGAAAGCAAGAAAAGATAACACTCACTTGCGCTATTAGTTATTCTAAATATTAATTATTTGCTCGAATGGTGGAATTGGTAGACACGCAGGACTTAAAATCCTGTCCGAAAGGGTGCGAGTTCGATTCTCGCTTCGAGTACTAAAAAATTTACTAGATATTTATGATAATGAAAACGTTATCAGAACAAATATATAGGATGAATGAATTAGCAGGAGTTATTGTTGAAGCAAATAAAACTCCTTGTCAAACACCAGATTCAACATTTCATACAGAAGTAAAAGATAATAAGATAACTTGTAGTGTAGATCTACCAATGGATTTAAATCTATCACCAGCAGATGCTAAAATATTAGAAACAAACATTCATAATGCAATGGAATTAGTTTTAGCCCCATATTTTAAAAAATAATAACACTGATAATCAACAAGTTATAAAATAAATATAAATAAAGTTTGCAAATTTAAAATATTTACTTACATTTGTACTATATATAATTAATAAAATGAAAAATTTAAATACATATCACCGCTCTAGTTCGCTGCAACCGTATCAACACAGTTGCCCTGAAGTGGGTGCGTTAATATGTAAAGGAGGTGGAAGTACTATTTAAATACTGAAACACAATATATAAAGATGCACCCCAAGGATAATAGGATTCTTGGGGTTTTTCTTTGGAAGAAACTTTTAAATGACTATATGGCTGAGTGGTCAAAGGCAACGGTCTGCAAAACCGTAAAACCGTTGGTTCAAATCCAACTATAGTCTCAGAAGAATAACGGGTAGTAGGGAAGTTGGTATCCCGCCACATTTGGGATGTGGAGATCGCAGGTTCGAGTCCTGCTTACCCGACTGGTTATGGGTTCACAATAGACGTTCTTTGAATGGAATTGTACTTGGAAGATTGGCAGAGTGGTCGATTGCGCTAGTCTTGAAAACTAGAGGATGAAAGTCCCAAAGGTTCGAATCCTTTATCTTCCGCAAACATAAAAGGTTACCCTGCTTGTTCCGTATGGGGTTATAAATGTGTATAAGTTAACGGAACTCCTGTGGTGTTGCAGCCTAAAAATTGCACTAAATATACTGAACAGACCTTTTATCTTTATAAAAAATAGAAATAATGAATAAAAATGAAAAAAAGAAACAGAAATTAAAAGAACGTATTAATGCTTTGGAGCAGATCGTATTGTTATCATTAACTAAAAAAAGTTCGAATGAAACAGAAATTAATGTACCAGCATATCAACGACAAATAAATGATCTCAAAAAAGAATTGAGAGATTTATAATAAAAGGGGAGTGTTCCAGAGCGGTCAAATGGGACGGACTGTAAATCCGTTACTTCGGTTTCGTAGGTTCGAATCCTTCCACTCCCACAATTAGTCTATTAGTTCAACGGATAGAATACCTGACTACGGATCAGGTGATAGGAGTTCGAATCTTCTATGGACTACAAGAATGCCCTTGTGACTTATGCAAACTGGTACAGCTACGAGCCTTAGAACCTCGGTTTTTGAGAGTTCGAATCTCTCCAAGGGTACTTAAAATAAAATGAAAATGATAACAGATATCAGATATAACGAAGATGGTAAATTATATGCAAAATTATTAGGACATATAGATATTTACGGAACTGACTTAAATGATTTAAGAACAGCAGCTAGAGAAGCGTTTACATGTTTCTGTATAATTGCTGAAACTCATGGTCAGGGACTACAGCAGGAATTAGAAGGTTTAATCTAATATTTTGTTCTGTAGTGTAACTGGTTAACACGTCTGATTTTGGTTCAGAAGATTCTAAGTTCGAACCTTAGCAGAACAACGGGTTAGACTGTTAATAATTCATAGACTGTCATAAAAACATGGAGCGTAGAATTATAATATGGTAAATGTAGCTTAATTGGTAGAGCATCAGCTTGTGGCGTTGAGAGGTGGGGGTTCGATTCCCCTCGTTTACCCAAAATTGGAGAATTGTCAGAGCGGTCTATCGTGCTTCTTTGCTAAAGAAGTGTGTGAAAGCACCACAGGTTCGAATCCTGTATTCTCCGCTTAATTACCACAAATGTGCGGAGAATGTATCACTTATTCTCCGCATTAAATTTTAAGTTATAGGAAAACGATTATAACTAGCCATTGGTATAGAAGAATTACTTACAGTATCCCCATTCTGATATTTATAAGTTAATTTATCGGTTGCGCTGACAGTATTTGTACATTGTAATGTCCATGTAGTACCTGTACCAGAAATACCAGTAACTGGATTATCTGTAACACCTGTTACATCTGTTACCACATATGCTTCATATAATGTTTGTACCATCGGAGAATCATAAACTAAAAGTACGGTAGTCCCACTAGCAGTTGCAGAAGTGATTTGTGGGAGTACAACATCTGTATTAGGATCAATTATAAAAGGATTTTCTGCATACATATTTATTAACCCTGTAGCACTATTAAATTTTACCTCAGCATTAGGAACATTAGATTCTACTGTAACACTGATAATAGATGCGTCTGCATTCTGTACAGTAAAGGATGTATTAAAATAAACCAAATGTCTTTCTATTCCACTATATGATAAATAAGTATATAGTTTATTACCTACTATCTTGTATTGTTTATAAACACCCCTTCTAACTAATTCATAATCAAGAGCTTCTTGTGCTGTATAAATACCTGCATTTTCATAATTAGCATGATCTTTAATTATATTACACATTGTGTGAAAGTTAGTAAGAGTATCATCCTCCCCAAGTATACCATGATAAAAATATGGCATATATCCAAAAGCATCCCCTATACCAGTACAAGCAGCATAATGGGTATTAACTTGAGTTTCAAAATCATCAATGGCGGTTTGATTAATAGTATTACCGACATAATATCTATAATATAGATGTCTTGTGGTATTCATTAAAGTAGGAAACCATCTATTACTAAAACCATAACCATCATCCATACCTGCTACACCCCAAGTACTCATCCAAATAGGAACATAATTAAGTGGACCTGATGCAGCATAACCAGCATCAGCACTTGGAACTACTCCCGTAGTAGCTAATAATCCAAATTTCTCCCAAAACTTTTTAGTGTTTAGGGTAATCTCACTATATAAATTAAATCCACCATGATTATAACCATGATTTGTTGGATAACATAATCTATGACCTATTACAATTGGGTTACCAGTAGTTTCTTTAGAAAATATAGGAATTAATTGTGACCACTTTGCAGCATTAGGATTACCAGAATCTTCATCATGGTCTGGATTAGCATTAAGAGCTATATTAAATTTAGCTGGTCTTTGATTTCCACAACCATCTGAATAAGTCCAAAGAGGGTAAGTATTACCATCTGCTGTTTCTACACCTTGTAAGTATTTATGTAAATAAGTATTGTCTGATGGACCAGCATCATCAGTATATGGTATAAATCCAGTCGTCTTACCTTCTGGCATCTTATTATGTGATAAGACTACAGAAGGATTAGGTGGTGTATCAAATTCAGTTATAATAGTTATAAGTTGACTATTTTTAACTACTGGTATTTCAAAATTACCTTCTATATTCATTATGGTATTAAAATAGCTCCAAGAGATATTAAGTTATGAATTTCTGCTGGTATTTGTTCTGAATAGAATTTAATGTAAAGATCAGCTACACCTCTAACTACAGTACCATGACTATCCCAAGTACTACCACCATCAGGAGATACTTCATAATAAATATAGTCAGCATCAATTCTCATTCTGAGTTTTAATAAAACTCCAGCAGTATAGTCAGTTGTTGCATTACTATTACCAGTACCATTTTTTACAGATATTCTATCATTACCCCAATTGAATGCAATAGCACTCAATGAGTTACCCGGTGTTACTGCTGTATCTCTGTTAGGTGATAGAGAAGCCCATAGATTTTGTCCCGGTTCTGTACCATCTATATCAAACTGTAACCAACCATTTACACCAACAGGGAAATAGTAATTTGCTCTACCTGCTGCATAAATAGAATTTTGACTTCTTACATTATTAGTAGTATCTCCTATCGTTAATTGAACAAAGTTACCAACATCATAAGCGGTAAATAAATCAATATCTTGTGTAACAGCTACAAAAACCTCACTATTTAATACATAATCAGAAGCATTACGAATATCATCAACAGCTTTAATACGTATACCCACAGTACCTATAGCAGCATCAACATTACCAACTTCAATATATAAATTCCCATTAACATCTTCCAATACAGTTTTTTCGATTAATGAACCTCCAATATTAATAAAACCTTCATAATCATCTACATTTGGAAATTCAGGGTTTTTAATAACATCACCAAAAATACCTAAATCATCATCAACACTACCACCAGTTGGTGCTGCTGGATTTAATAATAAAATTATTATACTTGACCCATTGTATGTATAAGCTAAATCATTACTTCCTTGAAACCCTAAAGGTATAATAGGATTTCCCTCTGTACCATCTCCGCTAAAATATAAGCTTGATAATATACTACCACTACCGCCTGAACCAACAATTATTTGATCAGGATTAACATTATTATTTGGAGTTAATTCTGGATCATTACTATTAAAATTAAATGATGCACCTTGTTCTTTCATAACATTTACCAATTTTAAAATTATATAGGAGTTATAGTTAATACTCCATCTACTAATGTAATTCTATTAGTAACAGCAGTTACTGTATCAACTAAAACAATACCTTTAGCTGAATTATTAATAATTAAATCACCATTGTATATCTCAGTTTGGTTATATAATAATATACGTCCACTATCACCTCCATTTACACCATTACCTGCTGTAATTTGAATATCACCTCCATTTTGCGGATTAATACCAGTACCTCCATTTCCAGCTACTAGCTCTATTCCTCCACCGCCAGCATCTCCATTACCATCTGAACCAGTCATAGTTATACTATTTCCACTAGTATCAGCAGTAGTAGACGCTCCAGCTTGGAGTGTTAGATTTTGATTTTCAGAACTATATACTCCATAAAGTGTAGCAATTCCAGCATCTAAATTTGTTACTCCATCAGGATCAAATAAAATTCTAGCTGGAGCTAAAAGTAATGTGTCACTATTTAATACAATTTTCCCATTAACTTCTCCAAGACCAGCAGTAAGAACAACATCACCACCATCACCTGATGTACTACCTCCAGCACCAGCATCTAATATTATATTACCTCCATCTCCTGTAATTCCACCATTACCAGCTAAAAGTTCTATTACTCCACCACCCCCCGAATCATTACCTGCACTAGCTGCTAAATATATTCCATTTCCTGTAGAATCAACTGACTCTGGAGTATTACAAGTTATACTGATACTGCTTTCTAAAGGACTAGTAATATTTTGTACCCCTAATATATCTACACCAACTTCCCCCCAACTTATTTCATTATTAGGACCTAAAGAACCATAACTAAATTCATCCCAACGTACAACATTACCTATATCTCCTGAATAATTATTATTAAAAGTAAAAGCATTACCACCAATACCAGAAGGATTTATATAAAAACTTGTACCACTCGATAATAATGATATATTAATATCACTTAAATTAGCTACTTCAGTACTATTTGATATTAACGATATTGAGTTTCCATCTAAAGTTCCTATTACTAAAGGACTCCCTTCTGTATTTCCACCCTGTAAAATAATTCCGTCAGGAATTGTACCACCTGAACCAGTAATTATTTGATCAGGATTAACATTATTATTTGGGGTTAATTCTGGATCATTTGTATTAAATTCAAATGACGCACCTTGTTCTTTCATAACATTTATTATATTAATAAATAGTTTGAAACACAATTTAAAAAGTTTTGTAAATTAAAAAATTTAATACTATATTTGCCATGTTATGAAAGAGTATTTATATAAATATAAAAAAACATATCATTTAGACTTTTCAGAATCAATTACCAGTGATGATAAGATATTGAAAAGTGTAGATCACTTCCTTGGTAAAAGAATTATTGTGACTGAAAAGATGGATGGAGAATGTACATCTGTTTATACTAATTACTATCATGCCCGTTCATTGGAATCAGCAAATCATCCTTCCCAAAATCTAATCAAAGGATATTGGGCAGAACGACAATACTTAATACCTGAAGGTTGGCGAGTATGTGGTGAAAATTTATATGCACAACATTCAATTATATATGATAATCTTGATGCTTATTTTTATTGTTTTAATACTTGGAATGATAAGAATGAATGTTTATCTTATGATGAAACTTTAGAATGGTGTGAGTTATTAAATATTGTACATGTACCAGTTTTATATGATGGGATATTTGATTATGATCTCGTTAAAAAGATTTATTTAGATTTAAATAAAGATTTACATGAGGGTATTGTAATTAGATTAGCAGATTCATTTCATTATAAAGATTTCAGCAAATCATTAGCTAAAGCGGTAAGAAAAAATCATGTTACTACAGATGAACATTGGTCTAAACAAGTTATTATACCAAATAAATTAAAACAGTAAAATGGGAAATAAAAAATTTGATTTGATTAAGACTAACAATAATTTAACTGAAGATATTAAATCATTGCAAGAACTTTATATAAAAAATATTTTTGAATTTAAAAATAAATTACTAATTTTACTTCCTGATGTCGAAGAAAAATAAAAAGATGACTAAATCAGAGGAAATTGAATATAATATTTTATTATTTATTGAAGATTATAAAGATCAATTTAGTTATGTTCCTGATTATAGATATTTAAGAACGTTCGCATTTCAAATGCATGAATTATTTAATAAATTAGATGAACAAGAAACAAGTAAGGGAAAAGTTCAGAAATGATGTTTTCAAACGTGATAAAAATGAGTGTGCGATATGCGGTGATAAGTGGTCTAAATTAGATGCTCATCACATTACCAATCGTAATGAGTTTGAAAATGGTGGTTATGTATTGGAGAATGGTGTAACACTATGTGATAAAGTAGATGGTTGTCATTTTCAAGCCGAAAAATTTTTACAAACTAGGGATTATATAGGTGCATCGTATGAAATAACTCCAGATGGTTTATATGAACTAATAGGTTCATCATTTGAGAAAGCAGTTGAAGCTGATAAAAAACTAAAACAAAAATAATATGGGATATGATCAAAGAATATTTTTAGGTGCATGTATTAGAATACCTGCTGATAATGATGAAGTATTAAGGGAATTATTACATGAAACACATGTGGATGTACTAAGTCAGATTAATGGTCATTGGTGTAAACCAGAAGATGGTTATTATTATGTGACAGCTAATGAGTATAGAAATGGTAATGATTATGGTAAACATATTTCTGAAGGTGATAGAGAAGGTGGTGAACGTATTGACACTGGAACATTACTAATGTGGTTGAATAACTTCAATGAGGATTATAAAGAAGAAATAAGAATATTGAAAGAAGCATATGGTGATACAAGTATAATTGCAGTTTTTTTAGTAAATGGCGGTAGTTAAAAAATAAAGTAATGAGAAAGAATAAAATCGTAAGAGTATTAATTGGACCTCCAGCCAGTGGTAAAACTACATGGACTAAACAGTTCTTGTTGAGAAACCGTGATTGGGTGTCAGTGAATCGTGATGCCTTTCGGTTTATGTTCAGAGATGAACCTACACCTGAGCCACGAGTAGAGGATCTTATAACTGAAATGCAAGCTGAAGCTATTGTTAAAGCTCTAAATAAAGGACTTAACGTAATAGTAGATAATACTAATTTAAGACATAAATATTTAAATGAAATTATTCAACTAGTTCAATTTAAAGCAGATGTTGAATTTCAAATATTTGATGCACCATTACATGTATGTCAGAAACGAGATAAGGAACGTGCTAAATCAGTAGGTGATGAAGTTGTTAATAAAATGCACAACCAGTATAAAAACATCATTGATAGTTTTGGCTTTGAGAACCGTTCTAAGCGACCTTCATACGAAGATAGGTTTATTCCTCTTGTACAAGATCAAACACTCCCACAAGCTGTTATATTTGATATAGACGGTACAATAGCTTTGATGGGAAGAAGAAGTGAATATGATTGGAATAAAGTAGATGTAGATGATCCTCATGATATAGTTATTGAGCAAATAAAACTTCACCAAGATAAAGGGCGTAAGATTTTACTGGTTTCAGGTAGGGATGAAGAAGCTAGGGAAAAAACACTCTACTGGCTTGAGTATTATAATGTTTATTTTGATGAATTATTAATGCGTCCTAAAGATGATATGAGAAAAGATTATATTATTAAAAAAGAGATTTTTAATAATCAAATCAAAGACCGATATAATGTATGGGCTGTGTATGATGATCGCTTACAAGTAATTAAAAAAGCTTGGTTTGAATTAGGATTATTTTGTTTCAATGTTAATCAAGGGATGAAAGATTTTTAATCAACTAAGCCACTTTTTTTTAAAATACTGTAATAATTTGGGTTTTCCATTAGATGATCTAAAGCTATTTCTAAAGCTAATTTTTTATTTTTAGTATGTTCCATTTCAGTAGGTACTCCAATTTTTAATTGGGATTCTATTTTTGAAATTGAGACTTTATGTTTTTTAGCAATAGATTCAATACTTTGATAATCACTTATACCGCCTTTTATTGTATCCGATATTTTTTTATATTGAGCTTCGGTTATTATAATTTTCATAATATGTTTTTTATAAATATTTCTAAATTAGAAAAATAATAACTATATTTGATTATTATTATGAATTATAACTTAAAAAGGTTATGGAAAAGATTGAATTATTTGAAAATTTTGATATAGGTGTAGATCCAAATACGTGTTTTGATATCTTATCAAAAAATATCAAATGGCACGAAACGTTATTGAGTGTAAATAATGAGCCAGTTAAAATTAAAAGAAAAATGGCTTATGTCTATGATAGAGTTGTAACTTATTATTATAGTACATTACACTTTGAAGGTGAATTATGGATTCCTGTATTAGAAACGATCAGAGATAAAGTAAATGGATTTACTGGTATTGAATTTAATTCAGTATTGTTGAATTACTATAAAAATGGTAAGGATGAAATAAAATGGCACTCTGATAAAGAAGAAAATTTAGGTGATATAAGCGAATCAGTTATTGCTACAGTAAATTTAGGAGCTACCAGAAAATTCTGGTATTTAAATAAAGCTACTGGTGATAAAGACTTTTACTCTGTAGCCAACGGTGGATTGTTAATGATGAATGCTGGTTTTCAAAATGAGTATTTACATGCAATATTACCTGAAAAACAAATAAAAGATCCAAGGATTAGTTTAACATTTAGAAAAGTAACTCATGACTAAAATTTTTATAGGCGGTGAATATCAATATGATTATAAAATACATGTTGATGATAAAAATGAAGTTCATTATCAATTATATTTTAGTAATGATGAGTTGTGGAATGAAATTAATAGAGGTAAATTAGCATATGAAATTGTTGATGATGGATTTAAAATTAAAACAAAAATTCAAAAAGATCTTGAATATGATGAAGCTGAAGGATACATGATATTATTACAGATTCGATATAATTATCCAGATTCCTACTGTGAAATATTACTCTACGATAACCCTAAAAAATTAGCATAATGGATGAGTTTATAATAACTAAAATTCTTAAAGAAAATGTACAATTAGCAACATTTTTTGCATTAGTTATAATCTTATTTTTCACATTCTGTTTAATATATTTCTTAGTAGATTATGTCAGAAGATCATATTTCGAAAAAAGAATACCTAAATTAGCTAATATTAAAAAAGGTGATTCCTATGATTTATATATCGGTAGAGCTAATAAATGGTTAGATTTACCTGCATCAAAATGGGGAAATCCATTCTTAATGAAAAATGAATCCGAAAGAGCTAAAGTAATACTAGAGTACGAAAATCATATTTTAAATAATCCTGAATTAATTAAATCTTTACCAGAATTAGCTGGTAAAACTTTAGGATGTTACTGTTTTAATACTGATAGAAATGAAGGTAAAACTTGTCATGGATTAATTTTAATTAAATTATATAAAGAATTTGTAGTAAATAAAAAATGAGAAAATTTAAACATTACTTAGGACTCACGTCCTTGGCGGTACAACTATAACAGAATAAGTTGACAAAATAAATTTTTATATTATATTTACTTAAAAAAGTTTTTAACCTTAAACAAATAGTAATGCAAGTAGTTAGAATTCTTATAATAATATTAGTTGTTTTAATTTCACCTATTTTATTAATCAGTTGGATCTTCAAGTTATATAAGAAGAAAGTTATTACCAGAAACGACAATGAAAAATATTTAATAAGATATAATTTATTTGATTGTAAATTATTTTCAGTTAAAATTCATAATATCCTTTTGAGTGATTATGATTGTTTACATGATCATCCTTGGGCATTCTTTACTTTTATTATGAAGGGAGGATATGTAGAATATACACCAGAAGGTAGTAGAGTCTACGGAGTGGGTAGTTTTTTATATCGTCCAGCATCTTACATACATAAACTTGAATTACATCAACCAGCTTGGACGTTTGTTATTACCTTTAAAAAAGTACGTAAATGGGGATTTTTTACAAAAAATGGTTGGGTAGAATGGTTTAATTATGTACCTGCAAATACTTGTGAATAATTATGTTTAATTTAAGAAAAGAAAAAGAACTCCTTAAAAAGGAATTGGAATTATATAAACAGGAAGAAATTCTTAAAGTTGATATTGAAGTACAAACGTATAGACAAAAAAGGGAGAAGGAGATTAGTGAACTAGGAAAAAAATGTCATGAACAACTTGGTCAGTATGAACATGTATTTCATAATACAAAAGAGGTTCGAGGTATAGAACTTGCAAAATTAGAAGCTAAGGTTGAATCAATGAACGAACTAATTAAAGCAAGGCAAGAGGTTATTGCAGCAGATAATAATTTGATTTCACAATTAAAAGCTGAGATCAAATCTCAAAAAGAGATTATCACATTATTGATTAATAAACAACCTGATATCACCGTTCAAAAACTTAAATCATAATAAAAACATGGGAAATAACTACGGAGCATTCCTAGATGGAATGAGAAAAGCAAAAGAATATCAAGAAATATTAGATGGATATGGATGGATTAAAGTACCTAAATTTGAAGATGATTTATCACTTCCTTTAGAAGAAAGATATCTTAGATTGAATATACACCATGTAGAGGAAACAAATTTTTTAATAAATAAAATAAGAGAAATTGTAAGAGAAAATCTTTAAACTTTTTCCTGATCTAAAATTCTAATATTATTTACATCAAAAATAACATAGTTATTAGCATTAGTACCAGCTTCCTTAGAATCAAATTTAATACCATCAAAACCACATTTATCTAAGAATTCCGAAGCTGCTTTTTTAGAACCTAAAGTAACTGCAAGATAATCATACATGGACTGTACCCAAGGATGATTTCCATAATAATCTTCAGATAAACCTAACATATCCATCATATCTGATAAAGCACTTTCATCGTGATTCATTTTATTAAAAGTTTTAAGAATTTTTTGAGCTTCCCATTCATCAATATAACCATCCCATTCCAAAAAATTATTACTTAAAACTTTTACAGTATATACATATTTATCAGCCCGTGTTTGATAAATATTTGCATAATGATGTGCCACATCCAAACTATCTGTAAAATAAATACCGTAACCGTGAACATCATTACCATCACCTGATCCAACTTTAGTTAAATCAAACCCATCAAAACTGTGTATAGAACCGTGATATAATTCTAAAGCTTCTTTTAATAATTGTTCAGTTAAAATCTTATTTAGATTCATCCAAAGATAGAGTATAAATTAATTGAGTATATTTATTATCAATACCGATAGGAGATCCGTCTACGTTCCACTCCATTAAAGACCAAACACCATAAGATGATTTAACTTCACCTTTGATAAACTCACCCTCTTTAATTAGGTTTCTAACTTCGAAATTACCATTAGTTTTTTCGACACTTTCTAATAGTTCTTCTTTATTATCTTCACATGGAACTTCTTCCATTTCCATAAGTTTTTGATATTGTTCTTCAGTAATTTTAATCTTTTCCATATACATAAATAGTTAGTAAATTCGATTATTTTTATTTAAATTACCAATATAAATAACACCATTAATTTCTCTGGTAGTTGCCCATAGTGGTTGTAAATTAGTGAGTGACCAGCACTCTTTAAAATCATTATCCTCAAAACTTGTAAATTTAAAATTTGATTGTGGAATTTTATGATCTAAGTGCCATTCACCGTAATTCTCCCATGACATACTATCAGTAAAAAGATTAGTAATATGTTCTTTAAGATCAGTTAAGGTATATGGTAGATGTTTTAACATGTTAGTTACGTTCTCAGAATGATTATCCTTGAAAGATTGCCAAATTGCTGTTCTTAAATACTTTTTGAATTTATAATCTGGATCAGTAGCACATCTGTTTTTATCCCATTTCGCACTTTTTTTATTAACATGTTCTCTATTATTTTTACGCCATTCGGTGTGATACTCTTTTAACTTTACTAGGTTATCTTTACGCCAGTTTTCATGGTACTCACTTTTCGATTCTTTATTAACATGATGGTATGTCCGATCATATAATTTTTTATCAAAACCAGTATTATACCTACCACTTTTTCGTAAAGAAATATTATTATCCTTTAAAAGTGAATTTATAGTAGGTTTACTAACATCATATAGTTCAGCTATTTTTAGAGTTGATAAATTTTCATTTATATATAAATGGATTACATTATTTATATCCGTTTGAGTATGTATTTTCTTTGTAGACATAATATAAATATATTATAAACAAATAATCGTTTAAATGGTAAAAATCATTAATAAAAAAAAGGTGAGAAAATTAATTCTCACCTTAATATTTATTCTATTTAATTATTAGAACAATGGATCTGCCCATACAGTCAGACCATCAACTAATAATTTACCATAGAACCTGTTGTTTACGAGCTTCTTAGCGTAACGTGTTTGGATACCACGAACGTTTTTGAAATCGAATGGATTAACCATTACAGGGGTTAATTGCATAGGCACGTATGGTGCGTAGATATAACCTGATTCTAAGATAGAAGAACCTTTGTGTCCGATTAGGATAGTATTAGACGGAGCGTATGGATCACGGTATACTGTGTAACGTCCACCTAAAGTACCAACTTTCTCGATACCCATGTTGTATTTATCTTCTTCAGGACCTGCATTTGAAACGTGGAAATATTCCAAGTCATCAAGAACCGCAGAAACTTCAGGAGAAACAACTATCCAAGATGCACCACCACGTAAAGTAGATTTGTGAATCTGAGCAGATATTTGGTTAATCTTAGTTAACAATGTTTGATTCCAATCTTTCTGAGTACCGTAGTAAGTAGTAGATTGATTTCTTAAACCATTGTAATCCCAACGAGCAGTCCAAGCAGCACCAGCACGTAAGTCACGAAGGATCTCACGGTCAATTTCAGCAGCAACTTGCTCTGATAATAAAGCTGTTAATTCAGCTTCAGCATCAATGTTTTGGAACGCTGAAACGTCTTGTGCAAGTTCAGGAGTCCACTGTGCTCTCATTTTACGAGATGTAACAGATACAGTTACTTCTTCAAGCTCGAACGTTACTTCAGCCATTTCAGAGTTTTCCTCTAATCTGTCGTAGTTTTTGTAAGTAGCCATGAATACTGGAGTACCTGTAATCGGAATTAAAGCACCGTAACCATCAGCAGAAGGAGTTGATAAATCAATCTCAATTGTTAATGCACCACTAACTGGATTAGCAATCGCTTTACCATAAACTTGTGACTTAACACGGTAAGGTAAAGAAGTTGTGTTACCCGGAGCAACAGAAACTGCACCACCTGCAACTGAAGTACCTGTGAAAGTAACACCAGTTTGGTAGATTTGTAATGATGCTAAGAAAGCTTCAGTATCTACTAATTCACCTTCAGCGTTGATTAAACGACCTTGAGTAGTAGTAGAGATGTTAGGTACGATTGCAGTGATGAACTTGTCACCAGCAGTGTAAGAAACACCTGATAATGCAACTACAGTAGCAGTAGCTTTACCTTTAGAACGATCATAGTTACCAGCGTTAACACCGTAGAAATCGGTATTACCATAATATGCTTCATATAATGAACGAGTCTCGAACTGAGTTCTTGAATTATCACTAAATGCGTTTTCGTAAGCACCATCAGGAGTTGTTTGTGTAGTTGAAATCTTAGGGTTTAAGAAGAATAACTTACCAATAGGTAAAGATAATGCTTGAACCGAAACGATATCGTTAGCTAACAACTTAGAGAATACTCTACGAATAATTGGGAATGCAACTGTTTCGAATGAACCGTTAGAACCAGCAGTGTCTGTTGATTCGTTGATCATGTACGCAGCCTGATTCTCGAATAATTGTGCAATGTTGTCCCTAACGTGACCGTTAAGACCATCAAGCAAACCTAAACCACCCCATTTTTCAGAGATCATTTTTCTGTCCTCTTTCAGACGATTAAGTGAAATGTTACCAACTTCACCAGATTTTAAAATACTCATTTTATTTTTTGTTTGTTTTATTTGTTTTTATATGAATTATTTTCTATAATTCATGATTTCTTTAACCCTATCAATTCTCGCTTCTAATTCAGTTTTAACTGGACTAACCGATTCTAATAAAGGTTCACCTGTACCATTAAGAGTGCTTCCTATTTTTTGATCTACTGACTCTTTAATGGTTGTTTGCTTCATTTCAGTAGAAATAGTTTTGTAAAGTGTTTTAACATCTTTTTGATCAGTGATTGTATCAGAATCAAAACGTTCTAATATTGATTTCTTCTCATCAGTTGTTGTTGCGTGTTCACAAAATATTTTGTTTACATATGCTAACTTGCTATTAAATAATGCTACGTTTTCTAAATTTTCTTTCATTAAACGCAAAGCGTCTTTATGTTTATCAAGATCAGTTTTCAAAGTTTCATTTTCAGTAATCAATTTTGCGTTTGTATCTTTCAATACTTGTGCTTCAGTGATCAACACTTTATCAGTAGCAGATTTTTTTTCTTCGTTTACTGCTGGTCGAAGTCTATTTGAAGCGTATTTGTAAAATCCTTCAGGTTTTCTTGTCATGTTGCGACCATCAGCGTGTGTCCTTGCAACTTCTTCAATAGGTTGTTCTTCTTCTAATGGTATTGGTGCTTCAGCAGCAGCAGGAATATCCGCTTCAACTTCTTCTTCCATTACTATTTCGAAGATTGCTCCACCTTGCTCATCATGAGATGGTTCAGTAGGTTTATCATCTAAGAATGAATATTTGTCACCTTGATCACCAAATTGTGCTTCAAAGTTTTCAAATTCTTCATTTATTAATTTTTCATTTTCGGTTAGTTTGATTAATAACTCTTCACCGTTTGCGTTAACATTTATAGATCCATCATCATTTTTTACTACTTGGATCTCTGCATCATCACCTAATTTTTTCCAAACTGTAAGAAGTTCATCATCAGATGCACCTGTTAAGTCTAAAGTATCATCAGATGGTTCGCCTGACATTGCTGGAACTTCAACTGCTGGTTCATCACCTAACATTGGTTCTTCGCTACCCATATCAACTGAAGCATCAGCTTCTGGAGATTCATCATCTACTGTTGGTTCTTCTAAAGAAGGTTCATCAACAATTGGTTCAGATGTAGGTTCATCAGAAATAGGTGTTTCTGCTGGTTCATTTTCTTTATCATCATCCATGTCGATAGCTTCACTGATATTTTGATCTATCTCAGGCTTCATTTGATTATATAGCATATCTTTAGCATTCTCAGTTACTACCCTTAGAATTTCTTCACTTTCTAATAAAGCTTGTTCTAATGCTGATTTCTTTGTCATATTGTTATAATTAAATATTATTTTTTTCTATAAATAGTATAGATTTATAGAAATGTCATTTTTATTGTAAAAAATTTTTTAATTTCTTAAATAAAACTGGTTCTACTATAGTAGTAATCTCTTGGCTTTCGTTAATTTTAACATCACTTTGAGGATATAGGAATGCTCCCGGAGTTGATGGAGAAGAAACTAAATCATAACAAATCATTTCAAAATCTGATTGAACAGTATTCTTACCATATATATTTTTAAGAGATCCAACACCTCTTGAAGAAATACCTAACTTTGCACCCTTAGATAAAAGGAATGCGATATAATCACCTTGAGTAGTAATAATACCACTATCATGATAACTCTTAGAAGTTAATATTTCTAAAACACCCATTAATGTATTACCTTCCCACCAAGTCTTTACAACCCTGTGTGAGATATCATCTTTCTTTAAAGAAATGAAAGCATAGTCAGGGTGATTACTTTCACCAAATGCTCTACCTTCATTTATTAATGTTTGATATTTTTTATCTTCTCTAACTAAAAGTTCTCTTGGATAATATCTACCATTTCTGTTTTCAGTATCACATTTTTGAAGAATACAATTCATGAAAACTGAATAATCTTTTTTATCCTTATCAAAAGATTCCTTATCTTCAAATTCTTTCAATAATTCTTTTTGTTGCATATCAAGAGATACAACACCACTACATGATGAAGTATTCCATTCACATATAACACCGAAACCCTCTTCGCTTTCCGTTAATAGTTTTAAGGTTTTATACATTTTCTTTAGTATCAGTTTTAATTTTTTTAGTCATTGCTAAGATGTGTTCTTTTATAAAGAACCATATTTTTGTATCAGTAATTAATTCGATGTTTTCTATAATACTTTTTGTTTCTCTCGTACATATTAATGCAGCGAATAAGAACATAATATTTACTAAATCTTTAGCTATATGATGTTGTAGAACGTACATCACGATCACTCCTAATGCATATAATATTACCTTAGTAATACTATCAGCCATTCTTTTGGATGTAATAGGTTCTTTTGTTTTTATACACTTCCAAATACCTGTTATGAAATCTATAACTAGAAGGAATTGGATAACACCAATCATCTCATAAGTAGGAACTAGATATATAGTAAAAGACCATATAGTAAACTTTTCTATATTGGTTAATAAGAATTTAAATAGAGCAGATAACGAGTATTCCAATTTGTTGTTTAGTGTAATTATACTTTTCATTAGGATTTATTATTAATCAAATCAATTCAGGTCTTTTACCTCTATAAATACTTTAATATTTAAATTATGTACCTTTTCTATATAAAAAACTTGCTATTTTTCAATATTGATTTATACTTGTATTTAAGTAATAAAAATATTTAACCAAATAAAAAAAAATAGAAATGAGTAGCAGTAGCACAAAGTATTACAAAGTGATTGTAAAGATTTTCACTGAAGAATTAAGTAAAAAGGGTATGTCCGTAACTAAAGAACGTAAACATGAATTTGTTATTGAAGCTGTCACTGTTGGTGATGCTGAAACAAAGGCAAATGATTGGATGAAGGGTTCTGTGGACGAATTTGAGGTTTTTTCCGTTACGGAAACTAAAATTGAAGCAGTTGTGAAATAAAGTGGGTGAAATCAGGTAAAGAGTTAACATTAAAAGTTAAAAACAAAAATTTTAAAGTAAAATATGGTGCAGTAATTAATTATAAATCACCAGTAAGTGTTTATTTAAAAATTACTTCATGGTTGAGGGTTAAGGATAAAATTTTAAACCTTGACTCTCTTCTTAAGGAGTACAGAATGGAATTAAGAAAATATCTTAAATCCTCAGAGTTGGTATTGAATCATTTTGATTATAATACAATAATTGATATTGATATATCAGAAACCAGAGTCAAGGTAGATAAGCCAACTTTTTTCCAATTAGAATTTAACTTTTATCAAAAAAATAGTAAAAACTTATTACCACTAGTTCAACCAAAAAGAAAAAATATCGAAAACTTAAAACCTGTTATTGAAGAAATAACTGAAGATATTTTAAATATGGGTTTGTTCAAAACCCATAGTAACTTTGATTATCAATATAGTAAACTAGATGACGGAGAAGGAAATTGAAGAAAGGTAAGATTAACTCTTACCTTTTTTTTATGATGTAAAATCTTTTTGTAAATTGATGAGATCAACGTAGTCTGTGATTCTAAGCTCAGAATTGTATTTTAATTTATTTAATTTTTCTTCAGTAAGAACGAGTAAATTCTCTAATGACTCATCTTCGCTTTCAGCTAATAAACGTTTAACTAGTTTCTTAGTCTCAGAAATTAATTCATTATAATGTTCTTTTTTACTGGATTCATCTTTCTTTAGGAAAGCTTTTAATATACCTTGTTCTCTTTCATTAAAAAAAGAATATTTTTCATTTAAGATTTCAATAGCTCTGTTAACAACAGTAACATCTACTTTTTTAACTTCTTCCTTGATAACTTCTTCTTTAACTAAAGTAGAAGCTACGGTATTAAATAATTCAGCTTTTTTATGTAAGTTACTTAACTTCCTATCTTTAGTGGATTCTAAAATTAATTCAAACAATTTATCCTCAACCACTTCACCCGTATGTTCTTTTAGAGTTGATTTAATTTCGTTAGTTGCTGAAATAATATCTTTTTTACTGAACGAACCAAATGAAAATAAATTCTCATTTAAAAAGATTTCAGCAGTATCCTTATCTGTAAACGTAGTATTTTCCACGTTACTGTACACTGCATATAATGTTTTTAAAATAGGTGATTTCTTTACCTCATTCAAAAAACCTTTATATACAGATGTCAATTGTTGATCACCAGTGTTATAACTTTCGAAAATAATACGGGTAACTGAATCTTTTATAGTTTTAAAATTGTTTTCCATTCCTTATAAATATCTTACTCTTTTAATAGTTTATTAACATTATCTATATTTTTGTTAATATTTTCACTTAATAAAGTATTTCTTTCCTGTAAATTTCCCCCATCTGCTGGTATATCTGGTAAATCACCACCAGCAGCACCCATATCAGGCATAGCAGATCCACCCATTGGAGTAGGAGGTAAACCATTTGGATCAGCTTCACCACCTTCAGGATTTTCTAAACTATTGTTTGCGTTGTTCTCAGTGTTATCTGTATACCTTTTATCTAAATTATCAAAGATTCCGCTATTTATATTTTTGGAAGCCAACACTTCTGGAGTGTTACGTATTGCTTCGGCTCTTTCTATTCGTTGTTGTTGTAATGTTAATTTAATTTCATCATCAGATTTACCAAGAATTTGTTTTGAAGCTTCAGTGAATGACATTGGAGCAAAACCACCATCACCAATAGGGGTAACAGCTTTGATAAATGTATCTAATTTAACACCTAAAATTTCTAACTTAAGCATTTCTGCTTGTGATGACGGATTAGCTAATGCTAAACTGAAGTTCATAACCTCATCTTCGAATCCTAATAAATACAAGTGAATGATAGCAATTTTATTAAGCTCCATTAACATAGCTTGTTGGATTCTGTTAATTGTTCTAGCAAATCTAACATCCTGCATCGAAAGGTTTTTACCATCACCAGCAGCTTCACTAAATCCTAAAAAAGTTTTAGGTACACGTAAACCAGAGAATAGTTTATTTTGTAAGTGCTCGATATCACCAATCTCAGATAAGTTTGAAGCTCCCTGTAAGGTATCAATTACAGTACCATTTTGTTGATTTCTAATAGGAAGGAAATAATCCTCATCCTGAGTCAACATATTATACCTAAAATCTAATTGACCATTTATTTGATTTACTTGTGAAGTTTTCTTGAATTTATTTGCAATCTTCTGTACGTAATTCTCAACATCATCAGGATCTATATTACCCACATCAATTTTGAATACTCTTCGTTCAGGTGCTCTTGAAATACGATAAACCATCATTGCATCTTCTGCAAGGGATAACATCTTCCAAATTTTTCTAACACAATCTAAAACCGATGTACCGTATGGTAATTTTTTATCATCACCAATTAACCTAAAGTGAGCAATTTGCCATTCACTGAAAGTTTCATTACTTTGTTTCCATTCAAATTTTACGTGATCAGTTTCATTCTTGTTATCAATATTCTTAACATTATTAAAGTAATTACCTTCAATTCTATTAATTTCAAGGTTCTTCATTTGAACAGCCTTGGTAATACCTTTTCCTTCTTCAGTTCTTAAATAAACGAAGTTATCACCATATTTACACACATTACGTGTCCAAGCTGGTAGTGTAACATTGATTTGAAGGATATTATTGAATAGGTGTTCTAGTATATTTTTTATTCTCTCAGAACTTGATCGGATTTCCAACATCTTACCTGAATCAAATAAACAGGTAGATTCCTCTGCCATAATATTTAATGCAGCAGCGATCTCTGGATAGAATTCCATTTGTTCATAATCAATATATGAAGCCATTCTAGTGGATTCATAATATACTGATTTTTGATAAGCATCATTACTTATCTTTTTGTATTGATCGCCCTGAAATTTTTGTTGTTGTCTTTTTAATAACTCAGCTTCATATTCCTCTCTACTTGTGAATACACTATTAGCGGGTTGCTGAGGTTCTAATAACCCATCAATATCAGATTTCTCTAAAGCCATTGGATTTACCGCACCGCCTAAGATCTTACCTAATTTGTTCCAAGTACTTTGTTTTTTATCAGCCATTTATAACCAAAAAATTAATATATTTAATCTCACTTATAAATAGTATCGTTATTTAAATAACCAAGAATTATCATTTAATTCATTAGGATTTACTGGACTAACACCAAAATTAGGTCTAGTAGTACCCTGAACACCCCATGCATTTAGCATTGCTAATGTTTGGGCATTGAATCTCTTTACATTTCTAAATGAGTTATGAAAAACAAATAGTAACATTGCTACAGCAATTAATAAATCATCATGATATCCTCTCATGTGATCTGCTTTACCGTTGATCCATACAAATGTTCTAAGTTCTTCGATTAATCGTTTACTTCTTATTTTAATGTGTCCTTCCCTTATAGCTAATTCTAAAGCTTGAATAGCTAATGTTCTGTTCGGACCAATAATAAATCCGGGAATTAAAGTATCAGATTTCTTATATTTACTCATCTGACTTTTAAGAACATTATTCTTATTTGAATCTGAATAAAATAAGTATGGATAATTTAAGTCACATAGTTTGATTACAGTAGCTTGACCCATACCACCTGTAATATCGACAATAGCTAAAGCCTGATATTTAAGTCCGATTTCATTAATCATTACACCTAACATATCAGGAGGTACTTTACCATGCCATTCCGCAGCTTGCTCTCCTGTATCAACATTGAAAATTTCAATACTAGAAAAGTCATCACTATCACCACGAGAAACATCCGCAGCTAAAAGATACTGTTGATTCTCTTGTGGTTCTTCCCATGTCCATAAATTATTATCAAAGAAACCACTACTCTTAGGTAGACATGTTAATGCTTCCTGTACTTTTATATATTCTTCACCAAATACGTTATCACCAGATCCTAGGAACGAACAATTTAACTCTTGTGCTATTTTACGTTGATCACCATTATAAGTACGACACATTTTAACATACCATGCTGATGATGGCATATAACCCTCTTTGATCAATCTTTTAACGTCAGCAAAGTCCCATGTACCGTTATCTAATTTTTTAGGTATAATTGTTTGGTCACCGAATTTTAAAGTCAGATCTTTATTGAATCGTGGATCTTGCCACCAGTTCATTTCAAAAATCTTAAAGTCATTATCGTTTTTTAACGAAGCTTGATATGTCTTATAATATAAAGCATCTAAACCATTCGGTGTAGAAATGAAGATAGCACCACCCCCTGTTGATAATGATGCAGCAGCCGAAGTCCAAAGCTCATCACCTTTCTCGATAAAGGCTGCTTCATCCATCACTAATAGGGTAGGGGTATAACCCCGCATAGCATCTTCGGAAGTTGCAGTAGCCTTAGCTCCAGATTTATTTGTTAATTCGAATTCACTAATGTTATTAGTGTCACCATAATCAATATCTAACCAAGCTGGTCTTGAATCAATGTAACTCCTAATTTTTTTAATAAATTCATTGGCAGTGCTTAACTTATTCGCAACAATAAGAATCTTCTGTGGTGATTCTGCTGGTGCAAACATGATTTTATGTGCACAAAAAAGAGCAGTAACAGTAGATACTCCAGCCTGACGAGGTTTAAGAACTACACTAAAAAGATGTTTTTTATAGTGAGCAAGTAAATCCTTTTGTTTAGGAAATACCTTTAACGGAACTTTTTTCTTTTGAGTTTGATCGAATGCTTCACAATATTTCTCACCGTAATAAGCTATATCGGAAAGACATTTTGCAAACTCTTGTAATACTTCTACTTTAGTCAAAACATTTTATTCACCACCTTCACCACTACCAGAACCATCAGGTTCTACTATTAGTGTATTATCTTCTTTAGAAGCATTTGTTTGATCAGGGAAATTTCTAAATCCTGATACATTTTTATAATATTTTTTAGTAAGCTTACCCATATCTTTATATCTACCAGAAGCAGCTTCTTTAACAAATAAATAAGCATTATCACCCTCGAATACCTTATCTACTTTTTCTTTATCTTTAATAGAATAAACATATTCCATGATATCTTCTATCTTACTTTTTTCCTTGGTAACATAAACATTTAGTTTTTTACCTTCGAATTTGTGTTTGTAAGTTATAGGTTGTTCTTCACTCAATTTTTCATCAATCAAGGATACATTCAACCCCTTATCAGTGAGTTTTTTGATATCATTAGGGTTGGTTTTCTTATCAAGAACTACATTTCCTTCTTTATCATCAAATGCAGACATTTCTTCTTTAATCAATTGCTCTCTTAATTTTGAATATTGTTCCTCAGTAATTTTAATTTTATTCATTTGTTTTATTTGTTTTTTATATATTTCAGATAATTGTTCAATTTGATTAGTTGAAAATACTGCAACAATCGTTGGGTTAGTAACAGTAGTATTTCCAAATTTCATCGGACCACCCTTAACTAATAAAGAATCATGTCCCTTACTGATTAACTGATGTTTCCAGTTTATGAACCATTGATCATCTTTTGCATGTATACCCCTAATATCATCCCACTGCTCTGGAGATATTATTTTCGGATTATTTATTGTTATATTTACACGTTTGATATAATTACCAAACATTTCAGCGAATTCTTCACTATCACTAAACCAGATTCCAAACTTCCCCCACTTTTTTGATTTTTCTAAATTAAAATCAGCAATTTCTTCCTCACTACCGTGAAATAAATTAAGCTTCATATTCCATTTTAATTTTTCTAAGTTTTAATTTATCTTCAATAGCTTTGATACTTTCTCCGAAGTGAAAAACCAATCTTGGAAAATTATTAAAATCCTCATCAATGATCTCATACCCTAATGGAATAATATTATCTTTCGCATCCGCTAAACTAAAATATTGGGATTCATGAGCAACTTCTAAATTATAATCTCTGCATTTAATTAAACCTACTTTATGAATACATTGTTCATCAGGTGGATATGAATAACCATCAGCAGGAGAGATTTCCCAATTATCACCCCAAACATCATCAAGATCAATTGAATCATTACAAAAAATAAATTCATAACTAGTATCACCTTTATAATTTGTACCTAATCTGTTTATATATATTAGTTTAAAATCCATAAACCTTTTTTCATAAATACACTTAAACTAAAAAAAGGCATTCAGAATAAACCAAATGCCTTTAAAATATATTGATAATTAAATTAGATTAATTTTTTAATCATATCTTCAACTCTCTTTAAACCCTCATTAATAGGTTCATGAGCAGTTAAAGTTTGAAACTTATTAAATGTAGCTTCACTTACATTAAATTTAAATTTCTTATCACCATTAGTTAAAACTAAATTACCTTTATTAGTACCTTCGATTAAGATATTATTGTATTGAATTTTATTTTCTTCAGCGATTAAAGCTGTTTTATCTATCTTATCGAAAAATTCATTGATCTTTAAATCATCTTGCTGATCAAAATCATGTGGATTTTTAAACTGTGATGTTGGTTTATCAAGAGGTGTTATAATCTCATCCATTGGGATACTAATTTCATCCATCTCTGATTTTTCTTTCTGTCCACCACGTTTGATTCTACGAGCAAGTACTAGTCTTTCTTCAGCAGGAAGAAAGTTTAATGGTAAAGCTGAAATAATTGAATTCATAATAGATTTAATCTTATCTGGATTCATTTCTTCTTGACCTGCATTTCTAATTTCTGCTGTTAACTTACCTACAAAATGATCAATCCCTTCACCAGCAGGATCACCAGCAGGATCTTCTAAATCTGAATCATCATCCGCTAAACCTTCATCACCTTGAGGTGCAGGAGCATCTAATGGAGCTTCACCACCCATTTCTGGTTCAGGTTCTGGAGCAGGTGCAGCAGGTTCTGCTTGTGGCTCTGGAGCAGGCTCAGGCATTGGTGCTGGTGCAGCATCTTGACTAGGTGCAGCAGGAGCAGGTTGATCCATAGGAACTTCACCACCTTCACCCGGAGCAGGAGGAATACCTTCACTACCATCATTTATATCTTTTGCGAAACGCTCTTCAATTTTTTCAGCATCTTCATCTTTTTCTTCAGATTCATCTCCCTTATCTTCAGAATCTTCTGCTTTATCCTCGTCTTTCTTTTCGAAGTTCCATGATTCATTTAAAGTAATCATCATCATGTTTAAGTTTTTTAATGCTTCAGCATATGAATCATATTTAAATTTACCAATCTTATTTTTAAGACCACCGATATAATCAATTGTACTTTCGTTAATCACATCAGATTTTGTAGTTTTAATATAATACGAACCTTCTTCTTTAACAATTACATAATTAACGTTATCAATCCCTTTGGTACTTTCAATAATAGTAGTTGGTGTACCTACTTTTGGTTCACTAGTTTTAATGCCTGATATTTCACGCATTCTTTGTAATTTATCTTCAAACGTTTGTGTATTTTTTTTCATTCTTATTTATTTTATAATTAGGTATTTACTAATGAGTCTTTTAACATATGTATAATAGATGTTAAAGTGGCTTTTTCTTTTTCATTATCAGGATTAACATTAGATAGAATATCCTCTAAAAAGTGTATTTCATCCTGAGAAAGGAATATCTTCACTTTAGCTCTAGCAGTCATATTCATGTACCCACCTTCCTGAAGTTCCTTTTCAATCATTTTCTTAAGATCTTCTTGATGAAGTCTATATACTGTTTGTTCCATTAAATATTTTATTAATAAATAGTTTTGATAGTGAAATATGTTATCATTATTTCTTATTTTTTATTGAATGCTCCAATAATTTTATTAATTTTTGTTTACTTGGCATACCACTACTCATGAATATCTTCCACTCATTATCAGTAATCACTGATAAATAAATTTTATTTTTAGTAGCTTCGTTTAAATGTTTTCTATCCTTTATTCTATTCTTGGGTTTATTATGCCAGTATTCTCCATTATATTCAATAATTAAATTCAATTCAGGGGAATAAAAATCATAATGATGTTCATATCCATTTATTTTCCATTGTGATTCTAATTTAGGAAAGAAGCTTCTTAACATATCTCCAAACACTTTTTCTTCTTTTGAACTTTTGGGAATCCTATTGTTAACTCTCTTAGCAACTTTTCTTTGAGAGCTTATACTGTAAGCTAAAGCACAATCTTTAGAACAAAATTTAGGTTGGAATTTATCAGTCCTTTGTTTTAACGTTAGTTTTTTCTTAAAGGCTTTAGAGCAGGTTTTACATGTACATTGCATTATTACAATATCATTTATACCTATAAATAGCCTTTTATATATTTTTCACTTGATTTTTTTAGCTTCTACAATATATTAGCATAATGATTAAAAAGAACATAATAACTACAGTATTATTATCAATAATTTGTAGTATGATAAACGTTGCCTATTGTCAGAAAAAAGATAGTATTAAACCTGAGATCTCAATTAGAGATCATGTATTTAACGAAACTGGAGTAAATATTCCTACAAAAATGTCTAGTCAACATGTACGGATAATGTATAATGAATCATTAAAACACGGAATACCACTAAGTATTTTAGTAAAACTTATAAAAGTTGAATCTAATTTTTCTCCTGTGGCTAAAAATGATAGTGGTGCGAGAGGATATATGCAATTGATGCCATCAACGTATAATAAATACAGTAAAATATTAAAACTTGAAAAAACACAAAGTAATAATATAATAGTTGGTTCTTTTTATCTTAAAGAAATGTACAACTTATGGAATAAGAAAATATATGATGAACGTACAAAGTGGAGATTAGCATTAGCAGCGTATAATGCAGGTGAAGTAAGAGTATTGAAATATAATAAAGTACCAGTATATACAAAAAAGTTTGTTAATTCAATTTTAAAATAATATGTGTGAAAGATTAAAAGCCTTAAAAGGTATAAGTAATGAAGAGTTTGTTAAAATTGACAACACAAACTTCAAGAGTGATGAATCAGATGCGTTAGTAGTAACTCAGGAAGAAATAAATGAATTATTAGTTACTAGAATTAACGAAGAAATACCATTTATTAGTAATTTATTATTAAGGGTATTTCTACCTGAACGTTTTAATAATGATTTAATTCTTACTGAAATTAAAGAACTTGCAAAGTATGATCATACATTACTTTCCAATCTAATTAATGATAAAGAATTATTTTATACAACAATATTATCTTATAATTCATCAATTAGTGATTGGATTTTAGATGGGTCAGAAATAACAAAAAACGGAAATTATTTCGTTTTTATAAGAGAAAAATAAATATAAATTTAAATAAATTAAACAACATGGATAACAAAGAATTCTTAGAAAAAGTAGAACAATTATTCTCACCAGAACAATGGTACAATGAAGATTATGAAGATGATGAGGAAACAGCTAAGATCATTGAAGAATTAGGTGAACCTAATGAAGTAGATCATTATGGTGGAGAAGGTCGAGGTGATAGCTATCATGTAGTGGTACACTTTCCTAAAGTTGATAAATATGTGAGAGCAGAAGCTTATTACAGTTCAGGAAATGGAGTATCTGATTGGGAAAATTGGTTTGTGGTAACTAAACAAGAAAGAGTAATAACAGTATACGAATAAATAAAAATGGAAGAGAATAAGTTTTTAATGTATATATCAGAAATTGGTTTATCACCACAAAGATGGTATGAATGGGGAAGTAACATTCCCTTGAGTATACCAGAAGAAGGAGTGAAAGTTAAGGAAATAAATAACTTAAAGAAAAAGTATAGCAATGATGCTAATATCCTACAGAAGCTAGATGAGGTGAATAATTTAATAGTTGATAGTATAGTATTTAAAACATTTACTGTTCATGAGATTAGTAGAGCAAATAATGACTACGGTGATGTAGTATTGATGTTATATATTCCTGAGTTTGGTTATTTATTAAAAGCTACAGGTTGTAGTAATTCATATAACATCAAAGGTGATTCCCATGAATGGGACGGATGGTATATTACTGAAACGTCTAACGGTCTAAAAATCAAATATGATTAACTTCCATTCCATTGAACTGCCGATAGCTAATTATTTAGTTATCGGTTCAGTTCCTTTAGGTATACGATACTCAAAAGATATTGATGTAATCTGTTACCGTAAAGATATACAAGTTCCGTACAATGAAAGTGATGAAATAGCTACGTTCACTTATAATAATAGAAAAGTTGAGTGTTTACTTGCTGATAATCAGCGTAGTTTGCAAGTATTTTTAAATGATTTTAAATATACAACTTATGAATTATTGTATATTATAAAAGCTGGTCACATCACCTTTCCGCATAGAGAATGGAATAAACATATTACTGATTACCATATTCTTAGAAAATTGGTTAATCCTGAAGATTTACTTACTAAAGAGTATATAAAATTACACAGGCAAACTACTAGTGATCGACTAAAAATTACAACACCTAAATTAAAGGGTGTAAGTAAGGCAGAATTTTTTGATGACGCTGTTGTGAAATATTATGAACACGATTATATACATGCTTGCATGGCTCATAAAGAGTATCCAATGTATACCTACATGCAACATGATCATAATATAGTGGAGTGTGATAAAAATCTATGGGATCAATTTACCTATGAGGAAAAGATTCAATGTGTTTTAGAAGAATGTTATGTTATAGCTTTAGAACGCAGGATTATCCCCTTAAAAAGGGAAGGTAAAATATTACCACACGCTTTAGAAGCTTTTAAATGGGCACTATATCGTGTATGTACTACATTATGTTCAGGATGGTTCAGGAGATTTGCAATTGATAATTATTTTCAAATATTCAATCAAGTAAATCCTAATTATATTAATGTTTTTTATGAAAAAGAAGCTTTAACACATTAACAGTGCTGATTTAATCACAAAGTTATATGATATTAGATTCACACCACTAATTGCTAGTGGTGATTATGTAGTTGATAAAAATGAGAAGAAAAAAAATTACTTGGAAATGTTATGTTACTAATATAACAGATACTGATTTTGAAGCAGTAATGTATGAAATTAGAAAAAACACTGATTCTACCTACGAAATAGGTAAATTTTCTTTAGAAAAACTATCTACTGACCAATTAGTAAATCTAACTATTGGATCAATTTTCACTTATGAAATAAATTTTGAGACAGAAAGTGATAAAATTACATTATATCCTAATAAACCATTTTCTAAAAAACAAAAAGAAAAAGCTAATAAAAGAGCAGAAGAATTATTTTTAAAATTAAAATTTATATGAAATTAACTGGAGAACAAAATCTCATAATAGCAACTGATGAAAATCTTAAAGTTGAAGCTCGTGCTGGAACTGGTAAAACAACTACATTATATCATTATATAAAAACAAGACCAAAAAATTCTAAAATATTATATTTTGCTTTTAATAAAAGTGTACAATATGAAGCAAATAAAAAATTTGCAGATATTAATCATGTATTTTTAAGTATTCGTACAGCACATTCATTGGCTTATGAAAGTATTATTAAAGGTAGTAGATATAAAGTAGGATTTCTTAATCCTGAAGAAGTTAGTCAATTACTAAATATAAAAAATTATATAACATGTACTCATATAGTTAAAATGGTTAACTATTTTTGTACATGTAAAGAGAAAAAAATACAAGATATTAACTATAGAGATACACTCTCAACGCAAAAAGCTATAGAATTTGTTGATGAAAACTATGATGAAATTTCATATGGAGCAAGAAAAATTCTTGCAAAAATGGATAAAGCAGAAATTAATGTAACACATGATTTTTATTTAAAAAAATGGCAGTTAAAAGAAGAAATACTTGATTATGATTATATACTTTTTGATGAAGGTCAGGATGCGTCTGAGGTTATGTTAGATATTTTTAATAATCAAAAAGGTATTAAAATAATAGTTGGTGATTCACATCAACAAATATACGCATGGAGAAATGCTGTTAATAGTTTAAATAAGGTTAATTATAAAGAATTAAATTTAACAGAATCTTTTAGATTTAATCAAGAAATTGCTGATATGGCAATTAAATCCATTAAATGGAAAACTACGTTATTAAAAGATTCTGATGTTATAGATTTTAATATAACTGGATCAGGTAAGAATATTAATAAAAAACAAATAAAAACAAGTGCTATAATTTCAAGAACAAATACTAGATTATTGATGGAAGCAATTAAAACAGTTGTAGTAAGTCAAACTGTTAAAAAACCATACTTTGAAGGAGGATTTTCAAATTACTCTATAAGTAATATATATACTATTGCTGCTGATATAATCCATATTATAAATGGAAAGAGTCATAAAGTTAAAACAAGTAAATTAAAAAATATTATTAATTTAGATCAGCTTCAAAATTTTATTGATGAAACTGAAGATAGTAATCTTAGTCAAGCACTTGAAATGGTTAAAGAATACGGTGAAAAATTAATCCCATTCATTACCATATTAAAAAATTACTTAGTTGAAGATAAAGAAGATGCAGATCTTATTTTTACTACTATACATAAAGCTAAAGGTATGGAATATGATAAAGTAAGATTATTAGATGATTTCAATAGTAAAGATAGATTATATAAAATGTTGTTAAATGCTGATGAAGGATTTATTGATAAAACATTAAAATCTATAAATGAAGAGATTAATTTAATTTATGTTGGTATAACTAGATCAAAAGGTATTATCCAAATACCGGGCGGTATATTAAAAGATATAGTAACTGTAAAAGAAGAAATATTAAATGAATGGTAATAAATGACTAAAAATATACAGAAAGCATTAGGTAAGTATGTAGTTTTAAAAAATCATCCATATGTGATAGAAAATGTCTCACTTCTTAGATTTGGTATGTCAGAACAAGATCTAGTTTCAATTAATAAGTCAGGTTTTTTTTATGAATATGAAGTAAAGGTTTCAAGACAAGATTTTTTAAAGGATAAGAAAAAAAAGAAATGGGAATTTTATGATTTAAAAATGAATGAAAGACTCCCCAATTATTTAACCTATGTATGCCCTGAAAACTTAATTAAAGAAGATGAAATACCGCCTTTCGCAGGATTATTATATTATATTGAAGAAAGTGATAAAATTAAAGAAATAAAACGACCTTCAGCAGTTCATAGAGAAAAACATGATTTGGATAGAATAATAAAAAAATCACTATTAGTTTATTCCCAAAGAACATTTTTAGGTCATTGTTTAATGACTTATTTGAATAAAGAAATTAAGAAAAATCAAAATGGCAAATAAATTAGATCAATGTTTTAATCAGTTATTATATAAAATAAGAACAGAAGGTTATAATAAACAAGATAGGACTGGTACAGGTACACTCTCAATATTCGGACACCTATTAGAACATAATATGAAATCAGGTTTCCCTTTACTCACAAGTAAAAAAATATTTACTAAAGGTGTGATTTCAGAAATTCTATGGTTCTTGCGTGGTGAAACTAATATACAATCTTTAGTTAAAGATGGTGTAAATATTTGGGTAGGTGACGTTTATAAAAGATACTTATCTTTTGATCATTATGATGAATTAGAAAGTAGATGGGTTTTTAATAAAGCTGGTATCGAAAAAAATGATTTTAATGATCCAAGAACTTGGTCTCGTCATTATACTGAAAAAGAATTTATTGAACTTATTAAAAATAATGATGAATTCGCTGCTGTATGGGGTGAACTTGGACCAATATATGGTAAACAATGGAGAGCTTGGGAGAAAAAAGATGGTACTCACATTGACCAAATTGATAATATAATAAACCTATTAAAATATAATCCAGATTCACGTAGAATTATGGTGAATGCTTGGAATGTAGGTGAAATTGATGAAGCTGTATTACCACCATGTCACTATGGTTTTCAGTTCTGGTCACGGGAATTAACATTTGCCGAACGATATGATATCTATTCAGAAAGAATGAAATATAGATTTGATACCGCAGATTTAAAAACACCCGAAAAATTAGATGCTAGAGGAATTCCTCGTAGAGCAATATCATTAGAATGGGAGCAACGAAGTGTAGACACCTTTCTTGGGTTACCTTTTAATATAGCATCATATGGGTTTTTATTACATATTATAGGTAAAATAGTAAATATGCAGCCAGAATATTTAAAAGGATCTTTAAAAGATACTCATTTATATCTAAATCATATTGATCAGGCTATAGAACAAGAACAACGAGAGAATATATATGTATTACCTGAATTAGAGTTAATAGGAGAATTTGAAAATGTTAATTCTTATTGGATTGACGGTAAATTCGAACTAGATAAATTTTTAAGTAAACTTACTGTAGATGATTTCGAAATAGTAGGATATGAATCACATCCAACTATTAAAGCACCTCTATCAAATTAAAACTATGAAAACCAAATCCATCCTAATTGATATGGATGACACAATTTGTCATTACAAAAAACATTATCTAAATTATAATGAAAAATATCCTCATATTAAATATCCACAATCGGTTGAAGGGTTTTTTCTGGATTTAGAACCTATTAAAGATGCTAAAGAAATAATTAGTTATTTGAATAGAGATTTTGATGTTTGGATAGTTACCAGACCTTCCTCTAAAAATCCATTATGTTATACAGAGAAACGTATGTGGTTAGAAAAACACTATGGATTAGAAATGTGTGAAAAGTTGTGGTTCGCTCCGAATAAAGCTATGATAGAAGCTGATTATTTAATTGATGATTGGCTTTGGAAGGACTTTAAAGGAATTCAATTACAATTTGGTACAGATCCCTATAAAACATGGGATGATATTTATACTTATTTTTATAAATAAATTTCTCAATTTAAAATAAATTTACTATCTTTGGTTATGAATTTATATGAAGAAGAATTAATTTTTACTAATCAACCCGATTTAAGTAAAATCCCCGGTGGAATAAGTTTAAAACCAAGGATAGATAAATTAAGTAAAACAGATCCTTATAATATTATAATTGGTGATGAAATTAACTTATTAAAAGGTGTGTTAAGCGTTGAAGATTGTGATAATATAATAGATAATTTTGAACGAGCAGGTAATTATGCGCCTGTAACTATGCAAGGGATGCAAAATGTTACAGATGATAATATTGGATCAAATAGAATCACTGCCTTTGCACCTACATTATCTGAACTTATATATAAAAATATAGAATTCTTTTTTAAAGGAAATATAAAAACATGTAATCAATTCACATCAACTGATTGGTGGCAACCATTTTCTACATATACCCCCGAAATACTTAATTATATACCAGTAACTTGCTCCCCACTATTACGCTTCATGAAATATGTTAGTGGAGGTAAACACTATCCTCATTATGATGCAGGGTACATTTATGAACAAAATAAAAGTTATAGAACTTTAAAATCATTTGTATTGTATCTAACTACCAATGATAGTGGTGCTACTAGATTTTTAGAAGATAATCAAAAAAACTTACCTGTATGGGATAGAGATCATAAAGATTGGATTAGAGAAAGTTATCCTGAAGAAATACTTCATAAAATATTACCTGTTAAAGGTGATATGTTAGTATTTGATCATCGTATTTGTCATGATGTTGAAGAGTTTTTAGGAAATGAATCTAAAAGAATTATAATTCGTGGAGATATAATTTATAAACAATTTAATATGGAACTACAATACTTATATTTTCATTATAATGAATGGAGAGGATGTAATGATGCAGCAATTGAATACATGTTAGGTTTTAATAAAAAATTAGAATATAAACTTAATCCAAATTATAAAAGTGAGAAATAATTATAAAGATGTTTTATTTGGCGTTGCAGTTGGTGATGCACTTGGTGTACCAGTAGAGTTCTCTAAAAGAGAAGATCTTAAAGCTGATCCAGTTACTGGTATGCGTGAATATGGTGTACATCATCAACCTGCTGGTACTTGGTCTGATGATTCCTCTCTTACTTTTTGTTTGGCTGATACTCTAGTAACTCATGGTTATGATGTAAGAAAAATAGCTAGAAGTTTTTATGATTGGTTAAATGATAATTTATGGACACCTCATGGGTTTGTATTTGATATAGGAAATACTACCAGATACGCTATAGATACATATCCCACATGTAAAACATTAGAGGATTATACTAAAGCTGGAGGTAATACCATTATGGATAATGGTAATGGATCTTTAATGAGAATACTTCCTTTAGTTTTTCATATTAAAGATTTACCGATAGAAGAAAGATTTTGTATAACTAAAGATGTTTCTTCCTTAACACATGGTAATGCAATTTCTGTAATTTCATGTTTTTATTACTTAGAATTTGCCAGATTAATATTAAAGGGTGAAACAAATGAATTTGTGATTTATGGACTGTTAGAATCAATTTTTTATTTACCTTTCGTAAAGTCTTTTAGAGAAGAACATAAAATAGAATTATCAATTTTTGATAATTTTAATGGAACTTTTAATATAGATAGATTCGGTGAAAATTATATTAAAAGCGGAGGTTTTGTGATAGAATCTTTAGAAGCTAGTATATGGTGTATAATGAATACAGATAATTACAAGGATGCTGTTTTAAAAGCAGTTAATCTTGGAAGTGATACAGATACTACTGCTGCTATTGTTGGTGGGTTAGCTGGATTATTGTATGGATATGAAACAATACCATCTGAATGGATTGATGTTCTAGCTAGGAAGAAAGATATTGAAAATTTAGCTGACCGATTAATGGAAAAATATGAGGTCTGAGAAGGAGATTCAGGAAAGGATTGAACACATTAAAACTCTATCAAACGGGTATGGTGTTAATGATAAACGTATTAAAGAACTCGAATGGGTTTTAAATCTAAAGAATAAAAAAAATAAATCTTATAAAACAGCAGATGGATTGGAAAATAAGTAGGGATTATTTTTATGCTGAGTTATGTCAGAAATTTGGTGAAGAATATATTTATCAAGCTGGTTATTTTGAAGATAGTTGCGACTATGATTTCAATATAGAAGAATCTTTAGATATAACTTGTACACCTCTTGATCATATTCGAAAGAATATTAATAAAACCAACCCTGCAATTATATTATCTACTGGTTCTTTTAATCCTATCCATGATGGTCACGTTCAAATGATGCTCAAGGCAAAAGAATGTATTGAAGATAAGGGATATACATGTATTGGTGGTTTTATTGCACCAGACCATGATAATTATATAATGAGTAAATTAGGTGATGAAGGTTTACCTATCCACAAAAGAATTAAATTAATAAACAAAGCTATTGAACAATATAATTGGTTAAGAGTTGATCCTTGGTCTGGTGTATTTCATGTAACTTCAATAAATTTTACCGATGTAATTTACCGTCTTAAATTATATATTAAAAAATATCTTGGAATTGAAATTCCTATCTTTTTTGTTTGCGGTGGTGATAATGCTCAGTTTGCAAAAACATTTGTTTTAAAAGGTAATTGTGTGTTAATAACTAGACCTGAATATGATCAAAAACATTATAATATTTTAAGAGAAATTATTTTAAAGAATAAAGAAGCTACTAATTGGGAAAATATATTTACTGGTATTCTTGATAATGATAATTCATCCACAAAGGTTCGAAAGAATTTTCAATACCCTAAAGATGAAAAAGATTTAATTTTAAGAACACTTGGTGATGTAAAGATTCCATCTCTTTACGATAATTTTATTAATGTTATATCAAAACGTTTTAATTCAGTAAAGGAAGTTAGGTTATTAAATCAGGTAATTGAATTTGAACAACTGGCTGAAAATAAAAAAATTATTAGTTTAGATCCTTTTATTAAAGGAAATTATAATATCGAAATTAGTCGCCTTTATGATACATTTGGGTTAAATAAATTAGGATATGTTAACAGACCAAAGTGTAATTCCTTCAGATTTGAAAAAACCAAAATTGCGAAAACAGAAGAATACCATCTTTTTGATGATGATATCTGTACTGGTGCAACAATGGAATATGTAGAAAATTTATTAACTAAAGATAATATTAAAATCAAGGGTAGATTAACTCTTGTTAACGGTATAAATAGCGAGGTATTAGATTTACGTGATTTCATTTATAAAGGTTGTAAAAATTCTGGCTTAGTAATTAAAACACCTACAGGTAAAATAACAAGAGTTCCTTACATTTATCCTTTTGTTTGTCCATATGTTAGAGCTTCAATTCAAGATCCTATGAAATTTTCTTTAGAAATTTGGGAAGCAAATATTGTATATTACAAAAAAATTAATAACTTTGATATGGTAAAAGAATGTGAATTTTATTATAACCTATTAAGAAAATTTTTATGATTAAAAGATCATATACTGAAGTACTCAAAAGGATGATTGTTTTAATTCCTGAAACAGAAGTTGAATTAATAAAAGCTCTGGAAGCTGACTTAGAAGATGGGTTTTATAAAGCACCAGAAGAAACAGTTCAATGGTGGGCAACATCAGAAACGCTAGAATTATATATTCCATTACCAAAAGAAGATTGGCACTTTGAAATATTAAGTATTTACACAAATAAATCAATTGAAGAGATTAAAAAAGTATTTTTTACATGAAAATCGAAAAACCGAAACTACTTAAAAGCTATGAATGTTGGATTGAAAGAGGTGACGGAAATAAGTTTGTAACTACTCATATAGGAACATCGGCATCACAAGCCAGATATCAATTTTATATAGAATTAGATTGTAGTGAAAGTTATAGTAGAATGTTCAGACTCATAAGGAGTAAGTGTATAGGAACTATGAAAATAGAAAACCATTTCGGTAATCCTGATACATTTGAAAGAATGATTAATAGTAGAAATATTCCGTTCGCCCGTTTAGGAATGGTTATAGATGTGGATGGTAAAAAGGGTTGGATTGTTGGATCTAATAGTTCTATGAATTTAGATGTAATATTTGAAGGGACTACTTATTCTTCAAATTGCCATCCAACTTGGCAGACAACATATTACAATTCCGATGGTACTATAGTTAAAAATTTTAAAGAACCAAAAAAAGAATATAAAATCCAAGTACTCGACCCTAATTACGATTATCCTTTTTAATTATGAATCAAAGTCAGAAAATTAATACTAATTATAAAAATGGTGAATTAGTGAAATGTTTATTATATGATAAAAATAATCCAGAAAAATATCCTGAGTTATTTGAAATTCAAAAATATAATAAAGATTTCGGTACAGTAGAGTACCGTGATAATAAAAAATATGATAGTATTGGTATTGCGTATATTCGTAAAGCTAATCTACTGGAGAAATTTGTTTATTATGTTAAGGATTTAAAAAACATGAATTAATGAAAAAAGTTATAACTTTAACCTTCGATGCTGATCTTTTAAAAGGATATTCCGAAGTATATACCAAGCATGGTGTTGTTAATTCAGATGTAGTAAATTGTGCGGGTTGGGTTGTAGATAATTTTAGTTGGTCAATTGAACAATCCTATCCAGAAACATCTCCAAGAGGAATAGAAGCTACTAAACTGAGATCTCTTTTATATCAGCAAATTATAGATCAATGTACACCTCAACAACTCAGAGATACTAAACGCTTACGTAAATACATGGAGCATGAATATTGAATATTATTTAAAAAGTTATCGGGAGAAACGTGGATTTAACGTTGAAAATTATTTAGAGAAAAAGATTATAGCAATTAATGATTTTTTTTCTAAAAATAATTTAGATTCTGCCGTAATTGGAATATCAGGAGGTGTAGATAGTGCATTAGTTCTTTATTTATTAAAAAGAGCTTCTGAAGAACATAACTCACCAATCAGACAAATTATGCCGATATCTATTCCTATACGTAATGTATCAGGTGTAACATCCCAAAATAAAGCTTCATTTTACGCTGACTTAGTGATGGAAAGTGCAGGATATACTTATTATGAAGTACCATTGGAAGAAGCTTATAACTCAATTATAAAATCATCATGTGATATCCATGCTAATGAAAATGATGCATGGGTTAAAGGTCAGATGGCTTCTGTATTAAGAACACCAGTATTATATTTTCATGCAGCTATATTACAGGGATCAGGATATAAGTCAATAGTTGTAGGGACAACAAATAGAGATGAAGGTGCTTATATAGGTTTTTTTGGTAAAGCATCAGATGCAATGGTTGATTTACAACCCATAGCTGATCTACATAAATCAGAAGTTTATCAATTAGCTAAACATTTAGGTGTCCCTGAAAGAATTATTAATAGAAAACCTCAAGGAGATGTTTGGGATCGTAGAAATGATGAAGAAATGATAGGAGCTTCATATGATATGATAGAGTTATTTTTATTAATGGAAGATATAGAACCATTTCAGGATTTTTTTTTAATAGATGAAAATGAAAGAAATTTGTTTGATAATTCTTTCAATGCAATCATGGAACTTCACTATATAAATAAACATAAATACGAAGTAGGTAATCCAGCACATTTTATTGATGTGATGCAACGTACCGTAAAAGGAGGATGGAAATAATGGGTTGGAAATCAACAATAGATATAACCAGAAAAACCGCAATTGATTTGATATTATCAAGATTAGACAGAAGTATCTATGAAGAAATGACAGATGAAGAGTTGGGTGATATGGTTGAAAATTTAGGTTATGGTGATGATACCGATCTACCATATTATGGTTATAATTTTAATGTAACTGATGATGTTTGAATTCAAAACAAAATATAAAGAATTAGACGATAGATCTAAGTTTGCAAACAAGGTGTGTCAATTATTACTTAATAAACATCAATTTTCAACATTCGGTGATATTTCTGATTTAGTTGAAGAGATTAAAGAAATTAAAGAATATTTTGAGGAACATGTAGATAATATTCACGAACTGGTTGATAGTGAAATTCCTCTTTTCGCTTTATATGAGTTAAAAAATAATGGTGCTGAAAATTATGGATTTACCGAAGAAGAATATAGTGGTGCTATGGTCAATTGTTTATTAGCTTGTAAAATATTTTATAATATATGAAGTTAATTATTGCTGTAAATAATTAATTACTATTTTCCATACTATTTATTAGTATGGAAAATAAAATAGGGATATATCAAATTATTAATGTTTTAAATAATGATCGTTACATTGGTAGTTCAAAAAATATAACAAAAAGATTTTATGAACATAAAAGAACACTTGATTTAAATAAACACCATTCTACTATATTACAACGAGCTTGGAATAAATATGGTAAAGATAAATTTCGTTTTGAATATATAGTAGAATGTAACGTTCAGGATTTAATTCTTTTAGAAGATCATTATCTTAAGTTATATAAACCTAAATATAATATTTTTAAAAATGCAACTTCTTCACGTCTTGGAATACCACATACAAAAGAAACCAAATTAAAAATCAGTCAAGCTAATAAAGGAAAGAAATTATCGCAAGAACATAAAATTAAATTTACCAGAAAAGGAATTAAAGTTTCAACTTATACGAAAAAGCTAATTAGCGATAAAAATACTGGTAAAAAACGGACTGAAGAAGTAAAACAGAAATTAAGTCAAATTAGAAAAAAAGAAGCTGAATCTCCTTTCGTTTTAAAACGACTAAAAGAAATTGGTGCGAAAGGACGTGAAAATCGAGTATATAAAACAGGTTGGACAGTATCTGAAGAAACGAGGGAAAAAATGATATTAAGTCGATATAAAATTGCGGTAGTATCGTTTGATTTGAATTATAAAGAACTAGATACTTTTTCTTCTGTAAAAGAAGCTGCTTTACATTATGGAATTGATGCAAATGGTATAAGAAGGAAATTAGATAAAGATAAAACATATAAAAACATGATATGGAAGAAGAAATAAATACCAAACTTGGTCTCATTGTTGCCGTAAATAACTTCGGATATATCGGGTTGGATGGTAAAATTCCTTGGTATTGTAGAGAAGATCTTAAACATTTTAAAGCTCTTACATTGAACCAAAGTTTGATGGTAGGTAGAACAACCTTCGAACAGTTACCACCTCTTAGAGATCGGGAAATCATCGTTGTTGGTCAAGGATATCATACACTAGATGAAGCTCTAGCTTTAAAACCAGATTGGGTGATAGGTGGGGCTAAATTATATACGTCAACAATACATTTATGTGATGAAATTCATGTCAGTAGAATTAATAATGATCTAATTGGAGATACAATATTTACGATCCCCGAAGATTATAAAGGTAAAATATTTGAATATAAATTTTAAGTTATGAGTCCGTTTGAAAAAGGATTAATTGAAAATAGTAATATCATTAACGCTTATCATTTTGGTAGCAGAGTGTACGGTAGTGATACCATAAATTCAGATTATGATTATGTATTAGTAGTTGATGAATTCTTTGTTGCACCTGATAAGAATATTTGTGTGTATACAATACACCAATTTCAAACTCTTTTAAATAATTGTGATATTCAAATATTGGAATGTTTTTTTATACCGAATAAATTCATTGTTAAAGAAAAACACAGATTTTGTTTGAATTTAGATAAACAAAAACTTAGAACAAGTATCTCAACTATTGCTTCAAACAGCTATGTCAAGGGGAAAAAAAAGGTCACGGTTATGAATGACTATGATTTACATGCTGGATTGAAATCCGTATTTCATTCTTTACGGATATTAAACTTTGGTATTCAAATCGCTGAACACGGTAAAATTATAGATTATGGTGCAATGAATTATGTACTTTGGGATCTTTTTAAATTATCTGAACAATACCAAACAGTAGAGTTATGGGAAGTTATTAATACGAAATACAAATCAGTTTTCAACCAATTAAGCAGTTTGTTCAAGCAGCTATGTCCAAAAGACTTAACAGAAAAAAATAAGAAACTTAATTTAATTAAGATTCTCAAAAAATATAATGTTGAAAATGTTGATTTAGTGGATGAGTTATTAACTGTATTGTAATGAAATTTATAATTGAAACCAAAAAAGGTGAAGTAGTTCATGACTTTTCATTTACGTTGATTCAACGAATTAATGCTCATAACGATTGGTTACTTAATCAATCTGACTTAATTAAATATAAGTTAACTGACGGTGAAATGTTACCTGATTTCATACCTGTAGGATCAGTAGATTTTGTAGTGAAGTATATTCGGAAATATTATGGTATAACACCAGAACCTGTAAACATTCCTGATGTATTAAATCAGGATAGATTTTTAGAGAGAAAAGTCTATATAGATAAATTTACTAATGTACTATCAACTACCTCACCATTATTTATAAAAAGTATTAATAAAATTAAAGGCTTTACTGGATTTGTTAGTAAAGTATCTCTAATGGATATTCCCTCAGAAAGTTTTCTGTGTTCTGAAGTAATAGATATTGATTCTGAGTGGAGAGGGTTTGTCCATAAAAATGAGTTAATTGATATTAAAAATTATTCTGGTGATCCATTTATATTTCCCAATGTAGATACAGTAAAGGAGATGGTGAAGGAATATGTAAATGCTCCAGTAGCATATACTATTGATGTAGCTATTAATAGTAAAACAGGTAATACTGTTCTTATTGAATGTCATGATTTCTTTTCATGCGGTTTATATGGTTTTGATTATCACAAATATCCTTGGATGTTATCACAATGGTATTATGAATTTTTGAGGAAAAACAAACAAAATATATTGCAAATATAAATTTTATATACTATATTTGTTTTCATGAAAAGAATACCTAGTAATCAAGTTCATGAATTTACCACAATCAATGAAATTTTTAATTTTGTAACTGCTGAAAATGTTGATGATTTTCTTCAGGATTTTGGAACAATGCTAAAAAATTCTATCTCTATTAGAGAATCAATGGAAGAATTAACTAAAACATTAAACTTACCACTTGAAGATTTAGAAATAACATCCTTTAGTTGGAAGGATGATGGTAAAGACGAAGGTGGTTTAACTATAAGTGTAACAAATGAAATTTAAAGAAAATTCAGATATAGTAGAAACAGCAAATGTTTACTATGATTTATTTCAAGGTGGTTATATTAAACCTGAAAACATACTTGAAGATCCAGCAGATGTTAAAAGAGTTCAGGAAGCAATTAATATTCTCGAAGAATTTCTTTCACAAGCCGAAGAAGAAGGTATTATTATTTCGTTATAATGCAATACGATAAAGACTTTAAATTATTAAAAATACCTGAAGATACTGCTTGGGATAAATCTGATAAGTGGTATAATTTATATAGTAAATTTCATAGTTATATGGTGATGAATCATCAATACACTAAGATTTATAATATAATTGATAAGATATTATTCACACCAGTGTATAATATACATAACGGATTAATCAATATTAAAAACTGGTATAAATATATTTGGGAGGATAGAAATTTTGATTCTCATTTTATTTATACTATATTACAAAGAAAATTGGAATTAACTAGAGATTATCAAGTATCCAATAATAGACATAGCGATATTGCATTCACAAATAGGAATATTACAATCTGCTTGAATCTAATTGAGAAGATTAAAAATGAAACCTATGAGATGGAATATTTAGATTATACGAAAGATGAATGGATAACTTTACCTAGTAAAAATGTTTCAGCTAATGAATCAACAGGAGAAAAATTTAAATTAGTTGAAGTAGAAATTAAAACAGTTAGTGAAAATTTAGATGAATTTTTTGATAAACATAAATCTTCTGTTCGATTTATGAAAAAAGAATTGGAAAAAAATAGACCTAACTATGAAAAGAAAGTACTAGCAATATATGTTGCACAATATAATAATACAAAGGCTAAAAAATTACTCTTCAGAATATTAGAAGAACAGTTGGAATGCTGGTGGGATTGACCGGATTAAAATAATTCGACCATAAACATATTTGATTACTTTAAAGGAATATTATAAAAATAACATCAGTACATTAAAAGGTATAAGTAATACAAGTACATATAAACCGATCATTCAGTATAGTCTTGATGGTAAATTTATTAAAGAGTGGTGTAGTACTAAGAGTGTTTGTGAAGAATTAGGTTTTAATAATAGTTCAATATCTTCTAATTTAATAGGTAGAAGTAAAACATCCAATGGTTTTATTTGGAAATATAAAAATAAAATATGAAAAAATACGAATATAAAATGGAAATGATTGATTATGTAGGTAATGAACACCACGTCCATCATCCAATAGTAGATTTGAAAGAATTAGGTGAAAATGGTTGGTTATTAATTTGTACTATCACCGCAGGACCATATGTTAAAGGTTATTTTAGTAGAGAAATAGTACCAGCATTAGTAATATAAAGAATATGAACACACAACAACAACTCTTACGTAAACTAAATGATTTGCCATTCAAAGAAGTAATTCTTAATTCTGGTGGAATGATTTACGCTGTGGGAGGTGTTTTGCGTGATAGTTTCCTAAATAAAGAATCTAAGGATTTTGATATTATGGTTACTGGTGTTAAGTACGATACCTTACTTGCTCTATTAGAAACTTTTGGAAAGGTTGATCTTGTTGGTGAATCATTCGGCATAATCAAGTTCAAAGAATTCGGTAGTACGGAGGATATAGATATATCCCTTCCACGTACTGAAATAAGTACAGGTGATAGGGGACATAAAGCATTTGATGTTACTACTGATCCAGATCTCCCAATTGAAGCCGATTTAAGTAGACGAGATCTAACTATCAACTCAATGGCTATGGATGTTCACGGTACTATAATAGATCCTTTTGGAGGTTTAGATGACTTAAAGAAAGGTGTTATAGCTATGACCAATCCTAAAACTTTCTTTGATGATCCTCTTCGTATGTTACGAGCGGTAGTGTTTGCATCCCGATTTAACTTTAAAATTAATAATGAAACTCTTTTTTTGATAAAGGAGTGTGCAACTAGACTTAAAGAAATAGCTAAAGAGAGAATATTGATCGAACTTGAGAAAATTGTTTCTAAAGGTGACCCACAGATTGGTGCTGAGTTACTGATTGAAAGTTTATTATACCATCAAATATTTGGTAATGGTGGAAAACCTCAATACAATTTCTTTAAAAATGTTAAAACATTAGGAGAGTTTATTTATCGTTTATATGATTTAAAAACATATAGATTTAATGATAACGCCTATGATTTTTATAGAGATGTGTTGAGTGGTGATATAAATACTTATAAAGAAATTAGAGCATTAACATGTTTACGTGGTTATGTGTATTATTCCAACATTGGATCAATGAGATGTGTATTTTTTGATGCAATGAAGATTTATCCAAAGGTGATTGATACTGAAATATTTCATGATAAATTCTTTAAATTGTTAGTTAATGAATTTAAATCAGGTAAATATCCATCAAAGAGATCCGATCTTGCAATAAAGGGAGATTACTTAACTAAATTCGGCTTTCAAGGTGAACAGTTAGGTGTTGAATTAGATAAATTGATTAGAGCTATACTACATGGTACGGTTGAAAATACTGAACTAGGTGTAGATTACTTTTTTGAACAGATAAATACTGAACCATGATTTATAATTTATTTTTTAAAGACTTTTTATTATCAAAATATAAAAGTTTAGAGTTCCAAATAGCATGGTTAAAACCTGAAGTTTGGAACTTTTTTAGTTTCGTGTTTAAAATTAATGATTACAAACATTATTTTTTATTTTATTTCCAGTTTCTAGGTGATTTATTTAAAATAAACCTAGAGTGGAATAGGGAAAAAGATCATGCTGGTTTTAATATTGATTTAATGTTATTTGGAGCATTTATCGAATTCAATATATATGATACTAGACATTGGGATGAAGAGAATGAATGTTGGAAAAAATATGAATGATAACAGTTGTTAATAAATATAAACATACACCCACGATAAACGATATCTACATAGGTAGAGGATCTGTATTAGGTAATCCATTTGTCGGCACTAAAAATGTTAACTTAACAAAAGGTAAATACCAGTGTGATTCCAGAGAAGAATCAATTGAAAGTTATGAGCGTTATCTTTTGGAAAAAATTAATATACGTGATACTGTTATTTGTAATGAACTTAACAGGATTTATAAAATAAGTAAAAGTAGTAATGTTAATCTTGTATGCTTTTGTTCACCCAAAAAATGTCATGGTGATATAATTAAGAAAATATTAGATCAGAAATTAGAACATGGAAAAAATTACATTCGAAGAAATACATAAAGAAATGATGGTACAAACTTCCGATGGTATTGAAGGTAGGGTTATATCATGTGATGATATACATAATATTGAAATAGCTTATAAGGAGATATTGGTAAATGGTAAATATGAATGGGGTGGTGGTGGATTCTTTTGTTTGGATAATACATGTTTATCTTATGAATCTCTTTTTAAAGTAAATGATTAAAAATACTTGATTTATTTATTTTATATCCTATATTTGATTTAAGAAATCAATTAATGGATACATATAATAAATTAAAGGAAATGATAGTTGAGATGGAAAGAGATGTAGATAAGATTTTTAATAAAAACCAATCACAAGCAGCTATAAGAGTAAGGAGACATTTACAAGAAATCAGAACTTTATCCAAGGAGTTAAGGCAAGAAATACAAGACTCATTAAAACATCACGAACAAAATAAAAACAATAACTTTCAATTATAATATTTAATTACATGCTAGAAAACTCTCCATTTGATAATGATGATGAAATTAAAAATCAAATTGTTAAAACATTATGTTATAAAATAACTGAGAAAATTCATAATAATAAAGCATATGTTAATTACTTACTTAATAGTCCAATCTTACATGAAAAATTATTAGTAACGTTGAACGATGCATTACATATTCACGAAATTGATGAAAATTATGAAATGTGCCAGATGCTTTATAATTTTAAGAATATTCTGATCAAACAGAATTTGAATTAATGAAAAAGTTCCTTATTTTAGTATTTACCTTTTTAATAGTTTTCCCACTTGGAATAATATCTAAATTATTTTATTGGGTACATTCAACAATCAATCAACTGTTAATATTTTACAAAAATTCTATTGATAAAAATCAAGTTAAAAAATGGACAACTATTTTTAATGTAGAATCTAAAGAAGGTACTTGGGAAATAATAAACGGAAAATTGGATATTGTAAATAAAGATGTTGAAATAATTAAGGACGGAATAGATTTTTTATATTTCAAAGATAATGAAATAGACCCTACTTTTAATATTAAATTAACAGCTATTGAATTTCAAGAACTATTAGATTTTGCAACACATTTAAATAAAAACATAACTAAATAAAAACATAACTAAATAAAAACATAACTAAATAAAATATGGAAAACGATTTTCAAAATGAAAGTGCTGAACAAGATTCATCACAAATAGTAGCTAATACCGCATCCTATGGATCAGAAGGAAGATTATACTTAAATAATGTAGCTGATAATTATGTTGGTAGAAAGCCAAAAGCTAGAGAAATACTTATTACCGAAGTAGATCATGGATATATCATCAAGATCGGTTGCCAAACACTTGCTTTAGAAACACAAACCTCTTTATTTTTAAATCTTAAAAAGTATTTGGAAGATCCACAAGGTATAGAACAAAGATGGATGAGTAATGATTTAAAATTGTAATGGCTGTAATAAAAGAAGAAAGAAAAGAACAGGATGGTGTGATAGTTGAGGCATTATATCATGATTCAAATAACGTCCTTAAAACAAGTTATAATTATACAACTAACCAATTAATAGTTACCTTTATTAAAGGTGGCGTGTATAATTATAACGCTGTTTCTGTAAGACTGTATGAAGATTTCAAGAAAGCTGAGAAAGGTGGTACTTTTCTAAATGCTAATATTAAAAAATCGCATACAGCAGTTAAAAAAGGAGTGATAAGTGAACAACAGCTTACTACTCTTAAAGAAAAAATTAATTCTTATAAAAGCACTGATTAACTCAGTGCTTCATAAAACTTCTTAGCATATCCAGCAATAAGTTCAGCCTTATCTAATCCATTAATAATTTTTCTAGCATTAACCCAATCAGTGGTTTTATCGTTGAAATAATTTTCTAGTGATTTACCAGTAAAGTCACCAAATGAAGATGCCCCCTTGGTCATACCCTCGATCATAATTTTGGTAGCAATTCTTTTATCTAATGCAAGTTCAGGATAGTTTAAAAGATCTACTTTTAGTATTTTACCCATATTATCATAGTTTTCATACCAAGTTAGTTGAACGAATCCCCTTCCATAATAAAGCTTATCAGGTGTGGTATAAGGCTTTCTGGACATCTTTAGTTTCTTACCGTAATCATATTTCTTACCCTTACCATATTCCTCAATAGCTTGCATGGTTTTAGCAGTCTCATGAAAGGCAGTAGCTAACATATAAGCGATCCATCTTTTATCTAGTGAAATAAGTTCACACTCAGTTAAAATAGCATTGATTCCTTCAAATTGTGAAGGTTTAAGCTTACCTTCGAATAGGTTAGCTCTGATGTAGTCGTAAAATTTTTGTCTGTCCATACCAATAAATACTTGAAAATTTATATTAGTATGTTATTTTTACAATAATGAATGAGTTAGAAGATCGGTTCTTAAGAAGTTTGGATAAGTTTATGTATTATAAAAATATACATGAGTTACAATTGTTTTTCCAAGATATCGGGTTAATTAGTAATCCTAAAGAAATAGGTTTTTATTCCTGTGGATCAGGAAATGAGATTATAGTAAATCTCGATGAGACCTCAAATTTTGACAAATTTTCCCACGTTACAAACGGTAGGTTTATTTGGGACTTAGTAGAATACTATATTCATTATTTTAAAATAAATGAACATAGTATTACCACCAATTTTCCAATCACTTTCAAAGCTGGTGTAGTTAAAAAAGATGAGTTAAGAATATTTGAAGATAAAATTAAAATAGTAGATGGATCTTTATTAAATAGTTATTTACTGGAGGATGTTATTTTCGTTGAAAACTTTTATCATTATTATTATAATTACAATAAACTTTTTGATAATGGTCAAAGACGTACAGGTAAATCTATTTGTGATGTATATATGAAGTTAATTGATATATATATTAATGGATTAGAATATAAACATGATATGAAATTTCAATATTCACATGAAATTAATTTATGTATGAAAATCATTAACCATAGTTTTTTAGGTAAAATGATTAGTGAGTATTATGGATTTAACGATTATTCAGATAAAAGTATAAGAGTATTTAGTAAACCTAAAAATCACCAATCTACAGATGTTCGTAAGAATCAAGCAGGTATAGAAATTATAAATGCAATTTATAACTTCGGACACAGAATAAAAATATGGGATTTCCGTGTACCATTTCTTGATAAATTTAATGAACCCATTATAAGACCAACTAGAAAATTTTATGAATTTTATTAAACACATTACCTCTTTTGAATTATCAAAAGAATTATTTGAATACGGAGTTGATCCCATCTTAGATATAGGATCTTTTGGATATCATAAGTTAACTGAAGAGTTATTTATAATTTTGAATACTAATGAAAAAACTTCAAAAACCTTTTCTTTTGAAACGGGTAAAAATGAAGAAATAAAAAACAGTATAATTTACAAAGCTTACTTAGCTTCTGAGTTAGGAGAATTATTACCTAGTGAATATAATTTACCTATTAAAGTTGAAGATGGGTGGGCATATATTTCTGGTGAAAACGAAATAGTGTTAGTTGAAAATGATGATTATTATGAAACTGAAACCCAAGCCAGAATGAAGTATTTATTGTATTTCTTGAAGCTTAAAATGATTAAACCAGAAGATTTAAATCCATGAAAAAAGAAATAGGAACAACTGATATTGAAGATGTAATTAACGATACTACTTATTCTGAGGTTGATAAAATAAAATATAATAAAGATATAAGAAATGTCATTGGAAAAATATACGGTCTAGGTATATTAACAGGTGAGGAAAGATCTAAATTTAATTCTGAAGCTGCTTACAAAGAATGGAAAAAAAATAAGGTAGATCATGAGGAAATATTAGAAGAATTGATAAGTGAGTTGGCAAGAAATATCCTAGAAAAAGATCTAAAATATCATGCAAACCCACCTGAATACATTGTAGCTTGTGATTTTTCAAGAGAAAATAATAATAAGGATATTAACACTATACTTAGAACTTTTAAAAAAGACGGGATTCTATATGTGAATAGTCCAGATTTTAATGATTATATTTAACTTTTGAAAGTATTTATAATAAAATACATTAATGAAAAAAGAAACTATAATCAGACTTAATGAATCACAAATGCAGAATGTGATTAAAAATACTATTAAAGAAGTTAAAAAAAATACTATTAACGAAAACTGGTTTGTTGATATGAGCTTACAGATGGGTGATTTTATGTATACACATTTTCCTAACCTTTTTAAAGAATTATTATCATTCCATACACAATGGGGAAATGAAGGTAATTTTGACTTTTCAGATCCTGAAATATTAAAACGTGCTAAAGAAGCTGTTGGTGTAATGTTATCAGTACCAGCTAGTATAGCTACATTCTTCGGTGGTACATCTGCCGCAATTCAGGTTATGAATAAATACGGTGATAAAATTGATACGGCTAAACAAGCATTCTTCAAGCGATTTGCTAAAACATAATTTTAAGTAAAATATATTTTAACCCTGACCTAAAAAATCAGGGTTTTTTATTTGTATTATAATTTTTATGGTTTATATTTGTATAATGATTAATAAAAAATATTATTTTATTACATATCAAGGCGAAAGGCGTGATAGTGGAGAACCAAATATTTGGAATCAAGTTATAAATACGTCACCAATGGCATTTATAAAAGATGTTTTAAAATGCGAACTAGAATCTGAAAATGGTGGATATTATAGAGATTTTATTGTAATTAATACTTGTGAAATCTCAAAAGAAGATTTTACAAAATATCAACATGAGTTTTAAATATGAAATTATGGAGTATTCAACACCTTCATCAATTAGAAGAGTTTAAAAATACACAAATATTAACTTGTGATGAAACTTATATGGATGAAGATTTTAAATCATCTTATGATTGGATCATTACTAAAATGAAACATATAGATAATCCTTATAAAGCAAATTATCCTATATGGGCTTGGAAGAACTGGACTCCAGAAAACGCTAAACCAGATCTAAGATCATATTCACGAATGAGTGAAAAAGGTAAGGATTTGATTAGGATTGAATTTGAAGTTGAAGATAAAAATATATTGGTAACTGATTTTGATTATTGGCATTCAGTTTTAAATTTTGGATATATTTTTCCTACAAAAGAAAGCGAAGATGATTGGTGTGATGATGATTGGGATGATCCTAAGTATAAATTTACTGATGAACAAATTATTAAATCATGGGATAATATTTTTAATTTAGGTGAACGAAAAAGTGGATATAACCAAGCATGTGTTTGGTATATACATATGGATCAAGTAATAAACATAACTCACTTTAAAACAAGATAATGTATAATAGAACAGAACACTACTTTTTTAGGAAACACAGATTAGGAAAAATGTGGAATTTTGATATTGAAAGTGTAAATTTAATATATTCGGATTGTACAACACATCATGGATTACAGTGTAATCATATGGGAGACACCCCTGAATATGAAAAGATTATGGAACTTAGTTCCCAAGTTGTTAAGTTGATTAAAGAAATAGATAAATTAAATAATCCATCAGATTATGATGGAATTTTTGCAATGAAAAAACATGAAGAAGTTAGATAAAAATGGTACAGAACTAAATGTGAATGATGAAGTAATGTTCATGGATAGAAAATTTACTATTCATGAGTTTAAATTACGGTCATATGGATATGTTGTTTATGAAGGTGATTACGCTCATCCAATTACAGATCTAGTGAAAGTAGAAGAAGATCCAAAAGTTCTTGATAATAAATTACCTGTTAGTCATTTTTATAAACAAAAATAATGAAGAATGTTAGAGAAAAATATGGTAAAGAAGGTTTTTCGGATGTAGTAATACCTGAGACAAAAGTTAGAACATGTTGTGGATGTAAATATCATGATCATGCTATGATTAAATCTGGAATGCATCCAATTTACGAAGATAAATGTAAACACCCTGATATCTATAATATTAAAACCTTTACGTATGCGGGACAATTATCAGATATTAGAGTAAGTGGATATATTGAAACACCTAAATGGTGTCCCTTCTTACAAACTCCAAAAGAAGAAATTAAAGAAACAACGCTGAATATAGCTAAGGAAAATTATGATGCTTTATTAAAGTCAGGAATGTTTTGGGTTTTCTTTCCTGAAAATACTGGTAAATGGGAAGAAGATCAAGAAAGGTTTTTAACATACTTCAAAACAACATATGGTTATAAGAACATTACCGAAAGATAGTTTCCATGAATGGATGGGAACTAGAGGTATAAATGAATCTAATGTAGAAGATCAAGTAAACGATGCATTCATTTGTATTAATGGAACTTATTTGGAAAAAGAACCACCATATTTTAACTATAATCACTCAAATGTTTTAAATTTATTATTTGATGATGTGGAAGAAGATGGAATAGATACTTACCAAGGTAGAAACTCCCCAACCAAGGCATTTACTAGAACACAAGCTGAAGAAGTAATTGAATTTAAAAAGAATAATCCATATATTCAACCCAATAATCAGGTAATCGCAATGTTAAACAGAGTATTAAGAGAAGATTGGAATAATCATGAGTAATAAGGAGAAAAAATAAATATGACAAGCAGAGATTTTGCCTACTGGCTTATGGGATTCTTTGAAATAGCAAATCCTAAAACATTAAATGAGGAACAAACAAAAATCATCAAAAATCATCTTGATTTAGTTTTCTATCATGAGATAGATCCTTCCTATACAAACGATCCTAATGAACAACAAAAAATGAATGATATTCATAATGGATCATCATTCAATTATGTTGATGGTGAAGATGGTATAAACCCTAGTACTAGCGGGTTTAAACCTACCTATGATAGTGATAATACAATTTTACGTTGCTAAGTTATGACTGATAAAAAATTATTAGAAAAAAATGGATGGATTACCGAATGTGAAAGCCCGTTTGAAATCAGACATATTGAAACAGGTAGTTTTGCTACTGGATTAGCTGCTTATGCAGTATTGAGAGAATTAGAATCTGAAGAAGATGAGGAAACATTATCAGACTTTGCAAAAGTGATTAATCATTTAATGATGGATATTCCGTATAAGGATTTTTCTGAAGAATTAAATGAACTACATACACATTTACAACGAGATATAAATAGTGATAGTGTTGATAGAACTATTTTCCATATGATTTATTCATCATTGGGATTAGAAGAAACGTACTCAGACTCTACAGGTAACTTTGAAATAGTTTCTGATTTGATCGTAAAATATTTAAACAATAATAACAATGACTAGAAACGAACACCTAATTAAAATATTAGAAGAAGAATGTTGTGAAACAGCAATAAGAGCTTCCAAGGCTTTACGGTTTGGGATCAATGAAATTCAAATAGATCAAGATCTAACTAATGCTGAACGAATAGTATATGAATTTAATGATATACTGGCTATGATGGAGTTATTATATGATGCAGGTTTAATCCCGCAAATTATGGATCGGGAAGCTATAGAAAAGAAGAAACTTAAAATAGAAAAATTCTTTATTATCTCAAGAGAACAAGGAACTTTAACTGATTGAAATTATGAATGATTTAACATTTACAGTAACTGAAAACCATTTAATTTTATTGAAAAACTTATATATTAATTGGCATCATAATGAATTAGAAATTGATTCCAAAAGACCATTTGGTGATAGTAATATATATCAAAGTATTATAGATGCACTTTCCTTAGAATATTTTAAAAATGATGATGAACGAGAAGAGATATGTGAAGAACTTTATATAGGAACTGCAACAGCTTTACAAATAGCATTATCTGTAGGGTACTTTAAAACAGGTGATTATTATAGACCTGAAAAATATGATACCAGATTATGGTTACCTAAAGAATAATTTATGTCACCTTGTACTGCAACCTTCCCAATAATACCCCAATATCCATCTAAAATTGCGATAAGATTTAATTCATTTTTATATAAGGTTAATGATTTTTTTGAAGAATTTTTAATAGATAATTATTGTAATTTTTGTGAAATTAAAATATTAAATATAAATGATATTGAAACATCTACTTTGTTTTTCAATATACATCTACTAAAACGAGAATATCAAGTTAAGCAAACAATTAATGATATATTGGAAGTTATATTTGATGAATTTAAATATACAAATACACCTTATTATAAAGAAAATACAGGAATACTGTTTAAAGATTATCAAGGTCAACCACTTAAATTATTTAAAAATGGTAAATTAACTGATTTATATGAGGAAAGGGTAATAAGTGATATTGGAAATATAGATAAAATAGTATATAAAGAAGTTGAACCTAGATCTAATTATCCTAGTCAATTCACTCAAGGGATTCATATAATGAATTCATACGGTACTTTTAATTTTAATGGAGTAATAGTATAATTAAAAAAAGAAAATGTCTTAAATCACCTTAATTTATATCAAATAATTATGAAACCATTTTTCGAACCAAAGTTAGGTTCTAAACTTAGATTTTTACCACCTGTACTCAACCAAGAATCAGCGATAACACGGAGTAATGTCACATTAGATCAAATGGATCAAGTAATTGGGAAAGCGTTATTTACTCAAGCTGATATTATATTAACAATTAATAGATCCAAAAAACCTCTTATATCTTATCCAATTCCTGTAATAAAAGGTTTAGGTAAGGGGCAAATTAATACTTTTTTAGCACCTAGTGGTATAGGTAAATCAACCTACATGGAACGACAAATTAAACTCTATGAATTAACCCGTAAATTAAAAACAATCAATAAAAATCTACGTGAATTCTTTTTACCATATTCTATTGAAAATAATCCAAAAAAGAAAGGTAATATTACGTCATGTGTTAACTGCTATTACATAGCAAATAAAGTTGCAATCACTATTAATTTATTCAAATTCAATAAGACTCTTTTCCCACGTACCTCAACAACTACTTTAGTTAAAGATTTTTCTGAAGTCATTACAATGTTATTGGAGAAAAATGTTGAATTAGTTTATGCATATCATTTTTATCTTTTGGATGGTAATGAAGTTATTTATAATCCAATAACTAAAATAGTAACTACAGGAGGTATGGTAAAAGTTACAAACAATTATACTTAATTCTATTCTTCTGCTTCTATTCCGAAAATATTATTAATATCATCTACTGTTATAGTTCCAAATTTATTCAATTTGTTTAATAACTCTTTTCTATAATTATTTTTTTCCTTATCGAAAATCTGTTGTAGTTCTTTACCAGCAGATTTATAACCTTGGAAACCATCTCGTTCAGGATGTATATAAATATGTTTTGCTACTATTAGTGACAAGTTTTTCATATATCAAAAATATATAAAAAACTTGACTTTTACAAAAGGTATATTATTTTAGTTTAAACATGTATTGTAAGAAAAAAAGTTTCAATACTATTGCTGATGCAAATAGAAGGATTAAAGAAATTTTAAGTGAATATAATGAAGAACGTAGTAAAGTACCTATAAGAAGTTATGAGTGCCCATACTGTAAAAAAATTCATATCACGTCAATGACGCAAAGTGAACAACAGAAGGTATTAAATAGATATGAAAATTATCATACAAAGTTTATAATAAAAGAAGGTAGATATTGGAATAAAAAATTAGATACTGAAATAACATTTGAAAAATTTAAAAAGAGAAAAAATGAGTTATAATATTGATACTTGGAAAACTAAAAAATTAGAAAATCTAGTAATCCCCATTGATGCTTTCTTTGAAAGTGAAAGTACAGACTGGCATCCAAAAATTACGATAAGTGATATGGTAACAAATGAGGTGGAATTAGATTGTGGATGTGGTCAAACAATTAAAGGTATATTAAAAGATAAACTACTTTATGTTTCAAAATTAGAAATATATGGAGAAGGTTCTGGTAGCCTTATGAACTACGTTTTAAATCATGCATTGGAAGAAAGTACTGGTGAATTAGATGCAATATTAATATGGGAAGGTGGAGATAGCATCACTAGGTTAAAAGTTATTAACGGAGAATTAACTGAAGAAGATGTTGAATTATAATGAATCTAAATAAAATAAAAAATCGGTTTATTATACTAGGATTACCACTAATTGGTGTAGTGTTAAGTGCTTTATTTATTTTTTTAAGAGAAAAATCAGAAATTACATCATATGTCACAAATTTATATATTATTTGTTCTGTAATGTTAATTTCAGGTGCAATCTATATAACCTATCATGATTTTAAAAATAAAATATGAAATTATCATTCGAAGTGTTATGTCCAGTAGGAAAATTGTATGACTTTACTGTTAAAAATATTAAAGTAAATCCTGATTTGAAACATAATGATAAAGGAGAATGGACTTTTAACATTAAAGAACGCATATGGTATGGTAAATATAATGTGGATATTGAAATTTATTTCATAGATCCAATTGATAAAGATTTAACTGGATATTTAGAATTTATTTTAGAAAATAATTTATATATTTGATAAAACAATGGCAGACAGAACATCAGCAGGATTATTCGGTAGATTTTTCGATATCCTTGCAAGAAACCCAACAGACGAAAATAAGAAAATAGCTCGTGAACTATTAAATGAAAGTCGTGAATATGACTTTAATTATTATCAAATGTATAGTGACGAATCACTAGTCATTCTAGGTTTAGCAACTCAAGATACTGATGGAACAGTAATTTATCATGATGAAGAATAAATACAGAATTATAAAAAAAGTGGATGGTAAGCAGATAAAGTATTACCCACAATATAAATTTATGCTTTTTTGGTTTATTCCAATTTGGTTTTATATTAAAGATGGTAACAAAAGAAATCCACAAGAGCTTGAACATCATTTCCCAACTCAGATAGAAGCTGAGAAATTTATTATCCAAAAAAAGACCCCATATATACGAACAGAAGAAATAGTAAAATATTTGTAGGTTTATAGTAATATATTAAAAATATTTATTTACCTTTAGACCATTATATGAAAACAAAAAATTCAAGAGCGGAGATTGTAAATGAAATAATCAAAGAGATCTCCAGCAGAGGACGTAAATTCTTTAATCATGAAGGTGAAGTTGCTCAATTGTTTGTTCGAAATAATAGAGTTTGGTATAAATGTGAATATGTTGGTAAGAGATTACTGAAAACTGAATTATGTTTATCCAAAACCGATAGACCAAAAGGATGGTATCACGGTGGAACATTATTAGCCCTTGTAAAGGACTTTCGTGATTTTATAGAGTCTGGTAACAAAACAAATAATGAATACGGCTACGGGGGTTTATTTTGCCCTCATTGGGGATATTCAGAAGATGATATGAAAGCTATTCAACAAAAAGCAACAGAACTAGGTTATTTATAATGGAATTCGAAATACATTTAACTGTTAAAACTCCTAGAGATATCGAAGAGTTTAAATCTACTTGTATGGATTTAGGTGTTAAACCTATAATTATTGAAACTGAACGAAAGGGTGAATTCGGTCAACAGGTGATGACATCTTCTAAATATTCTGCTCCACACTACCAAGATGCTTTAAATCATATTTACTTTGGATTACTCCAAAAAAAATATCTTATATTAAGACAAAAAGTTGAAATATTTCCGCAAACAGATAAACATGTAGCGTTTAAATACTACGAAAGTCACCTCAGACTTAAATTACCCAAAGGATTTGATCGCACTAATCTACTTAAGATATGTGATCTTAATCATTTTCATCTTTCAAAAAATTTATTAAAAAGTGATGAACTATTTGATTATCAAATGATTACATATCGTAACTCTAAAATAAGTTACGTGAATTTCTGTAAAATGATAAATGAAATGACCAGTTGCTTAGAAAATAATCGAATTGAATATGATAAAGTGGAAATAGAGGAATGTATTTTCGATAATAATATTACAATTGATAAAAGTTGGTTAAATGGGTAATATCATTAGAATAAGTAATAAAGATTTTGCGGATCTACTCATTATGAGTAGTAATATTCACGGTGAATCTTGGGGTATGCTTATTAAAGAGTTAAGTGAAAAATCAGAAGAAGATAAAAAATATATTATGGGTGTTATTAAAGATAAACCATTACCTATTCACTTAATAAAGGAATTAAACGATAAAATATAAAATCATGGAAAGAGTAAGTTTAACGTATCAGTGGAGTAAACCCGATATTGCACCAGAACCAAGCAAACCAGTTTTGATAAAAATCAATGGATATGAACATATTAAAATAGGTTATTTCTTCAAAGGTAATTGGTATTTCGAAGGTGGTACTGTAGATGTGCTCGGATGGACTGAAATACCTGAATGGGATGTTTAAAGATAACAGATAACTTTAATGATTTTAAGGATTATATAAATCAACATGAGTGGAATAAATATAAATTACAAGCTGTATAATATACCTATTTGTCCAACTCATAATCGCTTGGATTTACCATACAATGCTTGGCATGAAGAAGCTGATAGACGTTCAAAAAAAGGTATGAAACAAAAACAATGTCCAGTATGTAAACTGTGGCTTTGGAAAGATGAAATATAATGGAAAAAGAAATAACATGGATATCAATCTCAGAAGCAACACCTGAAGTTGAAGGTTACTATCAAGTAAAATATAGTGACGGTGAAATTGATGAAAAATGGTATAGAATTGTACCAGCAAGAAATCTGATTGGATTTATGACTTTTAAATCTATAACCCACTGGAGTAAAGATGTAGCAGATAATAGTGTAGAAATTGATTAACGTGGAAAAAATGAATTGGGAAATAAGAGTACAACATAATTATTATGGAACTAATGTATTATCTTTCAAAAAAGAATTCGAAGTACCATTTCCTCCATTTATTGGAATGACTTTTACTGATGATAAAGATGATTTTGAAAATAATATTGATTTTGAAAGTAATAATTACCAACAACTTTATATTGAATATTTATCAAAATCGAACTCATTTTATATTAGTGTAAAACATATCTGGAGATCACCAGTAAGTGATGATACTATAGATTCAGCACTAGAAATATTCCAAGGTTGTGGATGGACAAGAGAAGATTCAACTGATTTAACAAAATTTAAATTACGAATGAAGGAGGATTATGAAAAGAATAATAAGTGAACCAGAAGTAACTTATACAATTAGGGTTGAGGAATTAACAGGTAGAGAAATAATTGCATATCGTTGTCCTAATTCTGATAGTGTACATATCCTTCAAAGACTTAATAGAAAAGAAGATAAATGGGGATTTGTATCTTTAGCATATCCAAGCTCTGGTCCTACATTCATAAAGGATACTTTTCATGAATGCGTTAAAGTAGTTATGAAAAATCGTAAACCAATGATGTTTGATAATCAGGCAGATCTAGTGTATGCTATCCAAGGAAAAAAACTTAAATCATAATGGCAATAGCAAACCCAAGAATACACATTATCTGCGGGATCTGTGGAGATAATAAATCAATGAAATTTGAAATAGAGAAAGAATGGGATGATTTGTCAGAAAATGATAATACTTACAAAGATGTTGTATATATATCTTGTCGAAACTGTGGATCATTAACTTCTCTGGATGAAATTATAGACCAAAAATCATGATTAAATCAATTGAAGATGCTAAAACAGAAAGTACTTGCCAGAAACGTATAATAGTTTGCGAGATCTTTGATGTTGATGGTAAGCTACTGGCAAGGGAAAGTAATAGATGTGAACCTGAAGGTGAAACATGTCACCGCATCGGTGTAGTTCAAGCTAAGGAAGGATATGATGTAAATAGTTCATGTAACTGGACTCATGCTGAAATCATGGCAATAAATGCTTTACCTAATAATAGTAGACCGTATAAAGCAGTGATATCAGGTCATGATTTTTATTGTGATGCTTGTGAAGAAGCTTTAAAAAATATTGGTGTTGAAATATTAGAAATTAAAAAATGACAAAGAAAGAAATTTTAGATTTACTGGAAGAATATTCTGATGATACAGAGATTCAGTTTGCTTACGAAAATAAATATGAGTGATATATGTTTACCTGAATATCTTTGTGATGTATTAGAGGAAGCGTATTATATTAAAGGACAACCACTAACCGAAGAACAAGTAGTAAATGTTTTATCTGGAGAAATTATTCCAATAGCATTTAAAAATTTTCACTTTAATACAAGATCTGAAGTTTCTATGAAAATTTTAAATTCATCTAAATTAACTTTTAAATAAAGAGTTTAAAAAATGATCGTTAAGCATAAATCTACTAGTAGTATAAGAAATACAGATAAAACTTGGTGTATTGAGTGGTGTTTTAGACATCCAAACAATTTAGATCAAACACCTTATTTTAGTTATTATAAATCATATAGGACTTTCGATGCAGTAGTGGATGCTTATATTGGTCTCCAAAACAGAAAAAATAGACTCAAAGGAGATTATAAACATTTTTTCAGAATAAATAAAGTAGATTTTACTAATTATATACCATTATGATATATCCGTTTAATTTTAACTATCACTTTGAAGCTAAGGAAATAGTAAGACGAAAAGCTGCTGGTGAATTAACATTTACTGATGCTTTTCGTTTATTGGAATGGGTGGAGAATAGAGCTTATGAGCTAGATCCACAAGCTGAACCTGATGGAGATATAACATATGTGGTAGCTGTAGCTGCTTCTGAAATTAGAGAAGCAGATTTTGAGGGATATAAAAAACATTTTAAAATTAAAGATTAATATGAGTAAATTTATTTGTACAGCACCTGCAAAAGATGCTTTTAATGTATACGGTGAATTCATCGGTGTAGATGAAAAGAGAGCTATATTTTATTCCAAAACTATTGGAACGCATAGATGGTATAGAGCAGAGTTAGAAAAACCTCAAAAAGGTTTAACACTCCTAGTTTATAGTTCCGAAAAAAGAGCTACAGAAGTTTGTAATGAAATTAATAAAGCCCTTAATGATAATTTTCAACCAGAACCATATGAAGAAAAAGTATAACGAATTTAGAGATGATGTTGCTAAGTCCTATGGATATACTTCATTTACGGAGTGTCGTATAAAAGTTGCAAATCATGCAGAACCAGCAACTAAAATGATTAATATTTGTGAAGAAGCAGCCGAACTATATGCTCAACCTAATGTTGATCTGGAAAATAAATTAGAGTACTATAGATCTGAAACAGCAAAGATCAGAGATTACGTATTTGGAAGTGATGATATTGGATATCCAACCCAATCAATATTCGAAGCGGTTACAGATAAAATTGATTCATTGAAACATGAACTTGAAATATTAAAAACCAAATATGAAAGTCGTAAAGAATTCTTTGCATACGTGCTAGGATCAACAGTAGTTGCATTAACATCAGAGGAAAAACAAGATTCAATCCTACTTCAGAAAAATATAAATGAGTTGAATGTTTTTATAGAACAATATTCTGGCACACCCGATGAACTAATAGTTAATGTTTATAAGAATAAAGAACAAATACATACAAATACTGGTCCTGTAATGGAAGTAGTTGAAAATCTACTTAATTTAATTAATACTAATGGAAAATTGGAGTTATTATAAATCCTACAGGAGTTATGGATGCGTGGTGTCAATTAACCAAGTCTTATGGTAAACCACATTATTATTATTATAAATATGAATATCGAATAAACAAAACAGAATTTAATGAAAACTCTTAAGACTGTAGAAGTAACACCAGTATTTTTTGAAGGATCTGCTCCAGCATGGAAAGATATGGAGCAAAATGTGATCTATATTTCTTATGAATATGAATTAGCATTACATTTATGTTTATGTGGTTGTAAGGAAAAAACTGTTATGCCATTTGATAAAAAATACGGATGGAAATTAATTGTAAATGGGGGATAAAATTTCCTTCACACCTTCAATATCAAATTATCAAGCACCGTGTAAATCACATTATATAATCACTAATAATAAAGCTAATTTTGTATAAAATGAAAACAGTTAAACTAATTAATGATGATTTTTCAAATACCGAAGCAATTTGGGCAAAAAATGCTTTGATTGTAGGTGAAGAATTTCCTATTAAAGGGGATATGTATATAGTAGAAGAAGAATTTCATGATAAAATTGAAAATATAATAGCTTATCAATTAGAAGGATTTGATTATTCTGCTTACGGAGATGAAGCAGGGTGGTTTTTAGCTAGTAGATTTGAAATAATAGAAGATGTATTTACACCAAATTATGTAGATGAAGATACTGGAAAGTTATTTGAGAAAAATTATTCTATTAGAAATAAATGGACATTATGATAACATTAGATATTTTTACAGAAAATATTAGAAAATATAATAGAACTAAATATTTAAAAACTGTAATTGAAAAAGTTAATAATGGTGAGGGTTATATGTCCATTTATGGTTATCATGTTATTTTTAATAAATATCTAATAGGATATAGTAAAAATAATATGGATGGGATTATACACCACCAATTAAAATAAAAAATGAAAGTAGAAATTAAAGATCTTATGGAAGAACTAAATAGCATACTTGAAGATATGTGGGATCGTAGTTTGGATAGAAAAAGAGTTAATGAATTTGTTGATGCAATAGGTGAAATTAGCGATAAAGTAGTAGAAATAATTAATGAAAATAAAGAAATATGAAAATCACAATTAACTGGACACCCGAAAAAAAAGATGCGGTCTGCGCTGAAATAGAAAAATGGATTATTAAATACGGTGCATATAGTGGCGAAAAACTGATGCAGGATGATGACTGCCAAATAGAAGCTCCCGTATTATTAGCGGATCTTGTCGATGATATAATCGAACCCGATTATAATTATGATGACGAGAACTAAATAAGGCGAAGCCGATGAACTTTTGCGGAGCTAAGGACTACCATAATGAAAAATAATTACCATAATGAAAGAAGGACACCAATAGATAGATTGTGTAAATTTTTTAAACCTTATTTAAAACCTATTAATGAAAATACATTTACGTTTATGTGGTCAGATAATCAATTTTCATTACATGTTAAAATATATCACTTTAAAAAAAAATATTATAAACTAACAACTACACTAGTAGATGAATCAAAATTTTTTAAAGATTTCATAGAAGTTCTCGAAATAATTTTAATACCTGATGAAATAGAAAAAATTAATGGCAGGGTCGTTTTCCATGATATAGATAAATATGGTGAATCTTTTATAATTCGAAAGTTTAAAATTAAATCATGGGTAGATAATCCAAAAAATGTCTGGAAAATATAATGAATGTGAATATCTTGTCAAATATTAATAATAAACTCTATGAGTACTTCGTTAATTTTACTTCTGAACTAGATAAATCACAAGAACTTTTTACTGCATTGTACGTGTATTATGATGATGGTACTGGTAAATTTTTTATTCGACTACAAGTAAATGATTTTATAAAATATTATAGAGATTTCTTCGAAAAATATTATCGTAAATTCACATTAGATGTAGCAGAAGTTCTTAGATTTATACTAACTGAAGAAGAATTGCAATATGTAAATCGTACACTGTTAATCTTTATGGGATGGAATGGTGATATTCAATGTAGAACAATATTATGAATAAGCAAGGATGGAATGAAATAAATTTTAAACTATGGCAGTTCTTTAATCCATTTACTAAAGAACCAGTAGATTCATATTCTGATTTTAGTGCATTAGAAGTAGGCATAAATAATTTCGAGGTATGTATAGTCGTTCATTTAGAACAACTACAACCTAAATTTATATTATCAACAACTAGACTTGTTAACGACTTAAAAGAAGTATTAGAAATCCTTTTGGTCGATTATGAATGGGAATTGTTTGGAGGGCGATTATATTTTTATGATAAATCAGGTAGCTTCGGAGTGTTTACAATATAAACAATGGATATACAAAAACTGGTAAAATCATTCAGTGATAAAGAAATACTAAATTACATTTATTAAAAATGGAATCTAATCAGAAACGAGCAGAGATAACTATCATTAATAGAAAACTAGCAGAATTTTTTAAAACGCATGTTAAAAACGATCTAATATCAATATATTTAGCAGTGTGGGTAGGTACTGATGATCCAGATACAGCTATTTTTATGCAGGTAGATATCAATAAATTTATTATATGGGATGTTATTTTTTCATACGATAAATTTATGGAAGATTTTACCGATGTTATTAGAACAATATTAACTATAAATGAAATAATGTTAGTAGGTAATAAAATTTATTTTACACATAAAGATTGGGATGAACCATATATTTTTACACCAATAATATGAATACAAAAGAACAAGTATTGCAGAATTGCACAGTAGATGGAAAAGTAGTAAAACTTCCTAACGTACAACTTGACCGTAAACTTTACCAAGAAGTAGCCAAAGCATTAGAATTGATTGGTGGAAAATGGAAAGGTGGTAAAGTTTTTGGGTTCGTATTTACAATAGATCCAACAGATTTATTAAACCAAATTAAGAACGGTGAAAAGAGAAATTTGAAAAAGGAATTTCAGTTTTTTTCAACTTCAGAAAAAATTGCTGATGAATTGATTTATTTAGCTAATTTGAATGAACACGACACAATTTTAGAACCTAGTGCAGGACAAGGTGCAATTATTAAAGCTATAAACAAAGCTTGTAATGTTGTACCTGATTGCTTTGAATTAATGGACGTAAATAGATTTATTTTAAATAAAAGCGATTTGCGTTTTAATTTGATCGGTAATGACTTTTTCAAACACAACGGTAAAAAGTATAGCAAAATAATAGCAAATCCACCATTTACGAAAAATCAAGATATTGATCATTTAAAAGAAATGTATGAATGTCTTTCTAGTGGAGGTATATTGGTTTGTATAACTTCTGAAAGTTGGGTAAAAGGAAGTCAAAAAAAACAAATTGATTTTAAAAATTGGCTTGATGAAGTTGAAGCTGAAGTGATAGATATTGAAAAAGGTTCTTTCAAAGAAAGTGGTACAATGGTGGGGGGTAAAATTGTTGTCATAAGAAAATAATTGTATATTTAATATTATGAATTTAATATCAGAAGAAACTGTTAGGAATATAGAAATTACTTTATTTAATTTCTTTAAACCTTTTTTAAAATCACCAATATTTCCATGTACAGCTATCGGATTACATCAAGCTAAAGTAAGTAATCCGAATGATCGAACTTATATAATAATAGGATTAGATTATTTTAAAGAAGATCTGGTTACTAATAATAGATTTGTGAAAGATACTATAGAAGTAATTAAATATCTTCTTACTGAAGAAGAAATATATTGGTCAGGTAATAAAATAATATTCTTAGGTGAAATAAATGAACCGTGTAAAATAGAAACTATAATAAAATAATAAATGACTTCTACTTCACTACCATTACCATTTGCGTTTTTAACAGATAGACAAAAAATAATACATATTCAAAACAAGCTGGATAAGTTCTTTAATAAATTTACTGTTAGCCAACCTGATATACCTATATTATCATTCGTCAATGTTACTGAAGAGCAAGGCTTTAAATTTATAGCTATACAGCAAAAATATCTTTGTCTAACATTTTTTAGAAAAGCACAAAATAGTCAAGAAATAATTTTTGAAAATGTAATAGAAGTTCTCGAATCGTTATTAACAGGAGAGGAATGTAGATTGGTTACTAGAGCAATCTACTTTGATAGAGAAGGAAAAATAATATATAATACAAGCTTAGAATATTGAAATGTCAGCATTAAAACCAAATCCATTTTTACATAAAAATATTCTAGCGATACTGGATAATAAAATTCAAAGTCATTTTAGAGAATATACTGTAAATACTGTATTTTCATCATTCGTTAAAATAGAAGTTTATGATGGTTACATGTGTATCGTTATTAGAGAAGCAAATATTAAAAGTGAATATATAAACAAAGCAGATGGTATATCTGAAGTAATCTTTGAACATGTAATAGAAATTATTGAAAATCTACTGACCAATAATGAAAGGGATTTCATAAATAAAGTAGTATACCTGTTACCTAATGATATACTAGGATTTAGTCGGATAATAGAATTCTAATGTCACAAAACTTAAGAAGTATGAATAGGGAACTCTACCTATTCTTTCATGAATATACTGTAGATGCCAGAACATGCGTTAGAATAAAACCAATGGATGAAAATGGACGGTATACTATTTGTGTTAACTACAATTTGTTAGCTATGAAAATCCGTAAGGACTTCGAAGGAGTTTTATCAGATGTTGCTGAAGTATGTCATACACTGTTTACTCCTGAAGAATCTGCTATTATAGAAGATATTGAATTAGTGTATAATAACAAGTTTGTATGTGGACAGAAATTTAATTTGTCACCAGTAGATGATGATCTGAAAATAGATTGGTCTAAAGTAACTCATCCACTAGTAAAACAAATTAAAAGTAATTATCCGAAAACAATAGATAAACTATTTGTTACAAAAGCCAGATATAGTAGATGATATGATGTTTAGTATTCAAGAAATGCTTGCACTAGATCTCAAAAATTTTGACCAAAAAACTTGACTTTTTAATATACTGATTTATTTTAGTAAATGAACCAGAAACTTATTAAATGGGTAATTATTTAAATACTGAGAAATTTATAGAAATAGCTAAAGTAACTCATAATAATAAATTTGATTATAATAGATCCGAATTTGTTAATCAACATCAACCTATAATAATCATTTGTCCCGATCATGGTGAATACCTACAAGCACCTCGTGATCATTTAAGATCTACTTATGGTTGTCCAAAGTGTGTTAAGAAAGTCAGAAGCTCCAGTACTATAGCGAAGCAGTTCGATAAATTTAAGGATAAAGCTGATAAAAAGTTCGGAGATAAATTTAAATATATTCAAAGTTCGTTTGTAAATACAAATACACCGATCTCAATTATCTGTGATAAAGGTCATAGTTTTAAACGTGATCCTGATGTACATTTAGTTAGTACTACAGGATGTCCAGTATGTTATAAGGAATTACAATCTAAAATTAGAGAAGAGAAAAAAATAGCTATAAAGAACAAACCCAAATATGTAAGAGCTACAAAACCATTAAGTTATTTTATTGAAAGAGTTGAAAGTAAATTTGGTAAACATATTTTTGATTTTTCGCAAACTATCTATCATAATCAGATATCACCAGTAACGGTTAGGTGTATTAAGCATGATTTTTATTTTACCAAAAAAAGAGCATCTAAATTATTAGAAAGTAAAGGGTGTCCTAAATGCAGTGCAGAACAAAAAGCAATAGCTTCACGTCTTACAGAAGAACAATTTATTGAAAAAAGTAAAAATCAGTTTGGAACTAAATACGATTATTCAAATTTAAACTATATCAAAACACGAGCAGATATTAAAATTAGATGTATCGAACATGATCATTGGTTTACAACTTCAGGTAAAAATCACATTGACTCTGATTTAGGAGGTTGTAAATATTGTATAGGAGAAATGATCAGCAGGAACAGTGTGTCAAATACTGAAAAATTTGTTGAACAAGCTACCTTAATACATGATACAAGATACGGTTATGCTTTAGTTGATTATAAAACAGCTAAAGATAATGTTAAAATTATATGTCATAAACACGGTGTCTTTAATCAAATGCCAGCAACACATTTAAATGGTGGCGGGTGTATTTTTTGTACGACATGGGGTGGATCTATTGAGTTTAAATTTTTGTCAATCATTAAAGAAGCTTTCCCTGATGAAGAAATCATTACCCAAGCAAAACCTTTATGGCTCGGACGACAAAGATTTGATATATATTTTCCAGATTATAATATAGCAATTGAATTGCAAGGCAGACAACATTTTAGAGTAGTTGGTCATTGGGGAGGAAAAGATGGGTTGGAATCTGTACAAAAACTCGATGAGAAAAAATATAATCTAGCATTAGATAATGACTGTAAATTATATTACTTTACATATGTTAAAAGCAAGTTCTTACCAGAAACTTATTTAGATAAACTCCATGTTGATCCAACAGAATTAATAAATGAAATAAAGTCAAATATTTTGGCTCAAAAAAATTTGTAGAAAATTTTTTACCAACCAGAATATTTTCACTTTCGTTTCGAAAAATCCAAAACTTTTTATTCAAAAATAGTACAAAATTTTTTCATGTACTCCCCGCCCCTAAAAGGGGGTAGGGGGAGGGGGGTGTATAAGGGGATACCCCTAGGGGGTCTCCAGTAGGGGGTAGTCATGGGGCGGTATGTATGGGG